AAGTTAAGGAAAGCCTTGGTATAATTAGGGTACATCTATAAGGGGTCACCTCCGTAACATTAAACTTTGGTCGGGATAATGCGTTTAGGAGGCTTCTTATAGATGTATTTTATTACAACGAAAAGAATGTTGGAAGTGTGCTTTTCAGCACACCCCAACATTCAGTATAGAACCTTTTTTATTTAGGCATATACTGGAAATATATGGACATACTAATCATATCCATAGCAAATAGTATATACGTAAAAGGAGAACATAATTATGGCACGAGGAGTAAGAAAAACACCACTTGAAAAATTACAGGCAGAGTTATTAGAAGTACAGGCAACCATCGTACAGTATGAGAACTGCCTGAAAACGATGAAGGAAAAAGAAAAGTCCATTCAAGAACAGATTGAATTAGAAGAATTTAAGGAATTTAAATCCATGCTAGGCGACCAGGGGATGACCATGGATGACATCAAAGAATTAGTATCTTCACAGAATGATATTCAGCAGAGCGCTTAACGGCGCTCTGTATTTTTTTACCATTGACACGAACATATGTTTGTGATAACATGTAACTAAGAAAAAGAACAAATGTTCTGATTGGATGGAGGGTTCTGTATGCCAAGCATTACAAATAAGCAACTGGAGATTTTGGAATACATTAAAAATACAATATTAAGCGAAGGATATCCACCTGCCTTGCGGGAGATTTGTGAAGCAGTACATTTAAGGTCTACTTCTTCCGTTCATGCTCATCTGTCCGCCCTGGAGGAAAAGGGCTACATACGGCGCGACCCTGCAAAACCCAGAACCATTGAGATTTTAGATGACTTGTTCAATTTTAGTACAAGAGAAATGGTCAATATCCCAGTTGTCGGAACGGTAGCAGCCGGAGAACCTATATTAGCTGAAGAACGGGTTGAAGACTATTTTCCATTCCCTGCCGAGGTACTCCATACAGATAAAGAAGTATTTATGTTGCGAGTCAAAGGTGAGAGTATGATTAATGCTGGAATAAAACCTGGCGATAAAATCATGGTGGAACAGCAGGACACAGCTGAAAATGGTGAGATTGTGGTAGCATTAATAGAAGATTCGGCTACAGTAAAACGTTTCTATAAAGAACAAGACCATTACCGATTACAGCCTGAAAACGATACAATGGAGCCGATAATTGTAAACGATGTACAAATACTGGGTAAAGTAGTTGGATTGATAAGAATGATGTGAGGGATGGTATGGATGTAACTTGTGTTACTGATATTTTTAAATTTATGCATCGCGTTATGAATCTGGAAGTGGACGAGATAGAATATTGTGATGATGAATCATATGATATGCCTACAGACGAGGAGGTGTCACCATTATATGAAGATAACGAGGGATAATCTTAATGAGGTCATGTTTGAAAATCATGATGCACGTTTGCTTATCGAGGATGTAGTTACTCATACCAGTGCCAATCTCTATTATTATCATGATATAGAGATAACGGTGCAGAAGGCTTTGGAGATTTGGCAAAAGGCACAGTCCGCAGATGAAGATGAAATTGAAGGGCAATATAGTGTATCATTCCTTGACTTTTCAAAAGAACGTATACCAGAATTACTTTGTTCATAAGATGGGAACCAGAAGAACGGTTCCCTATAATTTCCACTATAAACCGAACATACATTCGATTATAATAAAGCTAAAAGAGGTGATTATGTGGAAAGAGTTATATTTCATGTAGATGTAAATTCAGCGTTTCTTAGTTGGGAAGCGACATATCGAGTACATCATTTGGGAGCAAAATTGGATTTACGTGATATTCCAAGCGTGGTAGGTGGCGATCAAGAGAAACGGCATGGTATTATCCTGGCTAAATCCATACCAGCTAAGAAGTATAAAATCCAAACAGGAGAACCAGTAATAGACGCAAAGCGTAAATGTCCTGAGCTTGTTGTAGTTCCACCAAATTATAATCTATACCAACGGTCTTCAAATGCGTTACTGTCAATTCTACGACGCTATACGGACAAAATAGAGCAGTATAGCATTGACGAAGCGTTCATGGATATGACAGGAACTGAAGTATTTGGAAAACCAGAGGAAGTGGCAAATGAGATCCGGGAGACGGTTTATCGAGAATTAGGCTTTACAGTAAATATTGGAGTATCCTATAACAAGATTCTGGCTAAGATGGCATCGGATTTCCAAAAGCCCAATAGGGTTCATACCCTCTGGCCGGATGAGATACCAATTAAAATGTGGCCTTTGCCAGTGAGGGATTTATTTTTTGTCGGTCATGCAACAGAGAATAAATTGCTGAATTTGGGAATCAGGACAATAGGAGAAATCGCAACATTTGATCCATATATTTTAAAATCACATATGCATAAACATGGCGTGACAATTTGGAAATTTGCGCACGGAATTGATGTATCAGAGGTGATTGACACACCACCGCCAAATAAAGGGTATGGTAATAGTACTACAATAGCCTTTGATGTGACCGATACAAAGACTGCTAAATTGGTTCTATTGTCTTTGGCAGAGACGGTAAGTGCAAGGCTCCGAGCTGATGGAGTCAAGATTGGTGTTGTATCTATAAGCATTCGTGACTGCAATTTGCAATTTTATGGTCATCAAATTACGTTGGATGTATCTACTGATTTAACAACGGAAATTTATGATGCAGCTTGCCGATGTTTTGATGAACTTTGGAATGGGATACCAATACGACATTTAGGTATCCATACAGAGCGCGTAAATGGCTCAGAATGCCGCCAAATGAGTTTGTTCGACGAAACGGACTACGAGAAACAAAAATGCGTAGAAATGGCCGTAGATGCGCTAAGAAAACGATTTGGGATTGACAGCATCAAAAGAGCATCGTTCATTGAATCTCCAAACAGGGATAAAGAAAATTTGATTGACCATATGAGTGGTGGAATCAGTCGTGAAAAGCGCACTGTGGATTATGAAAAGGAAATTATTATTTAAGGAGTTGAGTAGTTATGTCTATCTTTGGCATAGGGACGAATTCGCAAGAAACGGATAATGGAGAATTAAAGGGACAGATGTATCATATTGCATGTATGGCATGGTTTCCCGCTTACAGTAAAGACCCTATTCCTGTGAGTTTTAAATTTATGGGTGATGATGGATCATGCCAGAGAGTAAGTGATATTTCGGTAATGGAAGATGAAGAAAAAAATTACGCTGGAATACCAAGCCGCGAATACAAATGTAAAGCATTTATTGGTGGATTGGAACAGATCTTTAAATTAGTGTACTTTACGGAGGAGTATAAATGGGTAATGGTAATTTGACAGCTAAAGAAGACATATCTATTGAGGACTTATATAATTTTATTCGTGCTTCACTGGTGGCGCTACAACCTACAGATGGATTTGGCGAAGCTGATTTTACTTGCCCCATTTGTGGCGCTCAGGCACATATCAGGAGAAATAAAGGTGAGATATATAATAATGGAGATATATCGTGCCAGTGCGGGTATTCCTTTCATTTCTAGCTTGTGTCACGATTAATAACATGATAAGATAGTGAACAGATTTGCAAAGGATGTGGTATATAACTGATGAATCATGAACTTACTGTACAGGCTGTACATATTAAAACAACGATATTTAATCCGCCAGCACGATTAATCAACTGTAAGGAATTATGTTGTGCTTTTGGATTTGCATATAAACAGGCAGGACTTCAATGCCCAAATATTCAAGAAGGTACGCAAATAGAAGAGAGTATCAAAAGTTGTCTGGGAGATATTGAAGGTAAGGACATTGATGAAAAAGTGAGAGAAATAATATCTAGCTATATTTTAAAGCCAGATGAAGTAATTAATGAAGATGCACTTACTATTTTGAAGATGGGCTATGAAATAGGAAGATGAAAATGGTAAATATTACCAGTGGTTTTTTGAAAGTTTATGATAAAATTAAATCAGGGGTGGCGCTTATGGATAAAGATAAGAATTCCAATGAGCCTGATTTTAATAAAGTCAATATGACAGATGAGGAACTGTTGGACGAATTTGAACGTGCGAAAAGGATAATCTGTGATGAGATACCTAAAGCCCCGCCAGATGAATTTGAAATCATTTGGCAAAGGATTATGAGAGAGGAGGATGAAAAATAGATTTCATAGCTAAAAGTAAAAAATAGGATGACTGAGTATGTTGCTCGGTCATCCTATTTGCTTTTGAAAAACTAAAAAAGCTTTAAAAACAGCTAAAAACCTTTGAAAACCTTATAAAAGTTTAAAATATATAAAAATGCACTAATTTATTTACAAAATCGTCAATCTGTGTTATAATCCTTCTTATGAAAGTGGAATATAAAGAAAAGGAGAAGAAAATCTATGTTTGTTGTAAATCATAGGCTATTTGATTCTAAAAATGCTGATGTTATATATGACGCATTAGAAGATTGCATTCAGGTATCTATTAACAGTTATTATGTTTTAAACAATTACAGGAGAACTACAAAGGGTCAATATGATATTGTGAAAAAATACTATTCCATAACACTTGATTTGGAAACGGCTAAATTTAAGACAATAGAAAAAATGAAGAATGAGAAATTGAGCAGTATTCAAATAGAGAAAAGAATTGCAGAAAATGAGGAAATACTTCGCTCAATAGTGTATTACGCTTTAAATAATAAAAGCAAAGCAATTACTTACAGTGAGCCATTTGATAAAGCCATATTGCAATCAGGATATACTGATGAAACTTGTCAGAAGGGACTCACATATGTGATTAGAACAAATGCAAGACAGGAGATAGATGATAGTGTTTCTTATACAGACATTACTCTTGATGCATATTAAAAGAGAGATTTTGCGCGACCGTCCAAAGTTTTAGCAAAATCTCCCCCTCATGGAATTGTGCTTATACATAGCAAAAACCACTTTCATTTTAGCATGATTCCATGTGATAGTCAAATATCATTATGGAAGGAGGAGTTATTGCTAATGGATTTAAAACATAAAATACGGCTTATTATATTGGATATTTCAGGTATGTATTCTCAAATTTATGATGAAATGTATATTGACGATAATCCAGAAGAAATACATAATGCGATATCAAGATTCTATTCAAGCCAATACTGTATAGTACAAATTAGATACTAATAATTATGAGGACTCCTTTCACGGGAGTCCTTTTGCGTTACAAGATGAAAATTATAACTTATTTGATTGCCTATACTGAAACCAAGTGGTACACTTATAATAGAAAAATATGGGAGGGGAATATAAAACAAAAAGTATATGATGGTGATTAATATAAGACTGGAAGAACTCTTAAAAGAAAAGGGAGTTAGTAAAAATAAATTATGCCAGAATTGTAAATTGGAACGGACGCAGCTTAATAATTACTGTAAGAATAAAGTTAAAAGAGTTGATTTAGCACTATTAGCTCGCATGTGCGATTATCTGGATTGCACTGTGAATGATATATTGGATTTTAAAGAGCAGGATTTATAATGACTACATATGAGGAGGGGTTATGAATAAAACAAGAAAAAGTATTATTTGGTTACTAGCAACACTGATTTTGATGAGCTGCTTTGGTATGTCTGGATGCTCAATAGGGAAGAATACATTAATTCAAGACACACCTGCAATAGCTGAGAGCAGCAACAAAGACGCAGACTTGGTGAAGGCTACAAAGACATCTTCTGTGCTTAGTGTTCATTTTATTGATGTAGGACAAGGTGACAGTATCCTTATTCAATCTGGCGATCATGATATGTTAGTGGACGCTGGTGAGAATGACCAGGGAGATACTGTAGTTACATACCTTCATAGCCAAGGGATAGAGAAGCTGGATTATGTTATAGGTACACATCCGCATTCAGACCATATTGGTGGGCTGGACGATGTAATCAATAACTTCTCAATTGATAAAGTAATCCTTCCTCCAGTAGAGAATACCACAAAGACTTATGAAGATGTTCTGGATGCAATCAGTTCACAAGGTCTAAAGGTAACTAAACCAGTAGCTGGAGATACATATAAATTGGGATATGCTTCATTCCAGATAATTGCTCCTAATGGCAATTACGGTGATGATCTCAATAATTGGTCTGTGGGAATCAAACTTACTAATGGAGATAACAGCTTCGTGATGTGCGGTGATGCTGAGAGCCAGGCCGAAGCTGACATTTGTGCAAGTGGAATTAACTTATCTGCCGATGTTCTGAAGCTTGGGCATCATGGTAGTAAAACATCCACATCCGGAGCGTTTTTGAATAAAGTAAATCCGGAATATGCAGTGATTAGCTGTGGTATGGGAAACTCCTATGGACATCCACATAAGGAAACATTAAATAAATTACACAGCAAAGGTGTTAAGATTTTAAGAACGGATGAACAAGGAACGGTAATTGCGACATCAGATGGAACTGATATTACATGGAGCACCCAGCCAAGCACGACAAATAAAGCTGGTCAATTAACTGGAACACAGGAATCAGCTAAGGAAGCAAAATCAACAGAAGCAACAATTGCGTCAGCCCAGGCAAAAGCTATTACTTATGTATTGAACACTAAAACGAAGAAATTTCATTTACCTACATGTGGCTCATTGCCAACAACTAATCGTGAGAATACTGACGAAAGTCGAGACGAAGTGATAGCAGATGGATATGTGCCATGTAAGAAGTGTAATCCATAAGCTGATTTATCAAGGTGAAGTGTAATGGATAATAAAAATGAGGATAAAAGAAAGCTTCGTTATAATAAAAACACGCATGAATTAGACTTAATAGATATAGAAGATGATAACATAACTCGTTTTTCATTTTTTGAAAAGTTAAAGGTCATACTAATTAGAAATGAGATAATTTATAAGACAATTTTCACCCTTTTCGGAACAATGATGACAATTGCTTTAACATATGCAGGAGTCAAGGTTGCTTCTATGGCAAATACAATTGCAAAAGAGCAGGTGGATATTCAGTCAAAAGAAATAGATATTGCTCTAAATGAGAAGCTACCTTTTTTTGAGATTATACGACTTGATGAAATATCTATAAATGCTGATAATTTTATATGTGAATATGGAGAAGATATAGATATAAATGGAGATATTGTATTTGATATGAAAAAGTTGATTAAGGATTTTGAATTAGAATTTTATAACAAATATGGGGCTAGTTATGTAGATTGTTATAATTCCCCTAATGCCAGAGACTTATCTTTTTATATTGACAATATGGATACAAATTATTATTCGGAAATGATATTTTCTTTGGCTCCAGATATCCCTACTCTAATAAAAGACATCTTAGTAAGTAATGAAAATGATTCATTATTAAACCTATTGCAGAAAGATATAAATAAAAAAATAAGAAGAGCTGTTGGTGGTTTACAAATTCTAAATAAGCCTGCAAATGAAAAGTCAATAGAGAATTGAGGAAGTTTGCAAAAAAGTTTTATGCAGCGTTTAGGAACTACAAAAAGACCACCGTAAAACGCTGGCCTATTGGATGTTAAGTCAAGGTTATTCTGGTTTGGGTAAGGCAGCTAAATACTCCTTCACACGGCCATAGTAGATTCGCAGGAACTTATTGGCACCGGCAGTCATGTAGACATAGTACGGCTTCCCTTCTAAACGTTTCTTGTCCAGAAAGCGATAAACAGCGTCATCGGAAGGAGCGGACTTAATTAGGACGTCCATGATCTGAAACAACGTTTTGCGCAGCTGCGGTGATCCTCGCTTGGATGTACGGACACTACGTGCCTCATAGGTGCCGGATTGATTGACCCCAGGGTCCACACCGGCAAATGCAGTTAATGCTTCACGATGGGAAAAGCGAGAGAGATCGCCTATTTCGGCCATAAGTTGAGGGCCGAGTGAGGGGCCTACCCCCTTCATGGCCATGACTACCTGATACTCTGGCAGTTGGGCGGCGAGACGGTTCATTTCCAGGCGGAGCTGTTCCACTGTGAAAGATACCGTATTGAGCTGCTCCACAGCCTGCTTAACCAAAAACTTAGTCACAGAGTCTTTCGTGAACACGGAAATCAGTTCTTTGGAAAACGAATAAATCTGTGCTGGTTTCTCTGGTTGGAAGTTATAGCCGTGCCGTTTGCACCATTTTTGATAGCGCTCAGTAAACGTAGCAAGCCCAAGAGAACGCACACAGTCCACGTGCCAGAATGAGGAAACAAAGTCTACCCATTTCTGGCTGCCATCGCTGCGGGCAGGACTGTCAAAGAAGTCATTAATGCCAGGGTAAGTCTGATCCAGCAGGGAGATGAGGTTGTTCTTGTAAGAGGTTTTCTGTTTCATGTAGAAGCTGAACTGGTGATTCATGGTTTTTAATTGATTGCGAATGATATCCATACTGGTATACTGGCGCAAATCCTGCCAGTTGTCAAGAGCATAGCGTGCAATCTTAACGGAATCAGCTTTATCTGTTTTAACTTTACGGAGAGTGTTATTGCCGTAATCCTTAATCAGCTTTGGATTAACCGTACTGACAAAGAAACCAGAGTCAGAGAGCCATCGGGCCATAGGTTCGTAATACCGTCCTGTATGCTCCATGATAATCCGAGTACTACCGTCCAGAGAATTGAGCTGATCAACTAGCTGATGGAAACCACTGGAAGTATGCGGAACTTCAAATGGCTTGGCAACAATTTCGCCGAACGGGCGGAGGGCAGCAACCATACTTTTACCTTTAGAAACATCAATACCAACTGCGTTCATAGATCCAACTCCTTATTTAGATTTGTAATGGGAACCCAACCTTTACTCATTGCCGATTCTATCTACTGTGGTGTGACACGGACGTACTGGTAACCAGCAGTTCAACCTGCATAAAACGAACGGCTGCGAATGAGAGGCCGGCAGACAGACTAATTTACGGACGAAAAGTCCAGCATTTTGGCCGTCAGCCCATTGCACTCTCTATTCTAACAGCTTTAGCAACAAGATGGATATAGACACGACTGGCTGTCGTGTACTTTACCCATAAATACATTGTAGTAGGGAGGAAGTATTTCTAATGCAGTCGTGGAACCAATATATATTATTGATATTAATATAACAGGACAAAATAAAGAGTGTCATAATATATTGAAACGCATAAAGTTGCCTGGAAAAAAATATTCTTTCAATTACGATAATGTTACCATAAAAACATTAAATTCTTCTTATACAGAGCATTTAATATGTACTCTTGAAAATGAACTATCAAATGATTTTGAAGATTATGATATATACGTAAATGACGATTTGTATTTAAATATTGAATTTCAAGATTTTTTTAAAAAACAGCATGATGAACTATACCAAGTTGGTGAAACAAGCATTATTGAAGTTGAATATGAGGAAATAACTAATGATATTATAAGTGCAGAATATTTTTCATTAAATAATTATACTGAAGAATTAGTCTTACTTAAAACTGAATTATCACAAATTTGGCAGTAAAAAATAGGGCAGAAGAGTGTAAAACTCAACTGCCCTATGCTTCTATTTGTTGTCCTCTGTGTCGTATCACAATTATTTAATGAGTGAGTCCATAAGACTATCGGTATTTGTATTAGATAAATCACCAGCAATCATAATTAGTTGCATATATGAACCATCCATGCGAACATATGCTGTTAATGTTCCAGGTGCATTTAAAATTTCGGCAGTGGAATATCCATAACAATTCCATAAACCAGATGAAAGTTGTTTATATGTCTTAGTATTATATGCTCCCCCTTCATCAATCATTGCTGTGTCAAGAACAGAATCGATATATTCTTCGCTATAATTATTAGTGCGTGGATCAACGCCTATGTCATTACAGTATACTGCGATTGCTCTTTGTTGGTCATATGAAGCAAATAAACAGAAGATGGCATCCGTTTGTTCATAAAGCCAAAATCCATTTGGTGTAGAAAGAGTTAGGTTTCCTATCGTACAAGTGTCTAATACTTGGGGTTGATTCTGTGTTTGAACTACACCATCAATAACCCATGCTCCATTTTCATCTACCATATATCCATCAGGTGTTTGTGTATTTTGCAGGCAGTATCCATCTGGAGAAAAATAATAACACTTGCCATCAATCCAATTCCACCCCGTATTGGGGTATGTCCCGTTATCATTCACATACCACCAGCCTTGCGCATCTGATTGCCATTGACCAGCGAATGATGTAATACAGGAAAAAATAGAAATAGTAATAGTAGCCAAAAACAAACAAATCCTTCTCATTATATAATACCCCCTTATAGTTATGAGCATAGTATATCATATCCAAATTAGGAAATATATAAGAAAATAGTTTGGCTATAAACTTCCACCATCGTAAGTGTTTTCTGCTGGGCCACTATCCATTAAATCTCCGCCATCAATGGCATGTGAAGCTGTTATATGATTTACAGCATCCTGCAATTGACTAACTTGCTCTACTGTGGCAGCGCCAATCTGGGATAATGTGATATTAGTGGTACCATCAAAGTTTGCATTTCCGATTTTTCTTGCTGTAGATAATTTTGTAGCAGAAGTAGCGGCTCCTCCTGCTGATGAAGAACCAGCGTAATTGTGAGTATGGTCCGAAGGAGGGAATGTGGATGGTTTGCTTCCAATCTCAGACCATACATAAGATGGTTTTATAGATGCTTTTGCCCAGGTCGGAACATCTGAAGCTGGCATAGCGGTTGGTTTGTTCTTAATAAAAGAATCTGATCCTGTATCGTTCACAGACCAGTCAGATTGAACATTGACTTCAGCTCCTGGTGAAATGCTAGCTAACTTATTTTTTTCAGTCGTAGTGTAATCATTTGCAGACAATCCCTTACCTGATACTTTATCTACCTTATTTGTGACAGCATTCCAATTCGTTTTTTCTGATGAAGTTGTATGTATTGTGGTATTGCTTGTATGTGTAGCAATTAAAGCTTTTATTCGTAATACTAATTCCTTGGCATTTTCAAAAGATACAAAATTAAATTTCATAAACTACCTCCAATCAGGTAGCGGCCATAATTTCATCAATTTGAGCATTCGTTATTGGAACCATGTCAGAATCTTGTATATAACCACTTAAATCAACGGCAGTATCACCGATTTTTTCAAAAGCTCCATTGGCATATATCCACTCCGTATAGATATTGGCTGTTTCAGATGAAGTTTTTGGCACAAGATAGATTTTACCAACAGAACCCGTAACTGTTGGAACTCCATTGCTATTGTATTCTCCGGCTTTAAGAATGACAAATTCCATACTAGTGACATTGCCGATAGCAGTAGAAATAGCTGCACTTACTTGACTTTGTGTTTGAAACTTGCTATCATTTGACAATTCGCTTACCTTTGTAGGAACAGTAATGTTGACTTTTCGAGTTGTGGAGTCTACAGTTAGGTCAGCTCCATTCTTTTGAATTCCAACTACGGTATTTCTCTCTGCATTAGTAGGCGCATGAGCTGCTTGGCTATGAGTGTAAGCAGCATCGTATTTTGTCTGTTCCGCATCGGTTACAAAACGATGCTCAGTATCTTCGGTAATCATTGATGCTGGATGATTATTTGGATGAGTGTAAATTGTATCTGTGAATTTGGCATTGGCAGGAACATCACTAGCAACAGTATGTCCGCCTACAGTGTCAGCGTTACCTCCATCAGCGGGTAGGGTAGTAGGAATATCAGTTTTAAGTGCAAATTTAGCGCTTACCCATGCTTGTATCTTTTGTTTCCAATAAAGTAGACCATCATAATCTAAATAATTTTTAAGAGCCATTAGCTCCTCCTTTCAATCAAAAATCATCTTGAAACATATTATCTATTTGAGAATTTGTTAATCGTGAATATTCCTCCTGTAGTGTATACCATTTCCCCTTAGACCACATCTTCTGTTCCATGGTGAATGAATTGAGATAGATTATATTTGGTATGGGTGAAACAGGGAATTCATCAACTATGAGGATGTCACTTCCAAATTTATTACCTCTCGCAAACATCATTCCGTTTGTAAGTAAATAGATAGCATTGGGAATAATATTGTAAGGATGGAGAGCTATGTAATCTTCATACGACATTCCAGTAATAATTTGTAAACCACTCATTCAGTATCCTCCATAGTTGTCCAAACAACATCTTCTGGCAAAACCACAGTTCCAAGGCGTTCAGTCTTTTCTGAATTGGAATAAAAATGAACAGTGTGTCCATCAATGTCAATACACGATATTTTTGATTTTTCTAGTGTATCGAGTTTTTGAGCCATCTCAGTAAAGGGGTTGGTTGTCTCGTCAGGATCAATGAATGAATTAGTTGAAGATGTTTCCAGTACACTTAATGTAATATTGTTTGTGGGAAGATAATGAAAAAGTTTGTAAGAATCCTCATACGAGAAGATAAGGTTAATAGAAAGTGTACCTGAAAGTTTGGTGAAGGTTTTGGTTACTGGAATATGAGCCACTAAATATCTATCAAAATAGAGTGTATCTTCAAAATCAAGAAATGTAACTTTACCTTCCTGTCCGTTAGGAAGAGTGATGCAGAGCATACAGTTAAGTGATTTAGTATCAAATTCAAATAAGTCGTCTACAGAGACAAGAAATTTTATTGAATCAGCACGATTTTCATTCTGATAAATAGGAGAGGATAGGGTGCGTAGTAATACCCTATCTCTATATAGGATTGTATTCAATTTATCCTCCTCTGTTTGTGTTAAAAACGTAACAAATGTGCGCAATACAAAGACATAGCACGTAGAAAATGTAAAATAATCCGCGAAGAGCGGACATAAAATCCGATGAAAGGCAGTTTTCATTAGAAATGTAGCAATTTAGATATTACAAATCAGATAGCCGAGGTAGAAAATAGCAATGCCTATATACAGCAGTCAGGGAACGGAACCAGGTCAGTATACAAACATGGAAATTTGATACATTTAAGATTAGGAATCGTTGTAACGACGGGAACTACATCAACAGTAACCATTGCTAGAATTCCATATACATCAACTGACTCAACAAGTGTTTTAGTTCCTACATGGGCAACATATCAATCACCCGCTTTCCTTACTGTGTCAGTAGATACCGGAGGAAATATAATAATACGTGGGACTCAGAGTGGAGTTTATGTTGCAGATTTAATATATTTTGCATCAAATTTATAGGTAGGGTATGTGCTTACTTAATAGTAGGAACTAAAAAATCATTATTACATGAATATAATTAAACCTCCATATGTACCGGCGTTATTATTAGCACTGTCCGAAACAAGATTATTCCCGGAAATACTACATTGCATTGCGCTTCCATTATTTCCGATTATGTATCTGCCAGCAGGGTTTTTGGGGGTGACCGGCAATGTGCAAATAATATCTCCGACAACGTATCCAGAGGAAGCTACAATAAGCACATCAAGTACGTATAACAATCCAAATTTATGCAGTGTTGTATAGCTGGTAAATTTGGGGCCAGGCGTAACTGCTAATAAAATATTCTTTTCTAAATTGCTAGATTTTTAAAAGTTAATATATTATCATTTTTATTGTATTTTTATTATATAGGAGACTACGATATAGCAATTTAGCCGATAAGCTGCTTATAAAAAATGATGGTCTATGGTCAGGTAAAAACAACGCTGACGATTATAGAAACCACAACATAATATTTTACTGTAATCCTGCACAGGGTAATCTAACCGCCTATAATTTCCCGGTAAATGAGACCGGTGTTTTTAAAAGCGTTGTGTGTAATCAATTTTCCACGCAGACATACGTTACTATCAGTAACGCCCTATATCAGCGCATCGCTGCTGATAACTCATCGGCTTTTAGCGCATGGGAGCTTAAATGATTATTAGCGGTAATAAACGGCAAAGCTGAAAGCTGATTTATTATCTGCTGCGTTTATAAAAACAGAATTTTTTGCAATTGTATTGGTGATGGCTATAACTATTTTTACATCCCAACCAGTTGCGTCACGACCACAACCAGTCATCCAATTACCAGTGTTTTTACCAATCTCTGCTTTTAATATATTGACACCACATGTATATGCGTAATCCGAAGTACGGTAAATCTTAATCATCAACTCATTATATTTTTCAGGTAACGGGCAAGTATCTGTGGCCTTGTATGTACCATTTAATTTCCATTCTAAATTGCTACTTCTTAGATTGTATCCGTTCATAAATATTCACTATTATTTTCAAAGATGTAGCAATTTAGCAACTAAAACTGTCGAAAATATGACCTTGAATAAGCGCCTACGATTATATTGGGATGAAGAAAATAATCTAATACAGGTATATGTAGATAGTACGTACAAGGGTAATCTTAAATTCACTCCATAATTAATCATTTTGTGCTGAAAGCATACAGATTGGTAAGGATTGGAACCTGATTATCATAACCGACAAATTTTATGGCATCTCCCTTCCGCACCGCAAAGCAAACCGGCGCAAAAGAATTGGTTGCTGCATCATTATTGACCCAAAATATAGTTATGCTATTAACTGATACATAACATCCGTGGGCTGAACTATTAAAGCCTATGGAACCACAGACTATACAATTTTCTGTGGCCGTCCAACTGGTTCCGTTAGCAAATCCATCTTTGATTTTTTTGCTGGTATCTATGTATGGTAAATTGCTACATTTCAATATAGAGCTTCATAAATACACAATGAAGCTCTATATTTATTCATTATAGTCATTATAATTTATTAAAGATTTTAATAGACAGAACTTCATCTTTTGTTAAAGCAGACATAATTGCTTCTTTAATTGTTTGCATTTCTTCATAGTATGGTTCTGTGTAGGCATAAACTGCAAGGGCAAGCGTTGAAAATTCCAAAACAGACATTGGAGTACACTTAGTACCCTTACTATGCCACTTAACAATATCTTCAGCATTTGGATTTATTGCCTTATTAAGCTGATACGCCAGATACTGCTGAGACATCTCATCTCTATCAATTTTTGAAACTCCATAATATTTTCCATCTGTATATAAGAGCGGTTTCTTCTCTAAAAACGTTTCAAGGGACTCGCTGTTTTGCTTCTGGATAAATGTTTTTAATTCATCCAATGAACATTTGTCAATTTCAATTGTTGGATTAATCTGCTGATTAAGCTGCTCTACTATAACTTTAGTTGGATCTTCATATTTAAGAGTGATAGTGATAAGTTCAATCTCCTGTGGTTCATTGGTTGTGATTGTAGTTGTTGTATCTTGTCCGGATTCTCCGATGGAAGGTATTTCTTCTTGCTTTTCAACTGGAACAGTAATCTTTTCAATAGAACGACTCATTATATCTGTATAATTCTCGTAAGTAGTTACGTGTACAGCAGACGGAGTGGTTTTAATGATTCTCTTTAAATCGTCTTTTGTAAGATTATCAAATAGGCTGACGATATCAGAAAATAAATAATCGGATGGATTAATTCGTATCACAAGTGTTTGTGTCGATTTGTTTTCCAGGCTATCATAAATTTTTAAAACGTGATTGTTATTAAAAGTAATATTATACATATTATTTCCTTTCTTTCAAATGAATTAATGTTTTAATTTGAAACTGCATGAATTAATGAATATTTATGTAGAGATAATTTCATTTATTTAGAAATGTAGCAATTTAGGCGTACAAATCAGAAAAATATCATCAAAGCTTTTTTCATGTGATGCTACCGTTGGTACGAAGGATAGTGTTAGTCAAACTTACTCCATTTCGGATTTGGGTTTTATTAAAACACCTTTATGGGCAGTACAGTCGTCAAATTGGTTGAATGCTCAGATAACCAATATAACAAAAGATTCCATATCTATAACCTTCTATAATCCATCAGAGCGTGGAATTGCCGGGACTGCCGCATGGATACAGCTCATATTTTTGGAGCCCAAATGATTACTTGGTCCATATTGTTGAATCAGTTCCAGTTTTTCTGTTTCTCGATGTGTATGTAATGCTATCGTTAGAGAATGTAAGTAAACGTGACCATTCATCGCCAAAAACAAATTCCAATGTTATTCCCTGTAGGTCTTCATGTACAAAAAATATTATTTTTTGACACCTAGTGAATGAGAATGACCCAGTACCTAGTTTACTAACTAAATTGCTACACTGTCTAATGCGATAAATTATATTTATACTTTACTATGTATAAAGAATTGTATGATATAGCAATTTAGGTAATATCAGTGATGATATTAACCCACTTAAGTCCAACTACGTTAGCCATATAAATGTAAATGTATTAAATAAGGTTAACCTAGTGTTGTGGGACGTCAACACAGCGGATACCCCGTTTAAAACAGGTAATACTGTTTATGGTAATGGCTTTTGTATCACATACAGTAGCGGTGAGCAATGGCTATGTCAGTTGGCAATGGCTGTAGGAGATTCGCACCTATTTACCAGGCATCAGAGAGAGGGCGTTTGGAGCGGATGGACAACAATAGGTTCTCCTAGCAGTTAAGCAGTTAAGATGATTATTTAAGTCCCAAAATGTAGATTGAATTAAGCCCAAATCCCTCATTGACATCAGCTTCTATCAATGTTACTGTGCCAGCTGAGTAATTTATGGATAGCAAAACGTTTGCGCAATATCCGTATGATTTACCTGGTATTGTTATGTACCGTGCTCCGTCTAAAATATGACTTACTAATGGCACAAGGGTAAAATTAAAAAACATATTACCATTACTCGCTTGCTGTATAATTACCATGATTTCGACAGTTTTATAACCATTAAACGAAATCCCTGTTATTGACTTATTATTCATGGATAAAGTAGCAAGCTGGGTTCCTGTCCCAATAGATGCTAAATTGCTACATTTCAGAATGTAATATACGAACATATGAATATCTATAAATACTTATCGATTTTACAATGTAGCAATTTAGTTAGTAAATTAGGTACTGGGTCATTTACGTTCACCCGGTGTCAGAAAATGATAATCTTTGTAAACGAAAACCTCCAAGGGATAACACTGGAATTTATTTTTAACGAAGAATGGTCACGTTTACTTACATTCTCTAACGATAGAATAACATATGAATCCAGAGACAGAAAAACCGGAACAGATTCCGTAATATGGACAAAATGATTATTTATCAAAACACGATACTTCCCCTTACTTTAACCGCAGATTCCGGTATTGATGTCCCTTCCAACGTCAGTAGTTTTATTGTCCCATTTGACGATATTAATATCATAAGAAAGCGTTTTCCTGCAAAATCATATACATAGGCGCTGATATCCTGCTTTGGGGCATATTGACTGGATATGGTTCCAATGACGGAGTTAGAGATAGCCGATGTATAGACATATACCAGGGCAGAATACATACATTGTCCATTACTATATTTCGCCACATTATGATATCCGCCTGCGATATTTTCAGGTGCCGTTGAAACACCTGTAATATTGGGAATATTATAGGTCCCGATAATATTCTTGTTCGATAAATTGCTACATCTAATAAAAATTTGCGACAAAAATAAATCTGTCATGCTATAAATTTTATAATTATTCTTGATTTATACATTATTTTAGGTATTACATTATGTTGTTTTATATGAAGTTTGGGATTTTATAAAGATGCTTTTCTGAATCCGGATTTGATTCTTTCTGAAGATGTCTTTGCATAGATACGCGTAGTTTCGATTTTTGTATGACCCAATAAGTCCTGCACAACATCGATATCTGTATGTTCTAATAGATGGCTGGCAGTAGTATGTCTAATTATATGGGGTGTTACAGGCCTTCCTATTCCAGCACGTATGCCAAGCTCCTTTATTCTATTTTCAAGAGAGCACTTACCCAATGATTTATGACTCTTATTTTCACTTACAAATACGCCGGGACTATCATCCTCTCTTTTATCGAGATATAACTTTAAACTTAAATGCGCTCGCGGTGTAAGTAGAACAAATCGTTCCTTATCCCCCTTTCCACATACTTTGATTTGTTCCCTATCGAAATCAATATCATCTATTCTCATATTTGCAACTTCGCTAACTCGACAGCCTGTACTATAAAATATTTCAAATAAAGCCTCATCAAAGTCTGTTTTACACGCTCGCCGCATTAATTCAACTTCCATATGCGACAATGGTTCTCGAACTTTTTGTTTATATTTAATTGGCTCAACAGCAGCGGCGGGATTTTCTTTAATATAACCATTTTGATGAAGAAATTGATAGAAACTACAGATTATAAGGCGCTTTGAATCTTTGGTACGATCTGAAATATTATTGATTTTTGCGTATTCGTTGAGAAATATACGTATATCATCCGAAACGACATCTTTAACGTCTTTATCCAGCCACGCTACAAATGCGTTTAGTAGATATCTATATTGGCGTATTGTATCTTCAGATAAGCCCCGGAATTCTTTCCTTAGTATAAAAGCGTCTAATTCAGGACATCGTTTGATCGTTTGTATCGCTATTTCGGTACACATTCGCTGAATTTGATAACTTCGCATTACGTAGCTTATTGCCTGGTCTACCATCATCAGCATCTCACTATTAAATGTTTCATTGTTTTGTAACTGCATAATAACTTCGTTCTTAAATTCTTCCATATAATTCCATCCTCCTGATTTTTGTTGCGCAAAAGGAGGCTGTCTAGTATAATAATTATAGACAGCGCTTTTGCGTTGTGGTGAGAGAGTAGATCTATGCTTTGCGAGGGCGGTGATTTACTCTCTTTTCTGTTACTATATCATAATAACAGAACACATGTTCTTTTGCAAGGGATAGAGGGGGTGCGAAAAAAGTCTTTATATATAGCAAGATGTGCTTGAACAATAAACTATTAGAATAATTAGCTGAAAATATTTTGGGAGTATTGACATCTATTTTTATACTAAATAGCAATTTAGCTGGATTAATAACTGTTATAGATGCGACCTCTCCAGCGACAACAAATCAAACTGTCAAGGTCTGTAGTTTTCCATCTGGGTATACTTGGAACAATAGTACTTTAATTGCAGCGATTAAACAAGGAGACTCATATAAGTATCAAAATTCTAATATCAACACATATCTGAAGATTGATGGTGTTTATATGTATACTGCTGATACTAATAATTTAAATTGTCCATGCAGAGTATGTCTTATTAAAAATAATCATTTGATACCATAGATTTTTGCACAATATCCGTCCACACTAACACTAGCTGTTATTGAACCATTAGCAGTATAACATTGGGCGAAAAACGAGCCTCCTGAGCATCTGAACATGCTTCCTGCTGATGTGGATTTAAATAATCCTATTGGTATCATGGCTGCATTATATATTGTACCATTACTACTGTGAGTAGCACATAGCAATATTTCACGATAATTGTCCACATCCACCACTTGATTGATTCCGGTAGTTGATGTTGAACTAATTAATAAATCATACGATTTCATTAAATTGCTATTTAGTTCACGAATGCTGGTAGAATTATTATCTGTCTTTTCATTGACTTTTCTGACAGCATTAGCTGTGGCCCATAACTCTGTCGAAGTTGAATCGACGCCATCGTATTTATCTGTTTTACTTAATTTTGTATTGACAAGTATTTGAAGTCCTTGAGCTACTGTTTTTGCATCTGTATTACCGAATAGGTTTGTAACTGATTTTACATTTCCAACTAAGTTCTCAAGATATGTAAACTTTTTTTTGATTTTTCCGAAAAACACCTTAACTGTTTCACCAGCGGATAAAACCGGGTTTTCATCGGAATCGGTTGGGATGGTAGACACCTTCATCTCATCAGCATTTTCACCATCTATGGCAATGGGTAGGCTTTTGGCAGCAGTGATACCATCACCGAATTTTAATTGGCATTTCCCCTTTCCGCTTCCAGAATCTGGTGTCACTACTAATACTTCATCTTTTTCGAGTACTTTGGTTGACGCATTAGCAACAGATTTAGTTGCTCGTTTTAATTTTATTGTATCCATTAACTTCCTCCTTCCATATAATTACAATGAACCACCATCAAATACATTTTCAGCAGGTGTGGTATCAGTAAGCTCACCTCCATCAATAGTCCTAAGCCTGAATTCAAAATCCTTAAGTGCCATATCAACGCGGTCACCTTGGTTCTGTGCATATGCCCCCTTAGATTGTGCTTCAGTAGCCGCAGTATTGGCATTGTCACGGGCAGTATTAGCTTCAGCAGTGGCCACGATTGTATCAGCAGTTGCTTTCTCACAGTTGGCGATTGCTTTAGCCGTATCGGTTTGCCGTTTATTCTCATTGGTAATTCTGGTATTCTCTGCGACCTGGGCAGATGTGTACCAAGTGGTTATGGAGCTTTTGAGATTTGAGATTTCAGTTTTTAAAGAGTTAAATTCAGATTTATAAGTTGTGATATCATTGTTGATTTGCTGTATAAGCGTATTGAAGTCATTTGTATATTTAGTTTTCATAGTTGAAAACTGGTTTGTATAATCTGATATGTCAGTTTGAATTTGTTCAATTAAAGCGTTTATCTGTTCCTGAGATAAATTAAATTGCTTAATTAAATCAGGAATTACATTGGCCTGTAAAATTAAATCATTCAAAATATTAAATTCGGATGACGCAACTAATCTATCTTGATTGAGTAGAGATTTGCTTACAGTCATTTGGAATGTGAATGTAGTTGAAACAGTGATACCATCGGAATCATATATTCTGATTTCACAACTTACATCACCTTCACGAGACAGCATAGATTCATTAAATACAACATATGGAAAACCATCTTCTCTAAAATTACAGGTGGTATTAGAATAGTTGTCTCCGTTAATATAAAGAGATAAAGCAATAAGTTCTTTTCCTGAATAAGACAATGGGATATTATTATCCGTAATAATTAGCCGTCTTACTCGCGAATTATGGTCATACTGTTTAGCTTGTAAGTATCTAAATGACTGTTCGTGGGATATATCTATCCTAAAATCCTCTGGCTGAGTTTGTGCCATTTAGCCCTCCTTTCACAAAATTAAAAAACTACCTACTCAGAGAGTAGATAGTCAATTGCAAAAATATCATCTTCGTTGTCAAGATTGAAGTTTCCTGAATTATTGATAACATCTAGCGATAATTTAGAGCGATATCATCACATGGCATCTTCATCAACTCATCCATGTCTTTCTGAAAATCCTCGTTACATATACCAGGTTTAAGATTGAATTGAATCGTGCCATTTTTATCAAGTATATAGTAACTACCTTCCGGGGCAACTTCATTTTTTACCTTGTTGCAATACTTTTCAAAAATTTCTTCTCGTTTCTGAATGAAAAAATTATATGAATCAGCATATAATTTTATATTCCTCATAACCCAATAATCAATTTTAAAACTTGGTTTTTTATTTTTGATTTGCTGTAATACTGGTATAGCTCCAGCTACTTTGCCTAGTGTAATATCCAATTATGTACCTCCTTAGGTATTTGGTAAGCGATTATATAGATAATCAAGTGCACTAAATATTGTGTATCCATTCCACCAGTTACTTCCTATTAGTGTGGCGTCTCCATTTATCTTATTTGTTATAATTGTTTGTGCATGTGTTTCTTTTAAACCATTAACAACCAAAGCTCCGCCAAAGCTGCACCAAGCTTGTGTTGAACCCGAAGCAGATGCATTCCAATAATTATCATTACTTGTTCCAATCCAACCGCGGTCTGCTGTGGTTATCATCCATCTGCCTAGATATAAAGTGTCAGAATCTGCATCCAACGCACCAACACTAATAGCACCACCCGTAATGATAGTACCTGATATTTGAGAACCAGTTATCTTAGATGCATTTATGTTCCCTGTAAAATTAGCTGATTTTGCTGTCAATACCCCTTGTGAATTTACCTCAAAGTTGTTTCCTATTTTTAGACTACCACCTGTTATAATAGCATTAGAACAAGTTAAGGCCCCTGTGTTTGTCACTCTGAATGGTGCATTGTTCCTATCAGTATTACCCGCCCAGTATGCAATAGCACCAGATGACTTATCAGAACATAAACCGATATTGCCTGATATCAATGTATTTGTAGATATGGTAAAGTCTGCGATTTGCCCAGATTTAGAGATAAGTTTACCTTCAAATGTTAATGCTTTGGCAGTAGTATCAACGTATAGGAGTTTCTTGTTGTCAATAGAAATCGAGAAGATGTTATCTGGCGTGTCCGGATTAATTTTTACTTCATAGGAGCCTTTCTTTGCAATGAAGCCATCTTTGTCTATGGTATAGGAACCGGATACATTAGAGACTATGAGTTTTTCAGACATTAAAAGTTTACCAACAATTGATGGAGCGCACAATCCAAAGAAGTAGTCATTGCCCATCTTTACATATCCAAGAGCAATCCCAACAGAGTTAAAGCCGTCTTGAGAAATAGCTATTTGGTTATTGGTTATCCATATTTGCCCTGGGTCGTATATTTGTTGTTCTGACAACCACCTTCGACATAGAATACCCGTTGAATCAATAAGAATCTCATTATTGTCATTACTAACAAGCTGCTGTTTGCTGGCGTTCAAAATGTCATTCATATATTTATTGACATCGACAGAAACGATAGCAGCGTTTTTCCATGCGCCGGTGGTGAATTCAACTTTCGAAGATGTATCTTCAGTCTGCTTCTTGATTTCCTCTAATAATGCCCAGGTTTCTTTAAGCGAGTTACGATTACTGAACGTCACCTTAAAATCAGATGGATCATCCCAATTAATATGAAGTTTTAGAAGCCTTGCTGATATTATGGAATCGTGATCCTCGAAATTTATATGGATGATGTTGAACATCTCAAGTGCATTGGTAAAACGTTTATAATCGTAATCAACGGTGAAATTAATCAAATCAACATCTAAGGTAAACTGAGGATAACATACTCTTGACAATTCAGAACGGCCATGTTCTAGTAATGCTTGTTGCATTTCAAGAATTTCGCTATCTGTCATTGAGTTTGTAACGATAAAAGAATCATCAGTTAAGGTGTCTTCGCGGATATATGGCCCGAGTTCCTTATATAATTCTTCTCCGAGTACATTTGGCAGACTTACAACCAAAGTGCCAATTTCACTGATCAAATTATTGATCTCAACTTCTTTATTGTTTATTTGTTGTTCTCGAACTTTTATTTCGGCTTCAATAGCAGCATGGATAGCAGCATTTTTCTGATATTGTTCAGATTCATCTTCCCCGAGATATAAAGACATGTTTGTTTTATAGATTATTTCTTTTTCCTGAAGCTCTCGTAAACCAAATAAAGTCCAATCGGTAGAAGATTCTCCTTCATCAGGAACCTTATTTTTTAATGTATTCAGTTCATCGTAGTGGGAGAGGAGTGTTGACATTTTCTCTTGATACGCAGATTCGTTTTCCTTACATAATTCGTCATAATGAGCCAATCCAGCTTGCAGCTCCGGACTCATCATGTGAAGAAAATAGCTGAAATCATATATCTGATTTGTGCCTGAAATATTTACGTCAAGAATTCCAAGCGGTGTATTGGTCCGCTCATCATTACCGCCGACTACTGTCAGCACAGTTTTGATATCATCTTCTGTGCTATTCATCGTTATGCTTTTTATCACATTGCGATAATTTAAGATAATGCCTGTATCTTTTCCAAGGTTTTCGAGTTTATAAGCTGAAATACTGCGCTCATAAGAATCAAATAAAAATACACACTCATACGTTTCAGAAACTTTTCCAGTAAGAAACGAGTATGTATCTACACTGTCCTCTTGAAAACTCCTATATACAGTTGAAATTTGGGGATCTATATATCGGATTGACCATCCAGGATTCTTTTCTAGAACAATATGCATAATCGAATGTGATGCGTCTAAAGGATTATATAAGCAATACCGATCCAGGCCACCTTGCTCATCCTCATCAATTCCTAGAGAACCAAAGGAAGTAAGGTCCGTTTGCCCTAGTTCACATTCAATAGATAAATATGTTATTTCTTTGTACTCGTTGATTCCTTCATCCACTACAGATACATCACCAACTCTGAACCACCCAACGCCATAGAGATGAATATATTTTCCGTTCTCAATTTGCTCATAGAATCTTGTTTCTTCCCCATCTTCATATCGGTACACTGTAAAGGTACCTTTGTTGACTGAGTTTGCCATTAAATCTATTTGGAGATCGTAAGTATGAAGAGCACCAATCGTTCGTTTATCAGGATAAGCCAAGTATACCTCTGGCCGATTGAGATTTTTGTAATAATTATATGTAAAAATCCCCATTATACAATGCCTACCTTTCTATACTCACGGTATTGCAGTTCAATTGTGCAAGGGATGCTTACAGCAATTCTATTATATCCATCAACCAAGTACAGCCAGAATTTATTGAAATCATCAAAAACTTTATGAGATGGAATAGAAGAGGAGATGTGCGGGTATCCACATTCTAATGTAAGAACTTCATCAGCGACACAATTATCTATAGTAAGCGTATTTGGAACATCAACTAATGATTGATTTGTTAGATTGAGTGTTCCAGGCGCACTTGTTGTTATGGTTAAAGTAGGATAGATAGGTAACTCCTCATCATTGTCTACGTATAAATCTTTAATAGTGTCATTTCCTTCTAATATCCATCTCTTATCTCGTATGTCGGAAAAACCAAATGGAGCATTAGTCGTTACAGTAAACTCCAATCCAACAGTGTCACAAATGTAAATAGATTTAGGATTATTAATATTGGCGAAGAACCATGTATCCGCATATCGTTTATCATAAATACAAAATGGCTTGTATTTTCCTCTTTGACACATCCACTTTTTTAACGCTCGTTCTTGGATGGATGAAATTGGAGAGAAGTCTTTATTTACAATTTGTATGGTAAACGTTAATGGTTTTGTATATTCATGGGATGTAATATGAAATATATCCCCTCTGATAGATTTTTCTGTTTCTAATTCAGATTCTTGAGCTGATATGGTTTCCATTCCAGGCGATGAGAAAGAAACACATGTTACCCCGTATTCATTACAGGGGATATTGTCAAAAATAAATCGGTCAAACATTTTATCACATCCTTTCTGAAAATTTTATTATAATAAAATAGACTACCAAGGTTATATGGCAGTCTATTGATTCTAAAATTACTTTTCTGGGTTAGAAATGTTTTTAAAAAGTTTTTCATCTTTTTTTTGTATCTCTATGTAGGCTGAGAAAGTATTATCTTTTTTATCTTTATCTATTGAATTAGATAATATTTTTAGTATGCTATTAGCCGTTTTTAAATCGCCAATATCAATAGCAACGGCAGCAGCGGAAAAAGCATCGATTTTTGAAATTTTCATATATTTACACCTCAATTATATAATACATTTTCAATATTAAACTTCTCATCAATAAGCTCTACATACTCTTCGAGATATTGTTCTATTTTAAAATAATTTAAAAAATAGAATAACGTTTTAAAGCGAACCTCATTTTTGACAGATATGCCAAAAGTTAAATAAGGTACATCGTTTCTCTTTAAGTTATAAAAGGTGTATGTCATATAATCTTTCCATACAGTATAGTTATTGCTTTGATAATCAAAATCTGAATTTATGCTTTTAATTAGTGCCCTTTTACATTCAAACGACCTTTGTATCATAGAGTTTCCGAATGGAATGGGAGTCATATCCTTTGATAATATTTCTGATCCCACGATAGCAATTAGTTTTTCATAATATTGAGACTGTTCATTATATAATCTAAAATGTATCCTAACCTCTCTCGATTTACCACCAAATAAGTCTTGTGCAATAAATAATGCAACTGATAAAAAGTAAGAAGTCAAATCATTTTTACTAATAATGTTCTTTTCACTAAACATATAAGTATGGTCTTTTATATCACTAATACATTTGGATAAATCTGAAATATATGAAGGCAGTGAATCAACAAATTCCTTATTTAGATAAATACTTTTTTTATCTGGTAATACAAATTTGAGTTTTTTTGTTCCTAATTGAGATAGTTTATCTAACTCGGTATCTAAATATTTTCTTTCATTTTCTAAAGCTTTTTCAGCTTGTTCTATTTTTCTTTCGCGTTCTTCCAAGAGTGGGAGCTTATTCTCAATTTCACTTTTTCTTTTTTTATAATATGTTTTGATGTAAGATTTTTCTCCTAATAAAATATCTCGTATTCGAAGAATATCATTGTCATCCTTATCTTTTATAAGGCGGCACATGACCATCAAAGATACAATAGTCGAAATAAAAAAACCAAATATATAACTTGTTGTTGTAATGAATTTTAGTTTTTGATCATAAATCATAAAAAAATCACATAGTGTATATATACTTAAACCAGAACCTCCGATTCCGAATAAAGTCTCTAATAGCAACTTCCATTTACCATCAAAATTTATTAGAAATAAAGTAAACATAAATCCAATGATAGCACCTATTGATATAAAACAGATGGTTGCATATAACATTATATAGTCCCCTTAGATATATTATAATGTTATTATATAGCAATAATCGACAATATTCTACCAGAACATTTGTTATGGTCGTTATGGTAACTATATTAGAGCATAAGGCACCCATTTCTGGGTGCCTTAAACTTTTATTTACCCATTAATTCATATCCAATACTTTTGGCAACCCGTTTATCAATATCTCGGGTTTCGTTCTTTATGATTGCGGCTACTTCAGTAGCGGACAGTCCAGTACCGTCAATCTGTACAAGTGGGGAGTTAATCGCCACGGGTTGATTTCTAATTATATCAAATTCTGGTATCTTATAATTAGGCATCGACCGTGCGACAATATCTTCAACAAATCTATTCGGATTTCCGGCGATATCTAAAAGATTCTGAGTCAAATCACCATTTATCACACCATCACCTAATTTCAATGGAGTCAATAAAGCGCTGTCACTTGGACGTGTAATTAGTTCGGGTTTGTTCTCCTGTGTCCATGCAAGCTGATCGTGTGGGATGCGTTTTCTTCCCTTTTTATACCCAATGGTATATCCGAGCTTTCTAACCTGTTCAGCAGTCAGTGGTTTCCCATCATATTTACCATTTTCGTCGAGGTAGTAGTATCCATCTCCATCCCTGGCCTTAACGGCCATATCAGTAGCCATGACACCATCCTTATCAAGATAGTACCAATCGCCATCTTTGCTCTTGCGCCATTGGGAAATGACCATTTCACCATTCTCAGGCTCAAAGTATCTCCAATCACCAAAGTCATCTCGCCAGCCAGTCATCATGTACCCATCGTCATCAAAGCCATATTGTTTTCCATTAATAGTATAAATATCTCCTGAGACATAATCATCATTGGAGTTTCCATACCACCATTTTCCACCTTTGCCTTTTTGCCAACTTCCCTGGTCAGTTACATCCTCGTAAGCAGAAGAAGAACCTCCACCATATCCACCCATTCCGATCTGATTGAGTAAATCTACCAGTTCATAAAGCGAACTGAAATCAAGACTGTCAATTTCATATTGGATATTTGCAACAGCATCACCTATAGCACCGGCACATAAATCAGCTGCCTCACTTCCGGATTCCCACGGTTTGGTAAGGTCGTCAATGGCTGCAAGACTGTATTCATCTCCATATTGTGTCAAGATACCATAGACAGTAGAGTAGTTGTTCTTTACTTGATCAAGGTATTTATTGATAGCTGCATTCTGTGCATCCAGGTTCGTGTCAAGCTCATCGGATTCCTTTTGTTTGGATTCTTCAAACGCATTATACTCATCATCCAGAGCATTTTTGCGTTGCTCAATTTCATGGTCGTACTGTAGCTCATATAATTCGTCCTTCGCATCAGCCAATTGACTTTGTAACTGCAATCTCTGGGCTATATCATCGCGATTGGTGGAATTATTTAAGGCTGCAATCTGACGTTCCAACTTTGAAATATTATCCTGTTTCTCAGTGATGGATTTTTGATAATCATGCAGATCTTTTTCAGCATCAAGAGCAGCCTTGGTTTCATCAATGAGTTTCTTCTTTGCATCAATCTCGGCTTGGATTCCCTCTTTTACTAGGGCAAGGATTGCATCTCTGGCTTCTTTGCTGGACTTCACGGCATTTTCCTGAGCAGAAGTGTAGTCCTGGAGCATCGAATTGTATTCATCTTGGGTGATTAATCCGCTATCTAATGCACCGTCGAGCGATTTAATGGCTTCAGCATATTCAGCTGCTTCCTGCTTTGCGTTGGTCATCTGGTGGGCGTATAAAGCAATCTGAGCCAGTCCACGGTCAGTTAAATTACCAAAATCGTCAACCAGATTAGTATCTCCGATTAGGTCATTCATTGTACTGATGGTTCCATTTATTGAATCCATTGCACTTGTAAAGTCCCTAAGACCCTTATACACCAAATCCGTCATTGCATCTTTATATTGCTCTACGGCATCAGCAGCAGAAATCATACTGTTCTTGTACTCTTGTAATTGGTCGTTATATTTTTTCCACTCTTCAGAACCTCTTTCTAAATCCATGCGAGACATCTCAGTGGACAGTTCGTTGTAAGCATCTGCATTCTGGCGCGTTAGCTTTAACTGTTTACCAGCAAGTGAGATATAATCATCAGCATAAATTTCTTCACCTGATTTTTCACGAAGGTCGAGGAGCTGCTTTTCAGTATCAATCATTTTGGACTGGATATCTGTTGTCTGCTTGAACTGGTCTATGATATTGTCTAATTTGGATAGGTTGAGATCATGAATGGATTTTTGTGTTTCTAAAATTTTAGCATTCGTATCTTGAGCCTTATCATATAAGTCTTGATATTCCTTAATAACCTTCGCTAGATTTTCATCACCAACAGATTCGATCTCAATTGTACCATTCTGGACTTTATTAATGTATTCCTGAGAGAGTCCAAGCTTATTCGCATCTTCCATATACTTATCGTGCATTTGCTGGAGAATATGCATTTTTTCAGTAAGTACATCAATTGTAGTATGGGTCATAGAGTTCTTATTCCTGTAGCCAACAAGAGAATCGATGTTGTTTTTGAGCTTATCTACCTGGGAATCGATTACACTAATTTTGCGTTCCATCCAGTCAAATTCTGTTGGCTCTTTTTTCGATTTATCCTTTGAGCCAGAACCAGATTTTTTAGATGGACTACCTGATATTTTCGGTGCCTGGATAGTTATATTGGATGTAGCACGATTCATCTGTGCAATCAAATCTTCCATAACAGATTCATAGGTGCCGTGTCCATTTGCTACTCTATCAGCAGCGGCAGCAGCGATAGCAGCTGAAGCAGTATCACCATAGGCAGATGCAAGTTGTCCTAGTTTATCAATTTTACCCTGTACGCTAAGGTCAGTATTATTGTAGGCTATCTCGGCAGCATTTAATTGATATAAAGATGCTTTTGTTGTTTCGCTGGCTCCACTTTCGTCAAGCAAGGCCCAATAAGCCGTATTTGTAGCATCGGTAAGAGAATATCCGCTGGCAGCAAGAATCTCACTTGCCTGCGCTAATTCTTCTGTAACGATGGATGACGCATTAGTTATTCCTTGTAATTCTAGTTGAGATACAATAAGGTCACGGTTGGAAGTGTTAAGCCCATCCAGACAACCAGACTGGTATATGAATTGAGAGGACAGTGTATCAAATGCTTTTTGAATATCATCTACGGTAGATTCAGACGATGATAAGACAGATTCGAATGTATTGAATTGTTCCTCAGAAATGCCTAGCTGTTTGTCTGTTTTAAGTAAAGAACTTCGTAAGTCATCTACATCTGATATATCAAATGTTATCGCTGTTTTATCTTTGATTTTGCCCTTAAACTCATCGTAAAGGGAAGTAATCTTAGATAACCTATCTATTGTATCGGAAAAAGAGGATAGGTCAAATATTATAGGTGAATTTGTTGTTACTGACTTTTCAGCTTCGACTAAGGCATATATGTTCTCGCAGGTTTCTTCAGCTGTTTTCCCCGTTTCTTTTAGCAACTGATTATATGTCTCATTATTGGTTAACGTTGCTGGGGAGAGGGTTCCGGCCTGAGCCATTGATTCGAGTTCTTTTCGTGCGTTGGAGAATGTATCGGCGTTCCAGATATCGTCAAAAGCTTTAGATGCGTCCTTTCCACCACCAAAAATATTACTATATGCATCCTGTAAAGAGTTTATATACTCAATGTACGAAGAATCTTGACTTGAATCCAAATTCTCTTTATATGTTGTCAAGTCACCGACTGCTGATGTAAGTGTGTCTTTTAGCGACTCTATTGAATTGTCAAGAGTGGTTGCCTCTTGTTCCATATTCGCTAAAGCATCTTTGTCCGCAAGTGTATAATCCTCTGGATTGGGTTTTGAAATCTTAAAATCAACTATTTTCTTGTCTAATTCATTTTTTCGATTTATATATGATTCATAATCAGAAAGTTGCTGTTGAATAATATCTAATTGGTTTCCAGAGAAGATATCATATCGAGCTTGACCATAGTGTGAATTTCCTACATCAACCTGTGACATGTCCCAACCAGCGTATCTTTGATAAGAACCTTTTTTATCAAGGTATTCAATAGCAGAATCTCGCGCATTTGCTTCGGCAACATTTTGCATTGCATTTTTTAATTCAAACTGGCGTTCTAATTCGGCAGTAGTATCCTTAAGATTCTGTAATTCTTCCTGCTCAATAAATGTCAGATTGGGTTTGTCATTTAGTTCATCAATTCGCGAAGCTGATGTTTTTAATTCGCTATTTATAGAATCTATTGATGACTCTAGTTCGTCTAATTCGGATGCGGCGTCTATAGCAGTTTCGCGGGCTTCTTCGACCGATACTGTAAAGTAATCAATTGCTTTGACTGTTGCGTAAATACCTAAAGCGGCTCCAGCGGCCCAGAATAGTGGATTAGTTGCAATTGTTATACCTAATCCTTTCATCGCTGCGGTGAGTCCACCAGTGGTTGCGGTGGCTGTGGCTTGGGAAGCGGAGAGGGCAGCGGTAGAAGTGACTTGACCATTTTCTGCAACTGTCAATCCTAATATTGGAGCGATGGCCGCTCGTTGGGTATTATTAAAATTCTTACTATTTAAGATTGCTAATTGCTGTGAAGTTGATAGTCCTTTTAAGCTTTCAGTAAATTTATTTAGTGTATTAACCTCATTAAAAGTCCAACTTGTTAGATTGCCTAGATCTTTTAGATGCGTTATCATTGTATTCAGTTGCTAATCTGAAAACCATATGATATATTAACTTTATGGAGGTATATATATGTTAATAAAATGTCCTGAGTGCAAAAGAGAAATATCTGATCAGAGTAAAATATGTATACATTGTGGATATCCAATTACTAAAACAATAAAGAAATCTGATGTAAAAGTAAATGATTGTGAATGTCCATTATGCAAACAAAAATCACACGTTTTAAAAGGAATTGAAGATACTTGTGCAATATGTGGATATGTATTTAATTTTGAAGAGTGCAAAAATAAAAACCCAAATTGGAAATTAGGGGATGAGTCACAGTCCAATATTCCCCATTGTCCCACATGTAACTCCACCAACATAAAAAGAATATCAACACCAGCCAAAGTTACTAACATAGCCATGTTTGGTTTATTAGGAAATAAGAGAAAGAAGACTTTTCATTGTAACAACTGTGGATATGAATGGTAACATATAAAATGAGAGGATAATAATATGAATTATAATATCTCTGAAATATTAAAATATTGGATTTCTATACAACAAGTAACTAAACCTACACCAAATAAACATCCGTTTGAATGGGAAGATACTCATCAAACTTTATATGACTTCATTCCTATATATTGTACCGAAGTAAAGAATATTGAGGGCAACGAGATTCATTTTTTATTAGATAATGAAATATATAGAATTGACAATAATAATAATCTAAATGAAGATAAGGAAAATGGTGAAATAATTAAAGATATATATCCAATATATTGCACATTTATATCTAAGCCAGCTTTTAAACGAGCAGTAGAATACGCATTATATTCATCGAGATATTTTAGTATTAATTATTTTAATTTAACTGATAGAGTTGATTTGACCGCAAGCTATTTGTGGTTTGCAAGAAAAAGCCTAAATAAGTATAATATTATCTGGCTCTATACTTTATGTAGACAAATATCTCAAAATATAGATAAAACAATTTTAAAGGATCATATCAGTAAAGCTTCAATAATTGAAATATTACAAAAACTGCAAGAAGATATAATAATATGTTCAGAAGCTAATAATATTGAGTTACCAGAATATAGCAATAAAGGTAGTTTAGTTCTTCCGAAAGGATTTTTGTTTAATAGCAGTTTTAAATCATCAAATATTATTCAAAGTGAATATGATGTTATAAATTTACTTATGCATGAGATGATGTCAATAAAAAGTAGTCATTACATAGCAGTCTTCCGTGGAGAAGGCGAGCCTTTGTCTTTTGTGTGTAAGTAAATAAGCATCCTAAATGTCCTATCTGTGGTTCTACCAATATAAATAAAATTACCGTGACTAAACGGGTAACAAAAACTGCTGTCTTCGGTGCACTAGGGGCTATTGATGACGCAGGCAAAACGTGGCAATGTAAGAATTGTGGTAGCAAATTCTAAATATTAATAAATAGAATTTTAATCATTATTTTTAGTAAACAGACAAATAGATTCTTCCCTCATTTCATCAGCATTATAAAAAGGGGAAAAATTCCAAATAAGAAATTTATTAACATCAACTTCGACTTTTTCAATATCTATGCTCTCTTGATTGAATTCATTATATATTTCTTTTAAATGTTGTTCAACCATTGGATGAATTTTTACAAACAAAACTAAATTCCCCTTTCTGGAGGTAATATGACTGTATTATTAGGGTTCGCCACAGAAAAACAGGCATTGATTATGTCTGATAGCCGTGGGTCATATTTTAAAATGAATGATCCAACAAGAACCATATTAAAATATGAAGAAAACACAAAAAAGCTATATCAAATTACTAATAAATTTATATTAGGTACTGCTGGTTATGGGAATATAGGAAAGTGGATAGAAGATGTTAAACCATGTAATCCTAATAGTATATTCTATAATTTAAAAGATAACACTTATGAGAAATGGCTAGATTTTTTTTTGAAAAGGTTTCAAATATCTGATACACTAAAAAAAGAATATAGTGCAATTTTGAGCATAGGTATAGACAGTAATAGTCATATACGGATGGATGGATTTACTACTCTTAATTTATCACCAACAACAGCTATCCCACAAAGGAACGAGTTTTTTAGTAAGATATTTTTACCGCCAGACATTCCGAATAATTATGAAGATAAGTTCTCCTCAACATTACAATTGACAAATCATAAAATAGAATATTGTGAATGGGTTATAAAGAATATAGCAAGCAAAAGCAAATCCGTTAATAATATAATACAGAAATATGAAATCACAATGTAGTCCATCATGTGGAAGTGCCAATATTTCTAAAATTTGTTTAGTCAATAGGGCAATATCAGTAGGCGTGTTTGGCCTGGCAAGCAGTAAGATAGGTAAAACACATAAATGCAATAGTTGCGGAACAACGTGGTAAATATCCAAAACTTAAAAGTCGTAGGGAAAACAAACTAATAAGAAGGGTATTATTTATGGGCAGATCACAATTGCAAGGAACGCCCTGGCACTACGAATATGCAAAAGGGGATGGAACATACAATAGTAAAAAATGTGTGTTCAATATTGGACATTGTTCATGTAAAGCTTCATCAAATCACAATCATGAATGTGTTGCTAAGTTTGAATGTGAAGATTTTGAAAAACAAATGAGTTCAACAAAATATAAGGAAACAAAGTCCATTAAAACAAAACCACTTCAGAATGTAAAAAATCCTAAGCAGAAGCGCAAGAACAAAATTCCAGCAGTTTCAGTTGGTGATAATATCATTGTTGCTCATACTAAAACTAATGAAGAGATTAGTATTCCGATTAGAGATTCTAAGAATCCGTTTGTTGGTAAACAGCTTCATGAAGTTGCAACGATAAAAGGTGAGAAATATTCAGTTAGGAAGATTACAAAACCCAGTATGAAGACAAGAAAATAGTGTGATGTAATAGATGCAGACATAAAAACAATAGCATTGTAATAACTGCAAATCGGATTTTTAAGGAGACTAGAAATAGTCTCTTTTTAGTAAAATATTTAGATACAAAAAAGGAGTAGGTCATTTCTCTCTACTCCTATCAGTTAAAGCATTCAGTTTGCGGTCTCACCATACAAAATGGCTGACAATATAGTTCATCACTAAGGGGTGTATTCTTAATCTAATATAGATAAAAAGAGACGTAAAAACGTCTCTTTTTATAATAGTGTAGCTGGTCTTACAACTTAAAGTTTGCCTTTCTACAAAGGTCACATAAAATAACAGCTAGTCTTACCGCTTACACGTGCTCTTCTGTTAAGTTCATCTTATCATACCATTCGAAGAATGTCAATATGTTATTTTTGTTTCTGGATATCTCTAATGATAGTATATGTTCTTTAGGATTATATGATACTTTTAAATCATTTCGTCCAATAATTGACCATATTATCCTCTTAATATCATCAAAGCTCAGGTGTGAATAATCATCTAGCTGTGAAATGATTGCAATATTTCCATTATTATCTTCTGAAATTTCAAAACTATCCAAAGATTCTGCTTTATTATCTATAAATAGATTTGAAAACTTAGAATAAGCGCTAGTGTAATTTTGATAAAATTTTTCATAATCATTTAAGCCTTTGTCTACGGATAATTCTAAATATTCAATTATCCTACGATAAACAGCCTTGATTTCTGATGGCAGTGGTAGTAAAAAAGTTTCGTTATCGACCCATCTATTAGGAATTTTATCTTTATGGATAATCTGCATCTTGTCAATCCTAGCTATTGAATTAATCGACACTATTCTACAACATAATAATTTCCTATATTTTTTCCAGCGTTCTTTGGTAAACGAAGTAAGAGGAATGATATAATACATATCTTTATTTTTTATGCTTCTTAATATTAAAGAGGGATGTTCTCCAGCAAATTCAGCATTGTTTGTACCGTGTAAATCAACCGAATAAATACCAGAATTTATAATTTGTTTCATAGGTAGTTCCCCAATCATTAGTAATAATATATCCATTATATACCAATAATCTATATAATTCTACGGGAACATATGTACTTTGTGAGTGGTTGAATATTAGAACTCTGCTAAAAACGACATCATTTTGAAGCAGAGTATAATATAAAGCTTGAAGAAATCATGGTAATATATTAATAGGAAATAGTAACTTGTGTTATGGCTAAGTAACATGTACGAAAATAAATACCCCTCACCTGATGTACCCTCGTGGTAAAGATATCCGCTAAAGGGGGAAGAAAGAAGATGTTGCTTAATTCTATATTTGCCAATTCAGACATACATAAACTGCTTACTCAATTAGGAGCAGACCTGCACTATATCGGATACCGTTATGAATATGCACTACTACTTATAAAAGAAGATGAGCAGTGTATACATTCTGTTACTAAATGATTATATCCAGAAATCGCCAAAAGGTACCAAACATCGTAGCCAATTTCTTGCAATACTTTTTGCTTATCTTAGCAGAACAAAGAATCTGGAAGAAAACGTAGTATGAACGTATGAGCGGAGGGTTAACCTTGCTGTTGCATTTGTATTCATAATTTATAAAGGGATGTGCCTTAGAAGCATATCCCTTTTATATTTACTCGATTTTTATTCAGATAACTTAGCAATCGCATCCTCAACGGTAATGCCTTTTTCTTCGATTGCAGCTAAAAGTTTACTGAGTTTTTCTTCTTTAATAGCAGCTTCAATGCTTTTCTTTTTGCTTTTTAAATCTTTTAATTGTTCCTCCGTCGATGTGATTTTAATTTCTACATCCTGGAGCTGTTCTTCAAGTGTCATATTCTTTTTTGATCTTGCCATAATGATATTCTCCTGTTCTGTATTTTGTCTTACGAAATTAGTATATCACTATGAGAAGAACGTGTAAATGAAATTTAAAATCCATTCAGTTATATCAAACAGCATAATGGATAATGCTGCTAACAATATAGTATTTATGATAACCATAACTGATTAACGACATAACCTTGCCGTGTGGTTCACCACAATAAACTATGTTAGAACATACATTAACAGAACAACAAATATGGCTTTGGTGTTCTGTGAGGAATCATGCTCGTTGAACTTTCTCAACTCTTAGTACTTTTATCCCGACATTGCTTTCGCAATTGCTATCTATCGGATTATATAGTACGACTATACGTGAATTGAGTTAGCTGCCAGTTAGTTTCTTACCCATTTGATTTAATCACGCACTTAGACCGTATTTTTTAGTCATATGCATCTCACTCTCGACCATAGTTGTGCCGATTGATTTTTTTACCTTTCGGTTGCATTCACGCCTACCTTTCGATTACGTTGTAGCATAGTGAGCATTAGGGTTTCAGGCCAATTCGTCCTCTTTTTATTTTGAAACTTTCGTCCTACGGAGTTGATTTTGTCGCCAATATGACATTTCTTCCCACATAGTAGACCACCTTAAAAATCTAGGCAATTTTTAAGTAGCTCTTATTACAGAGCCAATCGAAGTTTTTAATAAACGCGGTAATACTACCGCCTGTAATTAAAGTTGGTATTACACCAATTTTGTCAATAACAGTATCCAATACATTAGTTAATGTGATACCGCTATCTACTAATACTTTTAAAAAATCAGAGTCGAAAACTGTAGAAGATAAGGACTGGAACGCAGCTTCTAGCTGTTGCGTTTTTGCTTCCAAACTTTCCATCCAACGTTCCTGCTCTTGCATTGCGGAACCAGCAGAATTAACAGATGCTTCATAAGCCTTTTCGATTTGTCCTGACTGGAAAGCCTGAATTAATGCTGAAATTTGGTTTCCGCGCTGTTTACCGGCTATTGTTTCAAGGAGCGCAGCCTGATCAACCTGGCTGATATCTGACCAAACTTTCGAAATACCTTTTAATATTTCATAAGTTGATTTGAAATTTCCATTCTTGTCAAATATGTTTACAGCTCCATTAGTTTGGTTAAGAATTTGAGTTTGAATTTTTGATATGGATTCTACATTCTCATATTCTTCACCTAGAGCCTCCAATTCGCCCTTCATGCCACGTACATTCTGTTACTTTCAGCATTAAAAATGCCTACTGACCAAATTTAATAATATGGCGACATGTCATTTCTGGCATGTTCTCACGTTTCATTAAATATTTAGATTATAGCGTGAGATCAGACTATATATTATCCTCGTTATTATGTAACAGGGGAGATAACTTCAGTGTAAACATTACTGTATACACCCTGTAGTCGTTACGGTTTCTGTTAAAATGTAATCTAATTTATTTTCTTTCATTTTCTTAATTAAAAAAGATTCCATATTGTTCTTTTCCCAATATGGAATCCTAATCATTATAATATCATTGCTTTTACAGTATTCATTTTTAATTTTATCTCTGATTTGAGTAATTACAAGATGTGATTCTGCTGTTTGCTTTGATGTATATTGAATTGGCATGTAATGCTGCTCTCCATCATATTCACAAGCAAAGGTTATATTTTTGTTATTATCATAAATAATAAAATCGAATTCTAGCGGTTTTTTATATCTACATTCCTTAAATCTAACTTTGCGTTCATAATTCAGATTTAAAGATGTTAGTATTCCTGCAAGTTGATCTTCTGATTTACTACTTGAACAAGCAGGACATCTAATATGTTCACTTAAAATATTACTTGCACAACTTGACCATTCGTGTCCACACTTTTTGCAACGACATTTGATTTTATCTTTTGATCTGGTATATGATTCTAACAATAATATATCCGGGTTATCTTTATACACCTTTTTCTTATAGATCTCTGAATTAGTTCTTCTACTTATTCCTCTTTGTGTTATACTACACTCTGGGCAATAATATTTGCCTTGGATTAAAGTCTTTGGCATTGTTTCAAATTCAAATCCGCATGTTTTACATCTGCATTTAATTTTTTTCTCGAATCCAATGTAATCAGATAATATCTCGATTTTCAACATATCTATCTTGTCATAATAATCAGAGATGTCTTTTCCTTTTCCTGCACAATATTTGCACCCATATTTTGCATTTTTCAGGTGGCTCCAGGTTATGTCTAAATCTCCCTTATCTTTATGAATTTCACATGAGCAAACGATATGAGTATCATGTTTCATACTGTACCTATATTTATAAATTAGTTTCAAATCATTACATTTTTCTTTTATTTCATAATCGGAGGCTTTTTTGCGAATAATAATTCCTTTCCGATTACATTTTAACAGTCTTACCTCGGTCTCTGATGTCCCCATCCTTTGACCGATATAGTTATCGTCTATGTTTTAATAAGTACATAGCATATTATTTTCATAATATGGAGGCTGATTAGTTAACCTCATACTAAGCACTTTAAGAGCATTTCCCATTTCTGAGGCATTTTGTGTGATTTCTGTGCCACCAGTAATCATGGCTAAAGTCTGATTTATGTCATTTCCAGCTAAACTCAACGCAGAAGCAGATTTCTTAAGACCTTCTCCTAAAGCGGCGGAATCCGTTGCGAATTCATTTCCGAGCTTATTTAACGAATCTACAATGGTAATGCTATCTGACGCTTCGATATTAAAAGATTTCATTGCAGTAACGAGATCGGAAACAGCGGTAGCATCATCAACCTCACCTACGTTTGAATAAATAGAAGATATTTGTGCTAATTCACTGGCCTGATCAATATCGAACCCCAATTTGGCCCAATCAGCTGTTTGTTCAACTAGTCCAGATATAGAACGTCCAAGATCTTGTGCTTTAGAAGATGCGTTATTTAAAAACTTAGTATATTTTTTCTCTGTTTCATCGGTTACTTTGTAGAGACTAGTCATTGAAGTATCTATGTTATATACTTCTTTTGGCATTCTCCTGAATAAATTCCACATCTCCATAACTGAGCCTGTGGCAATAGCCCAGCCACCAAACTTCTCAACTGCCTGTTTGAATTTATCGGCCCAGGATAATCCTAATTTATTCGCTGCACGTAGTTCTGCATTCAGCCCCTTGAACTGCGCCCTGAGATTATCAAAAGTACCTCTTGTCATGTCATCAGCAGAATTAAGCGTATTAATCCATTCAATGATTTGCTGCTTAGACTGTTTAGTCATGGCAGTATTTTTTTGAAGGTAATTGTTTAATTCATTGACAAAGGATATACGCCGATTATCTCCATTGGAAATTAACTCATTGGACTTTTGACCTTTGACTTGAGTAAGAAGATTTTTTGTTTTTTCAAGAAGCTTTTGGTATTCCTTTTCATGCTCTAGTCGTTCATCACCATCAGAGAATTTCATATCGTTATAAGCAGCTTCTAATTGTTTAAGTGAGGCACTTGCTTGAAGAAATAGTTCTCCACTATCAATTCCAAATTTACTTAACTGTTGCTGAAACGAATTAATTTGGGTTGAATATTTCTCTGTATCGATTCCGAGCTGAATTTCTTTTGACTTATCTGCAATTCTTTGACGTAAGTTATATTCTTCCTCAAGCGCCTTATTTACAGCCTTATCCTGGGCAAGTTGATGGCGTTTTTCTTCTGCTTGGCGTGCTTGTTCTGAAGATTCGCGTCCTTTCGCCATAGCATTAACTAGCTTTTCCTGCTCTTTAACAGCCTGTTTTGCTCCAGATTCAATTTCTTTATAGTACTGTTTGGCCCATTGGGTAGCTTGTTTATCAGAAACAGCATCTCCAAGTATATCTTTGATGATTCCTGATAGCGCTCGAAACTGCTTTTCGATATCAGCCTTACTCTTTGCAAAATTAGAAAAATCAATATCAGCTTGGATTTCTAATTTCTTTTTTGCTAAGTCTTTTTGAACTTTGGTTAAACTACTATCGTCAATAATAGCTTGAAGAAATATTTTGAAATTATCGTTCATTCATGACTCCTTCCATAATTTATTGCAATAAAAAACACCCTCACGAAAGGAGAGTGCTAATAAAAGAAGTATCAGTTTTGACACTGATACTCTAATTTGTGTTCTGTTTTTAGATGAATGGTGATATAATTTCTTTATTAAAAAAATGAGGTGAAAACATATGCTCACAAAAGAACAAGAAAATATTTTAAGATTCCTGCTATCATTACCGCGAGACACCAATAATCGAATAACAGTAAGCAGAAAGAATTATAATCTTGATTACTCACTTAAAAGAATTAATAGACAATCTGACATCTCAAATAAATTAATAGTTGTTATGACGGCAGAAATAAGAGTAAGTGTAGCGATGACTGTTTGTACTACCCATCCATATTTATACATCCAATCAAGAAATTTATCCATTTTTATTTCCTTTCTATGAAAAATTCTCAGTTTGCATCAGTTACAGACGAAATTGCAGTACAATAATTTTCTGCCGGAGTAATCACATTAATTACTTAATTAATACTTGGAATATGGGGGAGATGCGGATAGTAAGTAGTGGTAGACAGAAAGGGTGTGCCTTGAGCAAGCATATCCTTTTTGTATTGTCTCTACTAATGCAATTTACTTCATCCCAGGCATTCCGAGTGAGGTCACACAAAACTGCTTAATATCCTCTACAAACTTACCATCATTACACATATTGAGAACTGCGCCGAGGATTCCTGTAGCTCCGGTTGCATTGGTTACAACCTAATTCGATTTGGAGGTAAGGACAATTCAGGCAAGCCATTGGAATTAATCCAACATGTGTCACAATTGGATTTTTTACTAACTGTTGCATAGAAACCTGTGCCAGAGGCTCCGAAACGTCGGATTGGTTTTGTGGTCGATTGATTTTATAATCATTTTTCATATGTTCCATAATTACACTCCAATTATTCGTTTTAAACGGATGTTCCATCTGTTATATGATTGGATTAAGTGTTATAATATCTCTATCTGTGGCGGTATAGGTAGATAAGGAAATGCTGTAATGGAAACCATTTGCTCAATAGTTTCTGCCTGTGTTGCAGTCTTAACATTTGTATACACAGTCTACAGAGACAATAAGAAAAAGTAATGTAACATAGCACTACAGATGTGAGTATCCATTCATTTAACGAATTAGAAGAACGGTAGAAGACTAGTCACCTTCTGCTACACGCAACAATAATACAAACCCTATATCCGCATAAGTTCTGAGATATAGTTAAATGAATGGAGAAAACATTTACTTGACACTTAGATAATTAATGTTATAATTATCTATAGAGCAAATGGATAAAGTCAATACAGACTCAAAACCTTATCTTAGAGATGCAATCTGACTAATTGCAAATGCCTAAGAACTTACAGTGGAGAGAAGTAGAAGATGGCGGAGAAATAGCATCGTAGCAATACGGTGCTATTTTTCTACATAAAAAGGATGGAAGAGTAGTTAACTCAACCATCCATGATTTATTAGCAATTCTTAGCCATGTTCTTGAATACTTCCCAACGGGCCTGTACATTCTCTTTAGCAGCAGATCCGGAACCACAGAGATTCCTGTACTCTTCATTCTGTTCATAGCTATTGAAAAATTCCTTTGAGAGTACCATGTATTTATCTTTTCCACCCTTGTACTTAATCACCTTGCACATACCAGCAACAAACATCGGGATAGAGGTCTTTTTTAGATTTGGAATCTTTTCTGTAATTCTCCTATTAATAGAGTCAGCAGCGTTGATAATTAAGTCAATTACTTCCTGTTTGTTTTCTTGCTCATCAAACCATGTAATGAACGCCTGAATATCCTCATTCCTAAATCCAAATTCATGCTCTTTACTGTAACCAGATACTAGCATCATGATTTCGAGAATAAGATTGCGGTCTTCACTGTTCTTAAAAATGCCGGCGCTGAAAATTCTTTCCCATAGATTTGGCATTTTCTTTTCTTTCATGACTGGCTTTCCGTCTTTCATAATGACTTCACCAGCACGATTTTTCTTTTCAACTTCATAAGTATATCCATCAGCGTTTAATATGCTTAAAATCTGACCATACAATTCATCACTAATATTCACAGAGTTTTTCTGTGCGTTAGTGAGAGGTCTACCAGAATTCTTGCGTCTAAATAATTCAGTGATTTCTCTATTGGTAGCCTCGTGGTAGAAGTCGATGGGCAATTCATAATAACTAAGTTTGCTCTTTATTTCCTCGTCCAGTTCTTCAAACTTCTTTCCCCATAATGATTCTGATGGATAGAATGTTTTTCCTTCAATAGTAAAGGGGACATCATCTAACCTTTTTGATAAACGATACTCACCATTTACAAAATCGGCAAAATTGGTTATACGCTGAACGCCATCAATGACAGCATTATTTAATTTAATAACATCGCCAGTTGTTTCATCAACCATACTAACGACGATTGTAACAGGGTCGATTAGGTATTCACGCAACACACTATCAATCAATTCTGTTTTCTGTAGTGCATTCCACTGTCCAGAAGGACGCTGAAGCGGATGCTTAAAATTATACTTACCGTTCTTAACTTCTTTAGCCAAAGTAGGAAGACCACGACGTTTTGATTCTGACCTCATATTTATACCTCCATAAAAAATATCGTTAGTATTTTCTATTTCAGTATAGTCTATATATAAAAATATAGCAAGAAATTCTTGATGTTTATTTTATCTTTAGACCGACTTTTCTCAGATTTATTTTTAACAACTCAATCAGATTTTCATTACACCATTCAATATATGTAGACCAAAAATCTGGTGTAGATGTTTGATAATAATTAGCTCCATGCTGACTATTTGAGGCCCAGGTTACAACTTGCATTGCATTAAAATTGTTTTTATAATGCATACCTTCTACATCAATATATATTTCTGCCGAATTATTGGATAACAGTTGACCTGTGGCTGAATTTAGAAAAGCTTCGGTACGTTCATATACATTTGGATAAAATTCAGGATCTTTGTAATATTGCTCATCAATACATTTGGTAAGTTGCTTTTTTGCTTCTTCAACAGTGGCTTTTATGGCCTTATCGCATAATACCTGTATATAATTCTTTAACTCTACAGGCGTTCTAAATACTTTACTCGCCATTACAATACCTCTTGGGCATGACAAAGTAATGGCCTATAATCCAATAATACGGTCGTGGTTCTTCGTGAAATAGATAATAATTATATGCATCGGCTACGAGTATCCCGAGTATCGTAATGATAATCCATACTATTGAAAACGGCAAACATATCACACCGTCATAATTAAATGGCATATTGGAGTAGTCCCACATTAGAGGATGATTTAGAACTTTCAGCGCTTCACCGATAAACAGCTCAAAGCTAGTTACAATAGCTGACCCAATAAAACCTTGTAGAATTAAGTCAAGATTCCAAGATATTTTGTTGTTAATCTGATCAAAGAGCAAGAGGGAGATACCGCCAACGCAACCCATGAGAGGATAACTTACATTTCTATAAGTCACTTCCAATGCAATATATGTACAATATCCAACCAAAAAAAGTGTAAGTAATTTAGCCAAGATATGTGTCCATTTTCTTTTGTTCATATACTTAATCCCCTTTGATACTGGTCTCACCATTACGTTCGGCTTCAGCCTGGTCATGAATAATCTCCGCCAGCTTCTCAAGAAATTCGTCTTTCAATTCGTTAAGCGGAACATCCTTCAGAACCGTAAATAGATTGGATAGGAGAGTGGTGATTTCCTTCTGTTCTGCAATGACTTTTTCGATAGCAGTATATAATGTAATCTTTAAAATGATTTCTTTCTTCTTCATAATAAACCAATTCTTAATCATATATAAATCCTCCAATATTATTTTTTGTTTTTCTTTTCGAGTGCTTTCATTTTCTTTAATTCATCATATGGTATCCAACCGCCATGTTTTAGATTACGACAAATAAACACCAAATTTATATCAGGATATCGATGTCTAAATAATTTTCTTTTAAGCAAACTAACGGAATCTGGTTGCCCCTTGATGTCGTACACGATAAAAGTTCCATCAGAGTACCAAACATCATAATCACTAACATATTTTATAGGTAATATCTTTTCGCCATTTGTCATGGCGAATCCATCTTGAAGTACATATGTGACCTGGCGCTCAAATTTCGTAATTTCGCCACTTGCAAGCTTAGGCTCAATAACCTCTTTCATAAATTGCATTTCTGTCAATGAATCATATGTAATTCCTTTATATGTTCTTTTTTGCTTTCCGGCCTTACTTATATCTACGTTGTAAAGAGAGCGTTTTTTAGTTGCTATTCTTATCACCTCTTAAGATAGAAAGAACCCCACCAAATTTCTCTGGCAGAGTTCCATGTTATAGTTTTTATACTGCTACTGTACCGTAATATCCATTTTTACAAAGTAATTTACGAATATACTCTACTCCTTTTTTTGTAGCATATGTAGCTGGTCTATATTTGCCGTCTCTACATGGAGTTTCCACCACGTCAAATAACTTCTGCTCCATAAACCTCTGATATGGTATATTAATGGTACCCTTATAAAACATTACACCATTTGCGCGTAAGAACGAATATAATCTTTTTACTCCGATCTTTAATTCTTTAGCAACAATATTCATTTCCAATAAGCCCTCTGTGCTGAGTAGCATATCATAAAATTCTTGCAACCTGGCATTTTCAGCTTTTAAGCGTTCATTGCTACTACGAAGATCTTTAATGACTAATACTTTAGTTTCTTCGCTTAAATCTGGAAGATAATTATTTACAAATTCTTCTTCCATATCGGTTTCCACATATCCGCCTGTTTTATTAATCATTGGCAAGACTTCTTCAACAACCCATTTTCTAAATGGTTTACATTTTTCGGTATGCGCTTCAAACATGAAATCATATAACTGATTTTCATTCATAAAAAGTTGTCCATCGTGGACAACCGTTGAAATATCAGCGTTTTTAATAGTCTTATCGATTCTTTCTGTTCTTGGATACTGCTTGCCTTTGGCGGTCTTTGCATACCCAAGAGCCATACCTGTTGAATAAATTTCAAACATAGGTAAGCCTGTTTTTGACATATAAATGTCCTCCTTATTTTTTTCTAAAGCACATCATTGTGCAATTATCAGTAGATTCTCTTTTTTCTAAGATGTGTATTGTGGACATGAGTAGCTATCCCATGCCCACACATGCTTTAGAAATAGTGGTTAAGGAGTCCACTGATAATTACACAATCGTTTGGTATTGTCTCTCATACAGATATTCTCTTTTTGAGTTCTGAAAATACTAAAAGAACCTCAACCGTAGCCAAGGTTCTGTGTGAAATATGCTATGCTTCTAAAGACGCTTTTTAACAAATGTTCTGAATTGTATAATCTCCCAAGTATGTTATAATAATCCTGTGGTGGAATGACTATCCAAAAGATAGTTGTAGGAGGGCCAACGAGTAGTCAGTAAGGTCGCCAGAAATGGCAGGCGTTAGCCTATAGATCTCACTTAAGTACGGTTTTGATAGACTTTTCACATAGATATCAAATAAGTAAGAGGTGAGGTTTTATGGAATTCAGAATAAATTCTGTATTTATGGTTCTACTAATCGTTTTAGTAGCAATCATCAAGTACGCCTAATATCTGATGAAAGTTGGTGGGATTATTATCATCTTGGTAGTAATGATCATACTATCAGAACATGTTCATATATTGTAAAGAGCGGCTTCATAAGAAACCGCTCTTTCATATTTCAAACTAAGTAACTATGTCGTCATATTTCATTGGTAATGCTAAAACTTCAGGTTCTAACTTGTCGTGGTATATATCATCTCCGCCAGCGGCTACATAACATTTTCCAACTTCTTTAAAAGTCTTTAACCCTTCCCTTGAGACATAGCCTTGTTTGGTGAATTCCATATGTAACCGATACAAAGTGGATCGGAATGAAGAAATTGTGCGCTCATTATCCATATCAATATGGTCTTTGAGCATAGTCTTTATTTCTTTGACATCGTTATGTGTATCGGATTCATAAGAAGACAATAAGTCAATTTGCCTTTGCTGACGTTCTATGTTTGTCATAATTTCGCGTTTTTCCTTCATGGATTTTGTTTCAAGTTTCGTATTAGGAAACCATTTACAGAAGATCCCAGCAAATTTGTCAAAGCAAATAATCATCAAACCGAGTATAATGATTATACTAGCCCAATCATAAGAGAGCAGTTCTTTTAGTTCTGACATTTTTCAAGTTTACCTCCTCTCTTTGTATTACTCGACTAATATGAACTTTTTAAAATCTGGAGTAGGAGTATCCCACTGTGGTTCATATATGCCATCTTTATTTACCCAATAGTAAATATTCAGATTTGGATCTTTGGATTTTATGTAAGCAGACTTTGCCATTGAGCCGTCAGAAGTGAGATAGTATTGATTGCCTTTATACTCAATCCATTGACTGGAATACATATAACAATCTGGTCCGAACCAAAACCAACTTCCTTCGTATTCATACCAGGCATTTGAGATTGCATGACCAGCCGCATCAAACCAGCTCCAGCGGCCATTAGAGTCCTTATACCAGTCATTCTTTACATAGTCCCCAGTATCTCCAAGATAGAATTTCCATCCTCCATCTTCCTGATACCATCCAGTTTTGTTCTCGCTGCCGTCATCCTGGATGAATCGCTTGACACAAACAAGCCCTTTCCTCCAACCACCAGAAGCCCAGGAACTATATCTGCTTTTACAATAAGCATCCATATTCTTATAGGATGGTACGCCGCTGCCATGACCACTAATAATCCAGTTTCCGTTCGAATCTTTGTGATGAACCATCTCAACATGACCGATCCGCTTTGGCCTGGATGAGTCAGAACCTGCAAATAGTAACATATCACCAGGTCGCAGAATTTCCGGATTCTGTATAATACCATTCCTTATAATTACTTCTACAAACATAAGCTTGTTAGAATTATACATGCCGGCAGTATTCAGAATTCCAAAACTGTCACCTGCTTCTTTATAGGAATATGAGATGGAGGAACTACAATCCGAGTAGTATTTTCCATCCTTGTATTTTCTGAAGCAGTAATCACGTAAATTTTGGTTGTAGAAATTACGACCGATGATAGTAACATACTTGTCTACTACATACTGCCTTCTTTGTTTTGATGTTGCCATAAATTACTCCTTCTTATGTTCTGTATCTACGCCAAGAATTTTACCTAATGAGATAACTGATTTACTTACGTAAATTACAATTGCTGAGTTCATGATAAACTGTGGTGTCACTCCGATAGAAGATAAGTCAGTTGAGTCGAAGCAATATGCAGTCCCAACAAACATACCACATATGATTAGTGCCTTAATAACACCATTTACCAGTTTCTTCATATCAAATGATAAGTCTTTGGTTCCGATATTGTAATACAATCCTGCGCCTATATTCATAAGGATTGCGACTGCCAATATAGGTAGTGTTCTTATGATTTCATCCATGTATTATCCTTTCTTTGATTATGGAGAGTAGGAGACTTGACTGGCTATTGCACATACGCTGAGTGTCATGTACTCACAGTTACGTTATCTACTTTTACGCTCATTATCTTGAACAACCATAAAAAATCTTATTGATTCTTATAAAAATTTTTCAAAGCATCAAACAGTCTGTAATTTTTGTGATACTTCCAAGTTGTGATTCCATTTTCAGTCTTTATAAAAGTATAAGGAATCCCACATTCCTTCAAATAAAGATACTCTAGCGACCATTGGGTCGAATACTCTTTGTCAAATTTTATCTTATTATTGATACCTACACCCCTATTCTATATAGTAAAAAATAGGGACATAACGTACTTGTGATGGATTACAAGTGGTTATATCCCTATTCCTCATTATCCATCACTAAATTTTCATTATTCTTCTTTTGTATTCGATTTTTAATAGATTCCTTGGCGTTTTCTTTGTCATATTCTTCTTTAGAAACGACGGTATAGTTTCCTTTATTAAACTGAATATATGCAATATGTTTAATTGATTTATTAGTCGGAATCTGAATTTTTTTGTCATCAAATAATACTACAGAAACTTTATCATTTCGAGTAATTACGTTACATTCTTTTATCATATAGACCTCGCAAGAAGAGGGCATGTTACAGCCCTCTTGTATGACTTTATTCGGTTTCGTCTGTAAGCTCAATCATGTCAAGAACATCACCGTTCTCATCTACCAATGCGTCACAAGTTATTGTGATTTCGGCTGGATCACCGTCAGACGAGAAAGAAAGCTCCAGATTTCTCTGAGGACTTGCTTTGTAAGCAGTGATTCTCATTGGAACCAATTCGCCGTTTTCGTTCTTATCTAAGGTGGACATCTGAATAAAGAAGTCCTTTGGAATCTTCTTATTGTTAAAGGATACCTTCTGAACACCAGAAGTCTTTTCCTCTAAATATCCAACAATGTATGAAGTGCCTACAGCAATCTCAGAATCAGTTGTAGCAGTAAATACTTTATCAGCTAATGTACCTTCAATAGATTTGCCACCAAAATCACCTTCGGCGTAAACGAATACAGTGCCGACAATCGGAGCATTGGGAAGTGTTATCTTTCCTGCCTCAGTAGCTGCAATTACTTCCTTTCTTGTCAGAATTGCTTTGGTTTCGATTTCACCATCACTTAACATTGCATACACTCTAAATGGATGTACTTGGAATGTCATAGAGATAGTTCCATCAAGTGGGTTGTCAAATTTAATACATTTTCCACCCTTTTTATTTGCGTATACGGCATCATTTGAAAATCCCATAGTAGTAGTGTTACAAAAGTCAGCATACATCCAAGGCTGTTTTGTCTTATAATCTCTAATATCAAGATCACAGCATTGTCTATTCGCCATATTAATATCTGCCATTAAAATTCCTCCATAAAATAAAAAATCCACTGTTTGTACAGTGGTTGGTTTATAGTTACATATTGAGTTTTTTAATAAACCCCATAGGGTTATAATCTGAATACTTTTTGTACGAAAAGGTATTAGCAGCCATCATATCATTAAAATCGTGTTGACGTCCGTTTAAATATTCATTAAACATGGATATAAACTGGTAGTATGTCATATCCCAAACATTGAGAATATTGATTCCGACTTTATTATGAGTACAGTATTTACGTATCATATTATCAAGAGTATAATTCCCATCCATACTCTTTTTCTTTTTACTTTTTAAAGCATTTTCTCGAAAACGATTAAACATTGTTTGCGCAAGCTTTTCTGTCCCTTTTGCGAATTTGGGTTTTTCTTCCTCAAAGGAATTCATACTCAATAGACATCTCAATTCGCTACGAAAAGTATCGAAATTATCCTCCCCAATATGTCCAATAATTCGCTTTTGATTAGACACACTAGATTCATTTTTTACTTGATAATAATTAAAGACATCTATGCGATTCATGTCTTGATTGAATTCGATTTCATCCAGTATAAAAAAATTTATCATTGAAAAGAGGATACTAGGGTTGTCATAAAGAAGTATTCTGAATAAAGAAATGTCCTCTCTTAGTTTGTCATTTGACCCATCAAAAGTGGTTTTAAAGGATTTTAAATATGATTCGAGTGTCATATCTAAGATATTTTGAAATAAGGCAAATACTTTAAATGTGATGGTACGGATGTCTCTTAAGGTAGGACACTTAACAGTACCTATTCCATCAATGTAAAAAGGCTCATTACACAGATAATCAAAATTTGTATATAAACTTATTACTATCACCTCTTTGATTTGAAATCTGGAATGGTAAAAATCATTTGCCTACCATAGAACTGCTTATTTGATGAACTTATATATGTAGCAGAATCCAAATGAAGTTTTCCTATTCCAAATTTTTGTGAATCAGACAGTGCTCTTTCAACCGCATCAGCCAAAATATCGGCTTTAGTGCCGAGATAACCTTTCTTAGAATATCTCATACTGCTTTTATTACAATAAGCCCATACAATTATCTTCATGTCCTTTATTGTTCCTGTTGGTATTCTGGGTACATCTACCTCGAAACACAAATATGAGAGCACCTCTGTTTGAGTCTCATCTATATAAAGAGTAGGGAAGACTTGCTTATAAACTATCCCATAATCATCGTCATCCTCATCGTTTCCCCAGACTTGTTCTTCTGTATATCCTTTACCAAGTAAAATCTCCATAATATCATCTGAATTTAATAAAAGGGGTAAAATGCGATTTTTTACAAGTCCAATATCTTTTAATACTGTTTCTGGCATTAGTACCTCCTTATAATCCATCTATAATCGAAATTTCAACTTTGGTAACAATAATATCATCAACAGACACAGATAATAAAAAAGAACAGTCAATTAACTGTTCATCGTCCACTTTCAATTGTATTCGCTGGCCATCTATCACTTGTTTAACAGTGTACTCACTATCAACTTTCCACTGAAAGTTCTGGTCTATAATTTCATTGCCATCCTGGTCAATAAATATAACATTCCATGACTTAGCCCTTCCGCATCGTAGCGTATTACCGCCCGCGATCACAGCCGATAAATCTGTCGTTTCATCTGGAACTGGCGGTTCTGGCGATGGGGTAGGAGAGTGGTAGTCACAAATCCTCAGTTCCTGATTATCAGTAATCGGATTTAACTCAGTTTTATCTGCTATAAAACTTAGGATACCACCATGCGAATCACCGTAGTCATATAAAATATCATCACTGCGGGTAACTTTATATACTTTTGTTGGGGTGGTTTTATGCTTATCAATAAAAACCCGCTTACCATCTAATTCCAATACTAGTTCATCATCAGGAAGTAGTAATGCAAATGTATTAGATGATAATGTTATTGTACTATTCCCATTTTCACCCATATCATATTTTGATGCTGAAGTTCCATTGCACCATCGTTCAATGATGTCACCAGACGAATTTTGCCATCTAAGTTTATATTGGCATAAAACCATTGTGGCTTTTTCGTAGATACCGTTAGTTCCTGGATAGCCTGTGATTAACCAATATCTATCTTCAAAATATATATACATTCCGGCTTTTACCGTGCCACAACTGAACAACCCAACTCGTTCCATAGACTTAAGCTGAGTATCAGCCGTGTTCCCTTGTATAACGCAACGTATTATACTGGAGCTTGAAAGGTCACTATTATAAAGTATTACATTGGACGCAATATCTGTTTGAAGCATTTCATAAAAAGCATCATCTTTATAGTCGATGAATGATTCATTCTCGTACCCTCCTGTTATATTTGGCCTTGTATCAGGCATTAAAAGATACCATTCCTGCATTTGAAGCCTCCTATATTAGTGCAGTTGGTAATTGATTACCAACCATTTCTCGTGCCTTTTCTCCAACATATTCTAGGTGCGATTTTTCGGCAGTCTTGGCACCATTGCTTCCATCTATACTTATATCGTTTCCGACTATACTGATTCGCTTATTTGCCAAAGATACTTGTCTCTCTTGATAATATTCCTTCATAAAGACAGACAGAGTATCCATAATATAACTATCAAGTTCTGTGTCAAATTCTAATAGTTCTTTATCGAAATTCAATGGGTCAAGTTCAATAGAATATCTTCCTATCGCTTTTTCTAACCAAACCATCTCAAGAGATTCGGGAATTACGTGCTTATCAACAAAGCTTGATTCAAAAAATCTGATAATATCAGAAGCCGTTGTGTTTCCCATCGAATCACCTCATTTCTATCATGGCTTTATTCCTGTGTATTCAATGCAGAAGGCAATCTTGTTATAGTCATTAATACCCATATCTTTAACTTCACTCATAAGAAAAGCCATTTCTGCTCTAGTGACAATACTTTTCTTAATATTATCTTCGAAAGCCTTTTGCGTTTTCAAATCAAAAATTCGCTTGATTTCTTCATTTGTCAGGACATTCTGCTTACTGTTTTCCTGGTCAAAACTTAATTCATTTCTAGTATAATTATCATCAATATACCATGTTGCATGACTGCCTAATCCATCAAGTCCAGTTAGTAACTTATTTCCATTCTGTGCCTGCGCAATAATTTCCTCACGAGTTAATAGCACGGTCCCTTTGGGCGGAATACTAATATCACCTATTGTAGTTTTCCTTTGTGCTCCGGTAGCCCATGTAGCGATGCTTTTCACTGTCACTTTCTTATCTAATCGGATTTCTTCTTTTTCAGTTGTAACTCCAGCCAAAATACATACCTCCATATCAACTATTTTAAATATTTATCAATTAATCGAATGTTTTACTTGCTTATATAATGCAATTACTTTATCTAATTTTTTTGATTTTTCGAACACATAATACCTACATTTTGTATTGCTGTTAACACCAATGTTTAAGTATTTGATATCAAAAGCAGCAATAAAGTGATACATTTTCTTTGAATAGCAATAAAAGTAATTACTCATTTTTCACCATGATTTATAGTAGGAGAGTGCAAAAGCACCCTCCTATAAAATTATATAGTAGTTAAATTTGTATCTCCGAGCAGTCCGATCATATACTCTCTATTGGGAGCTACTAAGGCACCTACTTCTAAATCGAACCTGGAGATAAGCTGACCAGTAGTGACCTCTTTACCACTCATGGAAGTAAGTCCACCACGAGTAACAGTGTAAATAGGAGACTGGCCGCCAGTAGGAATTACATAACCAATACCAGTAGGAAGCATTGTGGAAAAGTTAGTACCATCTGCGTTCAGATGATACAAATCATATTCATTGGGAATTTCAGATAAAACGGAACCGTTATACATGCCCATAAGACCAGTAGTATGAATCTCATTCATAACTGCTTCAGAAATGCCGTTTATAGAAGGGGTAACACCAGTATATCCAGCAAAACCATTAAATTGCGAAATCAGTGCATAGTCACCAGAAATAGTTGGTTTACCAAAACGCCTTACGTTGCTGATTACTCCGTCAACACCACTCTTGGTAAGACCAGCGCCTTCAAAGAAATACTTCACTCCATCTGCATTCTTAATGGCATTATAGATTGTTTCAATAACGTATTTTGCAGCCTTATTCCTAATCTGCACACGGACCTGATCCTGTAATTCATTTTCGTCAGACATATCACCAAGTGCTGCTTTTCTATAATCAACAGCATAACCGCCAGAAATAGTAGTAGTAGCGATTGGCTTTCTTTCCTTTCTGATTACAGGGAAAGTAACATCCTGCCCTAACGCCTGCATGTTGGCGTTGATATTGGCAAATACAGGAATCTCAATTTCGCAAGATTCGTTATATCCGATAGCTTTATAATTTCCGTAAATACCCAGAAGCTTGATTTCTTTCATCAGAACAGGCTCCATAGCGAATCTACGAAGTTCATTCAATTCAGAAATGGCCGTGCTGTCACCACTGGATGCCTTGGAATTCAGTTCCATAATATACTTCGCAGCAACATCTGCCTTTTTCCCATAAGGAGCTAACTCCTTACCATCCCTCATCGCAGAAAAAATCTCAACAACTGCTGATTTGCCATTAATCTTGCCGCTCACAAAATCAGCATCTTTACGTGCATTATTAAGTTCAATAATATAAGACATACTCTTTATCCTCCTTCAATTAAGCGTTAGTTGTGGTGTATTCAACAAGAGCACCAACCTTTTTACCACAAGCAACAATGACATCGTTTATTTCGAAATAAGTACCAGTAGCGTCCGCCTTCACCTCAAGAGTTCCGTCTGCTTTTGAAACGAGCTTATCGCCCTTTGCATATGTAGAAGGTAATGGATATCCATAGATTTCAAATTTCTTAATCTTAGTTAAATCACCTACCCTAACATGGGAACCCTTGGAAATTGCATACTCAGGCATGTCTGCATCATCACCAACTTCAATATTCATAATTGCTTTAGTTGCAGTTGCCGCAGGTGTAAATTTTTCTGCATCAACGCTGCCGAATGTACCATTATTCATCGCTGTATCAATAACTGCATCCTCAAACGGATATTCACCGTGCTCAATCTGGCCAATACTGTTAAATTTAATCATTCCAATAATCCTCCCTTAATTAAAAAATGTTGATGTCTTCATCTGATACGGAATCTTCTATACTCATTTCCGAAAAGATATCTTCAACATCAACTTTGTTATTCTTGTTACTATTCTGTTCTGCAATTCTAAGCTCTTCTGCCTTTGAAGCCTGTCCGATTCCGGCGTAGATTTTAGATAAAATATTTTCTACATTTCCTTCAATCGGGTTTTCATTAAAGGAATTAATTTCAACCTCGGCATATTTGCGTTCATCATCGGTAAAACCGGAAATAGCAGTGTTTAGTTCTCCTAGTCTAGCTTTAGCCTTTAGTTCACCCAATTCCTTTTCAAGCGCCTCACGTTCTGCCCAATAAGATTCACACTCTTTCTTTAAATCATCCAATGCTTTCTGTACCTGTTCAACAGTTGCATTTAACTCAACTATTTTTGCATCCTTATCAGTAATTAAAGACTCCTTTTCTGAAAGCTGCTCATTGAGTTCTAAAATCTGGGTTGTAAATTCCTTTTCTTTGCTATTAAGCTCTGAAATAGTAGTCTGAATTGCAGACTTGACTTCATTCATATCAAATTCCATATTTGATTTTTCCTCCTTATTTCCTTTTGAATTATTTAGTTCTAATAGTGTAGAAGATGGGTCTGCCGGATTAATAACCATATCCCAGCCAGAATGGATGTATTCTGTTGGAATCCTACCTTTCTCTATCCATCCCTTTTTATAGATGATTTCCTTATTGTTTTTTGTCCTGAAAATTTCAATACTTCCATCTATAGAACCGCCATTTTGTAATTGTTCATGTAAAGAACTTACAAACGCAGGGTAGCACATCTCATCAAGAGTTCCTTTAGCGCAAACACAGCGCTTGACCTCTCCATTTAATACAACATCATCTATATATCCTTCCGTGCAATGTCCAACAACAGTGGCATTTTCAAATACTGGTAATCCATCAGATATACCAGTGTCCCCATGTCCGGATATCATTGTTCTGTCCTCATCAATAAACTCAACACGAACGCTCATATCTTTGATACTGTCAAGCGTATTAGCGGCATATTCCTCAAGAAATGTAATTCCATTCTTGTTATATTTAGTTCCGACATCATCTACTACACAATCAGGAGGTTGTAACTCGTATAATGTAGCTACAAACGGCCTTCGACCATTTTTATATTGTTCAGACGATAATTCAAAAACAGCCATTTCGACCTCCTTCCTATAATAAAAAAGAACCAATTAAATTTTGGCTCCCTAATATATATCATTATTTTGTTGATGGTTTTGGCTGCGCATTGCTGCCATTTGCTTTTGTTTGAAGCGTTGATGGGTTGCTGGAGTCCGGATTTTCTGGACGCCCGCCATCCTTATCATCTTTAGATAAAGTATGACTTGTTAGATGTGGTTTATATTTATCAAATATCTTATTTTCAACCTCTTCGTCAAGTATGTTAAAATAAACATCTGGATTCACTCCAGTTGCAGCAATAAGGAATGTATATGAGCCGCTAGCTTCCAAATAGAGATTTTTCATCATATCAAAGAACTTCTGCCTATTTACTAATGATGTTGGTAAATAGTATACTTCTACCTTATTACGCTTATCCTGAATAATATTTTCATTTATTACATAATTCAATTCATTCTGAAGTTCTTGTATCCATGTGTATATTTGTGCATTAATAAGCTCCAGATTGTTTTCTTGCGATGAATAGTTGCCTGATCCTGAACCATTAAGGAGAGAACTAGCCATACCCAAATCCAAAGCAATTTTGTCTGTTAGATTAGCTTCGTTTTTTTCGTCAAAGATATCAGTTGTACCCACATCGAGTGCATCAATTTTTGTGCCAGCTGATACTGTAAAGAAAGAAGTACCACCACGGTTATTTTTATTTAAAACTGCGCTTTTTACTTTATCATGCTGATCCTGCTGTTGAGTTTTAGTAAGAGCACAACTTCCTTTATCTTTACCTTCAGGCAATGTTTGATAGATTATTTTGTTATTAAGTTCTCTTAGTACATTCCTTTTTGTATCGACAAATTCATCCTGATACAATATGTCGGCGATAGCCGCTATTGCAAGTGGGCGCCCCCAAGGTTCACTTGTCTTGCATTTTATCTTATGTGCGATAGTATGTTTGTTGTCTAACACAATCCAATTGCTGGATGATTTATTGCCTTTCTCCCAGGAAGTGTAAGCGTTTCTGATTTCAGTAGGATACTTTTTGAGTTTTCTTTTTTTATCTTCATGAGTAGTACATTGCTCATCAAAATATCGTAAATTGAAAGCTAAGACATATCTGCTGTTTTTCCTTCCTACGATTTTACAATAATCATATGGCAGCGGAACCAGTGATGCGTTTAGTCCTAAATCGCATATCTCTACAATGTTTTCTACATCGTAATCAGTCATGGCCCGTGTAAAATCATTTACTGAATTTGTTGTTTCAAAGTAATAAAAGCAAATTCCTTCATTCATATCAGTAAATAAAGCATCTCTGATAAACTGCTTATCATTAATTCGTTCAAGTGTTGATAACATCAAATCCTTATTCTTATTTAATCTTGATTTACCAAATAGACGTTTTTTCCCATATACAACCCGATCTAAACACGGCATGGATACCATATAGTCAATCGCATTTGTAACAACACCTTCACTGTTATATACAAACATTGCCAACTTTCGTGTTATGGCATGATTTGTTATTGGGTCCTTTACGATACTTCTGATTTCTTCTGGAGTAAATGTAGAGTAGATATTGCAACCGAAAAAAGAATCTAAATCATTAATTGGAACAGTACCAAAATAACTATTGAATTCATAATCTTTACTGGGAATACTGGAAGAATTGTTTTCAGATATGTTACTCGAATTTGTATCAGTTTTATTCTTGGGAGGGCGACCCCTCTTGCGCTTTATTTCCTCTGGCATGTGTCGCCTCCTTTGTCAGTTTATTAAAGTTGTGTAATCATAATCATTAGAAGAACCAAGTAAATCCAATTCTAACTGATCAATAAAATACGAACCATAAGAAAAACTGGTATATCTATCTTTACGGTTACTGCCTTGTTCAAAAATTTTAATAATATTAGTTTGGGGAAGCTTTTCATATTGTAAGTCAGCGCATTCGCTAATCATCGCTTGTGTTTCTAAGAATGGTTTTTCCAATTCTATCTGAGTGTTCTCATCAAAGGCTTCTATATAATCTCTGTTATTATTTAAAATATCTTCTTTTGCAACATTATAATTGATTAAAAAGTCGATGCGATTCTCAACAAGAGCTTTTCTGAAATTAATTGCAATGTCGCTATTAAGTGTTTGCGTTGCATTGATTAGATATATACAAGCTTTGGCATTAGGATCCTGGCAAGCATTAGCGTATTTATCATCATTCATACATTTTAGTGGAGGGTATTCAACACCACGCTCTTCGTCGTATAATACCTTTTGCAAAGAAAATACTATTTGCCCTCCGCCATTTCTAGCATCAACTACAATATAATCACCATCAAAATCCTCATAAAGCTGTCGAATTCTAATTGCCTGCTTTGTCGTATCACCAATTTGATTTGATTCAATATATGGGTATAGTCTGCGATAACCTTTCTTTATTTCTATAACATTATTATCATTTTCGTAAGTGATGGATTCTGGAATGGCACGGATACAACTATAAACAGAGTTATCATTTTGACTTCCAGGAACAAAAGCTATATCATTTGATATTACTCTAATTTCATTATCTTGTTTGGTAATAAAGTACTTATTTTTTTTATTACTCTTAAAATCAATGGCTGTTCTTGGATAAAATACCTGTTTTAATCTTTGACAATTCATTAACATTGAATATGTGAAATATGAGGATATAGAATCTTTTACTCTCAAATTTAAAAACTCAATTTTCCATGTCGTAGGATCTTGTTTTTTCTTTTCTCTTATCATGTACTTCATGGTTTTTAAATTGTGTTTTAAGGTTATACTTTCATCAAATGCTAAGAATATAGAACCATCTCTTTTTATCATTCCATTAAAAGCCTGATCTACAATTTTCCACATCCAATGTCCATTATCTAACCAACTTGAACTTATATATATATCTATAGGCTCTTCTTGCAAAACTTTATTTTCGGTATAATAACTATTGAGCATATATTGTGGGTTGCGTGGCGTTTGGAATGGTGAAATAATAGAGCCATCAACCTTTTCTTTGATTTGTCTAAATTCTTCCCTAGCAGTTGCATTACTTCTAAGTCCGCGGGCGTTCTCGTTAGCTACAAAAACACTTATTTTAGAACCGTTTTTAAACTTCACATATATGTCGTTGTCACTTGTACTCCAGGTTAATATCTCATTCCTTAGCGGCTTACTCCATTCACATAACTCATCAATTATCTTTTCTGAAACAATTAATTTTGCTTGCTTTTTTGTGGAACTACCTATTCTAAACTTAGTTCCTGGGTATAAAATACATCTGCAACAAGCATATAATGCTACAATAAAAGATTTCGCATCATTTCGACTTGCAACTATACAGATAAAATTTGAAATACCCATTAAATATATTGATATTAATTGATACTCATGGAGTTTCAACCTCAAATAATCTAGTACAAATCGATGCATATTTCTACGCCAAAATGTACACCAAGCAATTACATATAAAACATTCTGTTGATTGCTAAGAAAATGAGTTGAAGGAAATTTTTTGTATAGACTTAATTGGTTTTTATCTGCTGAATCTGAAATCCTATTCATCTAAGTCACCCAACTCATCATCTATATCTTCATTTTCAATATCAGGAACATAATATTCCTTGTCTCTGGTTGTGCTTCCGGTAATGATATTTTCAATTGGTCTTGTAATATGACGATCAATATAATCACCCAACTTGTCCCAATCATCATATAGTTTTTTGTCCATATAGAATTCTTCAGGTGTGAACTGTGAGATGATTCCTAATGTAACACCAATAGCTTCATCATTACTAGAATCCTTTTCTTCTACAGTTTTTAAACCAGCGTTAGTAAAGGTCTTAGAGTATTGTCCAACCAAACTACTATATTCTTTAGAGTCACCAGCTTGCAATGCACGTATCATTAGCATATTTAGACTACAAAGAGATTTAATAAAAATTTCTTGGTTATTGTCAGCGTTAGGATTATTCTTTTTAAGCATTCTGTAATGCTCGTCCAAATTTTTATAATCTAATTCAGTAAATCCCACACCCCATCTGTCAACGGCAGAGGCAGTAATTGATAGCTCTTTGACCTTTACATCATCTTTTGATTGGACAGTTTCGTGTTGCCTGTTTTCATAATCATATTTCATGGAATCAAAATATGTTTTTCTTCCACCAACATTAAGATTCTTCTTTGCAGCATAATTAGAAATTCTTGATCTATCAGATGATATTTCCCTCGCGCATTTTAATGGCTCAATATCGTAAACCCAGTCCACTTGTTGACAAAAATGTTCTATAGCGTGTTCTTCATTGTTAGAATAGAAAGCAGTAAGTAATATCATATATTTATCAGTACATTCTTTGCACCATGGAAGAAATCCGTCATTTGCTTGAAACAATGGACTATTTGACTTCTGAAAATTAGTCTTCTGTTGAGAGTTGAACCCCTTTCCACAACAGTAACATTTATATTTATGCTTTGTTGGGTCAAACTGCTCAGCTGACCGTGGAATCTTAAATTTTACTGAAGGGTCTATTATTTTGGGTGAGTTCATGGACTCACGTATTAATTCTTCTTTTGTTTGAGCCAAATGCTCACCACCTTTCTGATTTATATTAACAAGACACTCGCTATTGGAGCAGCAGTATCATAAACACGCCCCGCAGGATTCGAACCTGCATAAACTCGATTAAAAGTCTAGTGCCATACCATTAGGCGACAGACCCATGAAAAATAGGAGAGTAGTAGCCCTCCATAATTACTGGTTCGCACTAACGTAGCGAGGCACGAACATCCCCACACTTATTATGGCAGTGGTCAGCCTACAATCCGGGATGTCGGTGGGATTGAATTTTCTTAAATGTCTATGAATAGTTGTTATTTTGTGTTATATTTATGAGTAAGACATGGAGGATAAGATGGATAGGATTTACGAGATTATCAAGATAATTATCCCGGTGGTAATCACAGGATTTGTGACCTATTGGGTAACTAAATACAATAGGTGCCCCATCGATAAAATAGCAATATCATACAATAGAATTTACTACCCTTTATTACAAGTGATAAAGAGCTCTGAGGGGAAAAATTATAAACTAATTCTTGAAGAAACTAAAAAACGACTGCAAAAATATAATAAATATGCCAGCAGAACAACAATAGCAGCATGTAAACTGTTAGAAGATAATATTGACAGCAAAAATGCAAAAAATTGTTTACGGTTGTTAGAAGATGATATCTACAAATATAACAGTAAGTTTAGAAGAATGTTAGGATATCCCGAACCAATGTTTATCTTTATGTATAAGTATTTGTCTAGCTATAATAAGGCACTGTTTACTTTTTACGTATCGATTAGTATATGTGTTTTAGCAATATATGCATACGGAATATTAGAAGCATTTCCTGCCTTTACGAAGATACTATTATATATCATTATTATAGGATTCATTATATTGTGTATAAGTGTTTATATGATAGCATATTACAATATTAAATATACATTACAAAAGTTAATAAAACCTAAAAAGTAAGGCAAATGATTTTTTGTTAAGGAGGTATAAATTGATCAATATGAGCTTTAAATGGGGAATCTAACTGATTAGACAAACGCTTCATCGGACTCATCATCAGCATCATTTTTGATAATGTAGTGATTCTTGGTGGTACTAACATCTTCATGGCCCAAAAGCTTTTGAGCAACTTCCGCTGATTTATGTTCACATACAACGAGATTGGTAGCTCTGCTTTCACGGAATAAATGCGGATGGCAACGCCTATTTACAATTTCTGTAAACAAACCACTACACCAGTCATTGAAAATACCTTCTCCGACCTGACGCGTATTACCATCCTTTGTTTTAACAACAAACATATAGGGACAATCATCTTCACCACGGATTTCAAGCCATTTTTTTAACCAGCTCATAGCGTCTTCACCAAATTTAAGCTTTCTAGGCTTACCGACAACAGATTTTCCTTTGCAACGAATAGTATGAGTTAGATACTGTTTTGAGATGGCTGAAGTCTCCTTGCCATTTTCATCAATAATTTTAATTGCTTTTTCTTTCGCAGGATAATCAACAACCTCTTTTAAAAGTTGTCTTGCTTCGGCACGTCGGCAACCTGTACTATAAGAGAATACTAAATAAGCCAGTTTTTGCCACTCTTCACGATGCTCTAATTCCTGGCATAAATTTAAGTACTCATCAGGAGTAAGAGGTACTTTTTCATGAACGTATCCAGTTTGAACGACTTTTAATCCAACAGTGAAATTTCGAAACGTAGGGTACTCTTCTTCATACATCATCATTACATAATTACAGAACGTGCTTACACATGATTTTTTAAACCGTATTGCAGAGTCGGATAATCCACGATTTGTAAGCCAGTTCAAATATTTCTGAAATTCTTTCTTCTTGATTTGGGTAAAATCCTTATCTTTTAAGTTTTCTTTTACCCATACAAAAAATACCCGTAATCCGGAGCGGTAAGCAGGTCGAGTTTTTGCGGAAAGGTCGGCTTGATTATCAAGATAGTCTTGCACCATATCCTTATTAAATTTGTTGACTGTTTCCCATAACTCATCTGTGATTTCTTCTGATCTATCTGCTATTTTCCCATCCAATAATCCCACTTCCTTTCAATTAATTCAAAAGCTCAAATCTGGTTTAGTGCGCGCACCTTCCCAGTAAAAATCTCTAACGATTTTTGTCATTCAAATAGCACCATGAGATTTGACCCTCACGGTGCCTATAATTTTACTGAATTTTCTCTAGCAATTCTCGTACTGTAATCTCTTCACCAACTGACATACACTGAGCCAGTCGATAGGAGAGTGTATCAATCAATATTTCCACCTCATCAGAGGTTAGGTCTATAGTCTTTACTATTTCGTCGTACAACGGTTACTCACCACCATTCACGGCCTTCTTTAATGCACTGGCAGCTTTAAATTTAGGAGCCTTAGAGGCTTCAATCAGAAGGGATTCACCAGTCTTTGGATTTCTACCCATATGTTCTGCGCGTTCTGTAACTTCGAATGTTCCAAAGCCAACTAAATGAATCTTATTACCCTTTATCATTTCATCTTTTATGACGTCCATAAAGGCTGCGAGGGCCTTTTCAGCAACATTCTTATTATCTTCCATCTTCTGAGACATAACCTTAATCAAATCGTTCTTGTTCATATATTGTAAATCCTCTCATAATTTAATTTTGTAGTAGGAAAGCAGTAAAACTCCCTTATTCTGAAATTTTAACAATACCTATCTCAAATCATGTACTGCGTTTCCGTATCAAGTACAGATTGGATAATTTCTTCGGATAGACCAGTTTTATCCATGATATACTGAACAGTCTTTTCAAAATCCATCACTATATTAGTATCCATGTATTCTCCTTTGATATAAATATCCGACCCCATAGGCAAAGGACTTCTAAGCCTTACGACCAACTCCCATTCAGGAACCCAGCTCACGAGTCGGATAAATAAAAATTTGCGTTAATTCAAAATAATCTTATGTGTTTCGTCATGTCCATAAAGTTCATGAAATCCATATATCTTGACAGAAGGTTTACTTCCCTTCATCAATGAATCAGAATAAGGATCGCTTCCGACGAATGATGGAGCAACAAGTATCTCTGCATCATTACAACAGCCTTCACAGCTTGTAAGTTCTTTTCCAGAGTGATAATGCCCCAAAATTACATAGTCAGCAAATGAGCGCCTAAGCATTGATAGATCCTTCAATGATGATTCAATATTCTTGATCTGATGTCCATGTATTGCGATGATTTCAAAGCCTAAAATCGGTATTTCGATATATTGTTTACCTTCTTCAGCTAAGTAGATATTAATTCTCGTATTATCCCTGCATAAATCCTTGATGTAATTGCCGATAAGGTATTCAAGGTCTTCATCCATCATCTCATTGGCCTTGCTGCCAAGAACACGTAACTGTGTATGATTTGCCATAGGCGTATGATAATACTCAATAGTTGAGTATGCTGACAACGTATTAAGGAACATTGCAAACAACCTGCTAATATCCACAGTCGCTTTAACTATGGTGCTATCATTTATCCGCAAATCGTTAAGGCGGAGGACTCCCTGGATCATGTCCCCTAATGAAACAATATGTAATTTGGAAATATGCTTATCCTCAATGAAAGTAATACACTTATTCGTAAGACACTCAAATCGCTCTTTTGCAATTTCTGGGGAATATTCATTGTTTTCACTTACAAATTTTGCTCCATAATGTACGTCGGCTATAGATAAAAGGTATTCATGCTCGTAATCATCTGACACATACTCTAATAGTGGATTAAATTCAGGTAATGGAAGTGATTTGCACAAACTACCTACATATTCGAAATACATCTGGTGCCGCGATTCATTCCTATCAACACGGTTTCGCTCTACATTTGCAGTCTGTAATTTAATGCGCTCTTTACGCATCTCAGAAAGCTTTTTATCTAATTCGTTTTCTTGGGAATATTTTACAGGATTTGAATAGATTTTATTTTTCAGATATGCAGTTCTGAATGGTCCACCAAAAATAGTACCACTGGCTTTTCGAACACTATCACTTGAAAGTGGAATATTGTATTTATCTTTAATTTCTGACCAGTCTAAATCTTTAACACCATCTGATTTTAAATCAATATCTTCACAGGCTGCTTCGTAAGATTCTGGCGTTAGACCAACCTTTTTAAGTTCTTCCTCAAAATTAATCAGTATGCCCACCGCCTTTTAATCTTCATCAGTTGGAATTACGTCAAGATCTTCGTCGCTCTTTAACTGTACTCCAAATTCAATAGGCTGATTTTTGAAAACATTCAGTAAATCAGATACTTTTACATCCTGCTCAATATCATTTTTGTCAGTATAGGTAATAGTGGTTCCATCTTCAGAGAGAACCCCCTTTACACTCAATTTATCAGTAATACTTCTTTTGAAATTCAACTTTGATTTTGCCATAATAAATCATCCTTTCATCTTTTTCTTATTTACGAAATCCTATTTTATGTTTACAATCCTCAAAATCGTCATAAGTCTCATAGGGAGCTTCAAATCCTATACAACTAGTATTTATTGGCTCATTTTCGTTCTGCAAATCCTGCAATTCAGAATTTATTTTAATTACATGACGACTCAAAATCCCTTTTGGGATTTCCATTGCTACCTGAATAATCTCGGTCAATGATTCCAATATAGGTATAGCACAAATAACTGTTAGAATTCCTAAAATGTACTTTTTCATAGTTTTATAGATTTCCTTTTCTTTATAATGGAATAATCATATCCCGTTCTGAACACGTCACTTTATATGTTTTATTATTTTTTGATATTTCTTCTTTCAAATATTTTCTTAGACAATTTTTGGACTCAATAGAACCATGGACCAGAATTAATTGATTCGTCCTCAAATTGCTTCCGTATTTTAGCAAATCATTAAAATTGGCATGAGATGAAAACGACTGCATTACAAAGCAGTCTGCTTTATTTGGTACAGGCTTTTTATTTATATTTATTGTTTTGTGGGATTTTCCATTCTTGATTCTATAACTAAGATAAGATTCATCATCTCCGACATATCCAGAAAAGCAAATCATAGAATTAATGTCTCGTAGGTATTTATCTAAATAGGAGAGTACCCTACCATTAGTACAAAATCCAGATGATGAAATACAGATTTTTGGAGTTGAATCTAAAACGCATGTTTGTGAATCCGACTTTTCTCTGATATATTTAACATTTTTCCAATTGTAAACTCTATTCCAGAGGTCTAAATAATCATTCTGTAATACCTGACCATAATCAAAGCATATATCACATGTAAGCATAGAATCTACAATAATTGGAGTCGTGAAATTTTCATCGTCGCCAAACAGAAGGAATAGTGTGGTTAACAGTTCTTGAGAACGGCTAAAACTGAATGCCGGTAGTACAAGTGTGCCATGTCGTTCTAATACTGTATCTATAGCAACTCGTAAATGCTCTACATCGAATTCACGAGTTTTCTTTGATATTCTTGTGTTTAGTCCGTAAGTGGACTCCATGATAATTAAATCGTTATAAAATGTTGGCACTTCCGTATTCTCAACATAATGATTTTTTGTTTCCAGAGCACCAATGTCAGAAGTATATAGTAATTTTCTCTTTTTAATTCCATCATTCAAAATAAGCTGTAATTGAGCAGCCCCAACGCAATGAGAGTTTTTTAACCACTGAAAGCTTACTACATCATCCAATTGAAACAAAGTATCGTACTGATTATATACCGTATAGAATTTGAAGGTATTATAGACATCATCTTCACTGTATATTGGTGAGTAATCCCTACCATACCGTTTGGATAACACTCTGGCTTCATCTGCTAGAATGAAGACACAATTTAGCAGTAGGTGTTTTGAGATGATTGATGTGGGATATGTCATTATGATTTTTCCAGTAAACCCTTCTTTTACAAGGCGAGGCAATAAGCCTATATGGTCGATATGACAATGCCCAACGAATACATAATCAATTTCTTCTGGTTTAAATTTAAACTTTTCTGTATTTACTTTATAAGATTCAAGATAATCATTGTTCTGGTACAATCCAGCTTCAAGTAAAATCTGCTTGTTGGCAAATTTTATAAGTGTCATGCTGCCAGTGACATCTTCAGCATTGTTTCCGACAAACATAATTCCGTCAGATTTTAATTTTAATCTTCCGATGGCCATAACCACCTTCCACGTTTATTTCGTCACTTGACGATAGTATTCTTTCGATATGTATTTAAACACCATAATACCTTGCGATCTTCAACAGCCCAATACTTTTTGCATCTTGACTTGTGGGTTTTAGATGATATTTTTACAAATTCATCTAAACCTCTGGATCTCAACATATCCGCTTCATTTCTTGTAATTTGAAAAATAGTTAGTTCACTTCTTTCATTTTTTATTTCCCCTTTACGGAGATAGTAGTTGCGGGAATGGGATTTGAACCCACCTGATTACTGGTTATGAGCCAGCCGACTGTCCACTGGTACGAGCATCCCGCTTTAACTGCATAGTAAAGTACAGGAAATGGAATTCGAACCCATAGATCACAGAGATTTTGAAACTCCGGCATATGCCATTCTGCTATTCCTGTATAATACCTCTGGTGGGAGTCGAACCCACATGTGTCATTGACCCCCAGATCCTTAGTCTGGTGCATAATCCATTTCTGCTACAGAGGCTTAGTGTGCCTAAAGGGATTAGAACCCTTATTCCATATGGAAGCGGGGCTTAAACCCGCTGCGTATACCATTTTCGCCATAGGCACATAAAAAATACAACACTAATAGCGATGCCATTCTAAAAATAGCACCGCCACCAGTTTAAACTTGACAATATGATAAAGTATCACCTGGTTCCTAGTTCATCATTTGACAAATGCCTCTCGGCCAAGCCCTCATATTTCAGAGGGCTAAATTTAAAATAATACACGTGTTGCGTACTTATATTCCGCATATGCAATCATAGCGGAGAGGGTATTCATGTTGATATTGTGACGAAACACACGCAAATTTACTTCTTTACACTAACGCAAAGTTCTCATTGCTCACTTTCCCCTCATTAGTTCACATTAGTAAAACTCAAAAAACAGCGTAAAATCAACGTTTGTAGGATGTTAAAAAAATTAAGTCTGCACGAAAATTGGCTATTTTTCACAATTTTTGCTAAAACACTTTAGCAAATTTGATGAATTTACATCATATAAAACTTTAATTAATATGGACTTATTTTTATTTAAAGTTGAAGATATATTATTTTTGTTTCGTTTCGTTCCAGGTAAGATTTTAAAACTTCTATCAATTATCCATGAAAACAGTCCTAAATAATTACGAGATACATTTATCTGCTTTATGTCATTTACAAGATTATCAAAATCTTTTCTAAGAAGAAAATGCTCGTCTACATCAGTTGATGTGTTGTAGTTGAATAATTGAATTGAGTATTTAGCAATCCATTCTTCTACCTTGCGGCAAGTACGGATGTTATTTTTAAGCTCAAACTTGTGAAAGAAATAACTCATTGGAAGGGTGGTAGTAGTATTGTGAAACTCAGACAAATCGAGAGAAGATAGATAATTCATTGGACAACATAATTCCTTGTTAATACGAGATTTGTTAAAATCTTTCCGTATTATCCCCCAAAATTCAGGATAACCGTTTTCATTAATGTTCATGTCACGTCTAATTCTTTGTATTTCGTTCGTTAAATCGATATCAAAACGTCTCTTCGCATTATCTATTGCAACCTGAGCGAGCACAGATAGTATACATACATAGTTAATATATTTTTGATCAGAGAAATTACAAGCGTAAGTCTGAGCTATTTGCGCGAGGTTACTAGACTCTCCAATATCAAGTTGAGAATTCGCCAATCCAGAATCAATTTTTGCGTAATCGTCCATTGTTCTTCTATAGCAATTCTTGTCTTTTGGAATATTATTAACGATAGTAGGGTAATTAAGATAACACAAACGGGCGTGCTCAACAATATCTGTTTGATTTGTAGTGTAGCCGCTATCAGAATCCTGATCCGCACCATTGTTTCTGTCTTGAAAATCTGTTCCGATCATATTAACGGCAATACACTGTCTGCCAAGAGAAAAGTATTTATTCAAATTTTTGTGGTACACATTGTGCATATATGTAAGATTATTCTTGCTATTAAACGGACTTCGAAAGAAAGCAAGATATTCTCCACTATTGAACCGTTCTGTATAACATTGAATTGTCCCATTCTCTACGAAAAACGTATCATCCTCATCTACCGATTCTGATTTTCCAGTTGCAGCATACAACAACATTGCATATGGAGAACCGACAATTACTAGATTTTCTGCGTTTTGAAGAAGCTTTCCGCTTTTCATGTTTAAAACATAGACCTTTATTATATCTATCTTTCTTCTTCTAAAATAAGAACTACGCAAAAAATCACGATTCTGCTCACATAGCGCTATTAATACATCGTAATCATTTGAGAAATTCTTGTTTTTTTCGAGATATTCAAGAAATGCGTCATCATCTTGCTTCAGCTTATTGATATATTCAACACTTTCTTTAACAACGTTCTCCATAATGTCTTTATCAAGAGAGTTCACCATCTGATAACTCATTCGTTGTACATCCCCGAGCTTGCTTTCATGAGCGGTTTTAACAATCCCAAACATACAGTTGTTTTCATAAACCTTTTCGCACCAGTAATCGTAAGATATGTTAAATTTTAACCACTTCATTGAATTATCAGTTGTAATTACTTCAATGTCTTTTACATAATGTATATTTCCAAACATATCCTCTACAGTAGCAGATAAATAATCATCCCCAAAGTAATCTTTGAAGAACTTCTGAATATTCGTATTAAACGCTGCCATTTTGCAAAAATGATGACGTAATAAAATATATCCATTCCCCCATTCAGGGAAAATGCTACTATCAATCAATGCCTGGCCGTCAAAAAGAGTGTTCTTCAGGGTGTAGTCCTCAAGATACTTTGCAACGCAATGACGATTCTCATCAGTTTCAACACTAATCACATTCGTCTTGAAAGTTCTGTCTACGTCTTTTAATATTAAAATGTTCTTGGGATTAATTTTAATTTTACCGACAATAGCACTAGATATGAGAGGAGTATATGCACTGATTTCAACAATGGGAGCATTATTCTTTGGTATCTTTATTCCCATGTATAAAAATTTAATTGCTTTTTTATATAAACGATCACAGATGAACATACAAGAACCCTTTTTGGCCTTGCCAGTACTACGATATAACATTTTGTAATTTATATGCTCTGTTTTAACAATATCTCCATTCTTCTTACGAGATATGTATTCAACAGTAACACCATCATTGTAAAATATTCTCCTGATATCATCTTTACTATATTTTTGATATTTTTCTTTGTTCTTTATCGCTTCTTGATGCAGCATTGCTAGTCTACGACGTTTATTTCGTTTTTTCTTAATAACGGTTGGATATCCGTAACTTTTAGCAATCTTATATTCTAGTCTGGCTTTCATACTGATTTTTTTTAAATGTTCCATTTCATCGTCAAATGACCTAGAACCAAAATTGAATTCCAAACAAATAATATCTCTAGTAGATTCCTCATTCCATACTTTTAGCCCATTCTCCAACAGATAATCACTAAATAGACTATTTGTGAACAGTGCTTCCTTGTACTCGTAATGGTCACGTACTCCATTGTTATATTCAAAGAGAGTGCTGGCCTCGATGTTTTTAATTTTAATTCCAAAGTCGCTCATTATGTATTCACATCACATCCTTTATAAGTATTAATTATTACTACAAGTTTTCGTTTCATTTTTATCAGGCGAACAAGTTATCACTTATTCTCAAATTGGGTCTAATTTTGAAACGTAAATATTGAGTTTTAACTTTGCCGAGATTGTTCTTCTCTATATTTCTTTAATTTCACAGACTCTAATTTTTGATCTCTATTTTCTCAAAAACATATCCTTCATTAGTTGTGTAGTATATCTGCCTAATGCCTAAATCCCTAATAGCAGCTATGCAAGACGCACACGGCCTGGATAACCCAAAGTCCTGATCCTTACGAGTCCGATAAACATATAGCTTTACCTTGGCAAAATTTATATCAAGGTTACGGATCACGTTGAGACAATGTATTTCGGCGTGCATTTTAGGAAGATACTTACTATCGCTATAGCGTATCGTCCGGAACTGATTATAGTATTGTTGTCTGGGATGTGTCTTGTGGGTGTTACACCCGATGGCGATGATATTACCTTGATAGACTGCAATGCAGCCGACGTGGGTTTTATTGAAATCAGAGATGAGAGCGGCCTGATGTGCCTTTTCAAAGTACCTATAGTCTGACTTACTGAGCATTCAGACATTCCCTCTCGTATAAATCGTTGCCCTTATCAAAACACTTCATCTGATACACATAGCGGTCTATGTAATACTGAAAGAATCCCTCAATAAGTAACTTGGTAAAGTATTTAGCGATATCAGTCTTTATGGTTTCATATGTGGAATCGAATACAATATCAGTAGCCTTGTGGATTTGGTCCCACATGCCGACATTAACCTGTCTTAAATAGAATGACACTAAATATTTCCCAGAATCCTTATTGAAAATATACTCGGCTTTTACTTTGTAATCATTTTCTAAATCGAATTCTATAGATGGTACATTTTTATATCTGATCATTTTATTACCTCTTTCTGTTTTCTGCTAATTCTCTATTCCTTTTACATTGATGGTCGAATCGTATGTCCTTTGCAATTTTATCTGCGATTTCTACTAATGTTGAGTGTCCGTCAAAACTCCAGGTTGTAATTTCTCCTCCATATGTACTATGGTCGATTGGGGTATATATGCTTTTCATCTAATAATCGTGTTCTCCTTACTGTTAAATTATTTGTGATCATAATCCTCACTCCTTTTGTGGTGTGATTGGTTAGTTACTAAAAGTAATATTCTCTTTTTTCATATGTTCTATCTGTTTGCTAATTTCAGTATTGTAATCATACTTAGTATCAATAATAGAAACTCCATTAGTATCCTTGATATAATGCCTATAATCGACAAATATTTTTGGTGTAGTATTGAATTTGACATCATTATTTGTGTCTTTAAACCTGGCGCGCTTCATTTTGTGGAATTTAATAATATTCATAGCATCCAGTATTTCTACGATCCGGCCAATATATCTTTCTGATAAACCAGTGTCTTCAGCAATCTTTTGATAATGTCGAAAGCAGCATAGAGGTTTATTCGGATTACGGTTCATGTTCACACGGAGATAGGAGAGGAGCAACAATATGTATGCCGACGACATCCTGACAAAGTCAATGCCACTATCCTTTAATTCTCCTTTGAAATCTAAAATTCTTTGTAGTTCATCAAAGTAGATGATTCCGAAATTGTCCGGGATATCAAACTTTTCTATATTCAGTTTTACTTGCTGGTATTTTACTGAATTGGTAGACTCATGAAGGCAACTCTCAAAATCCGGACATTCTACAAAATATCTATAGTGGGAGAGATGTAATAAAACTTCATAGTATTTTTGATTTATCTTTCCATCCCTATAGTTAGGCTTGAGTTTTGACCAGTGGCACAGCTCCGTGATAGAGAAGGCCACTGTATCGTCCAAGGCGCGTCTTGCGCATAAGTATGAAAAGATAATCACCCGTTTATCTCCAAGGTTTTTGTCATATATTATTTCTCGTGGTATCTTTACATAAATAGGCAAGGCGGCTCACCTCGCCTATTTGTCAAGGGAATCAAATGCGCCAAAAGATAATCTGTTTTTCTTAGAACAGTATTCGTTATAAAGCATTAATATCCCAAAAGCAGTTTTTACTCCGACATTCTTAGTCTGTGTATATGTTTTTGCCTTTTCAGATACATTAATAAAGGCCTTTTTGATAATTTTCTTGGTACTTTTATCAATGAACATTTTTTTGAATTCTTTATCAATAATGGAAGTTTTGTAAATAGAGTAGAACTTCGCAAATCCTTTAAAGAATGTGGCTTGTAAAGAGAATTTTGTTCCTTCGCATACATTCGCTAACAGTTTAATCATTTCAATAAAATCAATATCTCCCATGCCATCATAAATTTCTTCTAATGTAGCAGCACAACCAAAAGTTTTTTCTCTTGCACCACCAGAATAAACAATCGAAAAGCCAGCCTGAGCCACACATTCAATGACATACTTCCATTTAGGATCAAATTTTGAACGTGCTTCGTAGTCTTCGTTTGACCCATATGTACGCTTACCATTATTTAGTTGAGAAAATAACTGGTATTCTTCTTCTTGGGTAAGACCTCTGTAAATGTGGCATACAAGAGTTCCGTCAGAATCAATCATCATCTTAGCAAGTTTTCTTTTTTGTCCTTCAACAATTCCATATTGCCCATCTCTATAACTAACATGAATTGGATCGCATAACTTATCCTCCCAGTTTGATGCGAGTTCTCTTACATCCGTCTCTTTTGGTGTTTTCTGGCAATCTAACTTTGCGTGTAAAATTTTGCATGGCAATGCCTCTGTGCTATCTGGTACAATTAATCCATTCTTATTTTTCTTCATATTATTTTGTCTCCTTTACAAATTCTTTGATCTTTTCTTCTAACTTCATGATGGCTTCAATTACACTATCAAATTTTGTAATAGCATAATCTATATCTTCATTCTCCATTTTTTTATAGACTTCATGTAAATCAAAAATACGGTAATCACATGAAGCAACATTTTCTAATAGAGTGCTAGTCATAATATCAAACTCCTGTTGTGGAACAATGGAGTCTAATACATTAACAGGTGTTTTGCTGGAGATGAGCGCATTTAATAATTGTTCATCGGTAAAATTATCGTTTGTCTCTGCATTTTTCCTATTTGGAAGATGACCCTGTTGTAACCCGCCAAACAACTGGGCAGCTTCTTGATATGTCTTTGGTATAGTTTGGAGTGGTTCAGTAGTTACATTCTCTTTTGGTTTTTCTTTTTCTCTGATTTTTTCATAAGCCGTATTTATTTTTACTTCACCAGCAAGCAATTTCTTTTTCAATTCTTCATCGTCAGATGACATGACTCTATTGAAACGTGCAATGGTTCCAGTGCCTACATTTGCGAGTTTAGCAAGTTCTTTGTCAGTACGAGTGTTTTTAACTTCTTCTCCATTTGGAGAAGAAGTTAAGTCTGTTCTTGTTCCTTGAGTAACCTTTGCTTGTTCCCGTATTTTCTTCTCAAACTTCTTAACAACGGCAATTCTTTGTTGGGGCGGGAGATTACGCCTGCCAAGTTGTGTATTAATCATCCACTCCATGACATCAATAATAGTTGCCTCGTCTCCAAGATCCAGTTCTTCAACTGGAAATTCTATATTATGTTTCATGCAAAGGTTATAACGGTTATGACCATCTACTATGTAATTATGCCAGGTATAAATAGGTGCACCCTTATACCCATATTTAAGTAGACTATCTTCAAGAGACTTCTTTTCCTCTCCGGAGAGTGGTGGTATAAAATCCCTTAGTTCTGGATTGATTTTTAAGTTGTACATAATTCTTTATTCCTCATTTTCCTATTATTTTTTCCGTGGTGTCGAATTTGGCGCAACGGTAAAGTGCCATTCCATCCCTGAATTATAAAAGACCGTATGTTCAGTCTTAACAAAATTAGTATTAATTGATACAATAATCTTCGGTGCACCATGTTACCTTAAATTTGATGTAAAACACAACCATATGTATTATCATCACTTTGTTTACAGTCAAATACAATATATCCATTTTTTTGGAATTCCTGAATTTTTTCCATAAAATCATTGAAACAGATTTTATAAACTTGTCTCTATTGAAATTTAATGCTAAATAATGATCTTTAGGTGACTTCCAATATTCTTTAGATTGAATTTGAACTATATTCGGATAAATATGCTCTACATCAAAAGTTTCCTCTCTTAATAGATGTAATTCATATTCAGGTAAAACCTCTGGTAAAGAAAAGGTAGGAAAATCATCTGGACATGAGTCGATATTATAGATTGGATGATACATTGCAATATAATAAAGTTCATAAATGTTTACGTCGGCTAGTGTTTTCATCGGACGTAATTCTATTTTTGAAAATTTTCCGTTTGTACGTTGCCTGGCTGATTCGCAAGCTCTATTAAGAAGATTAACATTACTTTTCCCAATATAGACTAATTCTCCATATTCACCATAAATGAAATAAACTCCAATGTTTTTATCGTGAGGTATTATAGGTTTTGAATAAGCTCTTACAATTCTTTTTTTAAATTCAGTATTATAAGTTACAACATGAAGATGTTTTGGATAATAAACATTATTTGATTTCGGTTTCGATCTAATGTAAGAAGATTTATATTCAATTCCAAGTTGGAATTTTTCGAATACATCGCAAAAAGAAATTGACTGTTCACCAGATTCAAATAACAATATACTCTTATTTCCTTCGATTGCTATTTGAATAAGTCTATTATAGTTGTCATTTTGAGCAAAAATAACCCAAGGATAATATCCATCCCATTTAATAATAGATTCGATATTTGGTATATTTGACAAAAAGGTATAAATCTTATGAAGGTTCCTGATATGAGATATTTCATCATCATTCAGTATGTTATTGTTGTTCGTTAATATCTTTAATAAGTAATTTTCAAGATGTCTTCCATTTTCAAATTTCATATAAACTCCTATAAATTGTTTTAGTCTTGATAAAACTTTTTACTTGTATATTTTGCTTCTCGAAGATAACTAATTCCGTTTTGAAGTTCTTTTTTGTAGTCATAATCATCTTTACTACAAACTATCATTTTTTTATTTACAGAAATAATTTTATAGGGAGAGACGTAGATAATATCATCAGTATGCCAAGTTCCTTCATGGTCTTGATAGTTGGGCATCCGATATGTTTTTATGATTCCTAACTCATCCAAAATAGAAGTAGCTTTAGAAATCAATTTTTCGTTAACACCTATAAAATTTGACATTACTGTAAACTGCGAATGAAAAATTTCTGGTTTGCTTTTTTTAGAAGATTCTGAATGACCTGTCAACTGAAAAGCCCTATACCATGTAAAAGCTCGTACATATGATAAAACTAAAAGCAATATACTTTTATTAAGCGGCTTGTACGAAGATACATAATTCATAATTGCATTTAATTCAAAATCATATACAACACCAAAATTTGTATTAGGTAACAACTTCTCAAAATTTAGTAAGGAAGATTGGAGCGTATTTTGTATGAACAATTCTTTGTCAAAATTGCAAATATAATTATTATCATAAAACCATTGCATACAATCTTTAAACTTTGTATAGATGTTATTTTGAGTTCCTCTGTGCCAATTGGGTTTATATCCAGACCATTTAATCATATGGATAGGAGAGTAGTTTATATATCCATCCCAGGTCTGATTGTAATGCATATAAAATAAAACTGATATTCTATGCGCTGGCAAAGAAGATTGCAATATTATATCTTTTGGTATTTTTACTATATGCGTTGGAGCATGTGGTTCTAATATATTATTATCACCTTCTATAATTTCACCTACTTTCCCATAATCATAAATTGAAGATATATCACGCTACAGTGTGATATACTTTGACTAAAAAACCAAAAGTATATCACGCCACAGTGTGCAATTTAGGAAGTCCTTTTATAAATTAAGACTGTATATATTAAATTAAGACTACTATCGTAATGAATTTTCACTATCGTTCCAATTCATTACTCTTGCTACATTCATTTACCATTCCCTCAATCGTATCTTCTCTAATTTTTCCTTTTTCCTGTTAATTATCTTCACCTTACATCTTGGTTCATACTTATTACACTTCTGACAATAGCCATTGTGGTCCGAGTCTCTACCTTTAGAACATTCGCCTTTACATATGTAAAATTTACATAGTGTGATTCTATCCTGTGCCATAGTCAGTTCATCCTTTCTAAAATATCTGTGTCTTAGTGGCATATACAGCTAAATCAGATTTGCTATATTCTACTTTGTCTACATAGTAATCAACATTTAAGCCGTACAACGTATCACCTGGTTTTATAGATGATATAGATATAAATGGGTAACTGTTTAATTGCCGGCGGTAATTTGTCTGTTCTGGTCCTCTAACGAATAATTTCATAATATGTATTCCTCCTAATCTTTTGGGTAAACATCATCTAAATATGTATTCCCTCTTTGCCTAAGCAAATCCTCACAAACTGAAAATGCAATCCAGTCATAATCATCCTTGCGTTGTACCTGGTGTTGATGGTATCTCCAGTTATCAATTAGAACCTGATCAGATAAAAGTTGATATCGTCTGTAGATTTCGTTGTATGTATGGTTGTACACTGTGCTGAGATATAAATTGTTATTCATTGATTACGGTTCCTTTCTGGTGGGTTACTAATATATTCTCTACTCCATCATCAAAAATTGTTTTCTGTTTTACTGGACCGGAAGTGGATATCAATTCGTATTTCTCTAAAAGTCCATCAACCATTGCCTCAAATAGAACTCGTACCGTTTTGTCATGCTCTATGGCGTCTAAGGTGTAGCAACTCTCTAATTTATTTTCATAGCAATAATCATCTACGACCTGGTTAAGTTCTATATCCGGATACATATTGTGAAATTCCCTATATAACTCCTTGTACAAATTTTTGTTCTCTGCTATGCCGAAATAATCCTTTAATAGCTGATATTTTGGAAACATCTTTGTGGACCAGAAGGAATATCGTTTCTTTGGTATCTGCTTTTGAATATTTTCCTGATTCTGTTTGATTGACACAATATCTTGTTGCATAATTACAATTGATGATGAGAGGGTAGTGATAGCATCAATTAAGGGCTGAAGGATTATATCTGACGCCGATTTATTGTCAAGAAATACTGATGCCAATACATCAGCACATTTATCCTGATACAATTCTAATTTTGATGTAAGTTCTGGTTGTTCCCGTTTCATCTTCGGTGTAATGTTTATTTTGGCTAAAGCAAGTGGAAGCTTTCGTATGGATATACAAAAAGAATCCTGAAGCCGTCCAAGGTCATCGTGAGTGATAAAATTTTGTACCCCACCAGCCACTATAGAATCTTTACTCCATTTTTTACGAAGGTGCTTAATCTGAAGTTCAGTAAACCCAATACCTCTTAAAACATAATTAATGGCCGTATAAATCTCACCAGTCGCATTATCGCGGATGGCAATGAGGGAATCCCCATAAAAATCAAAGTTTGTTACCTGTAAAGCTGTGTTTGTATTCATATAATATTTCCTCCTGATAATTTTCTGATGGTAGCTAATATATAATTCTCCGTTTAATGAATAAATTTATCTGTTTTAAGCAACAAAAAAGACAGGTATATAATTTACCTGTCTTGATTAATGTTTTTAAGCTAATATTCTTCGCATCATATCTACGAAACCTGAAATATCAGTAAAATAATTAGGATATGCTGCTTTTAATGTATCAAAGGATGTTGCCGACACAAGTACAACATCTAAATTTGGATTATTGATTTCTTCGATTTTGTTATACACATTAGTTGCAAGTTCAACTTGCGACTTGAGAAATGAATTTATTTTTAATAATTTTTTCTTATAATTTAGCTGTAAAACATAATATCCATTTTTTTTAATTTTAGTGTTTTCATTTACATGATTTATTGCTACAGATAAAGCACTCAATCTTGATACGATATATAGCCTTTTATCTATTTCTCTGATTTCAGATATGAGTGTGTTAAAATCATCAATGGTATTTGGAGCTATAGGGGTTCCCTCCATTTTTGCAAATACGGAAGATACAAGAACGAAAAACCTTAATATATCTTCATCTCCAAGACTGGCCTTTAACTGTGATTTTGTATAAATCCCCATCATTTCTACAGCCGTTGCCCATGTATGTTGGAGTTTTGTGCGGAACTGTATTTCAATAAACATATTTTTATTATAAGTCTCTTTTGTGTCGCTATGGAACTGATAAACAATATGATAAGACCTATACCCTGATTTCTTAGGGGATTGAATATAGTCATCCTCTCGCTTGATTATATGACGTATTCGAGAAGATTTGTATTTATTCAGTGCATCGTATACCTGTTCTATGGTGTCAACAATAACTCTACAACCACCCAAATCTTGCATTCGATATAAATTCATATCGGGAAATCTCTCAAGTTTCCCAATAATTGATTCTAGCCGTTTAAGCCGTTGGACAACAATAGCATTAGGATTACGTAATCTAAGATTACTTGCTATAACTTGTAGAGGGTACGCATGTGCAGAACGCCAGTTATTTACTATTTCCAATGCAGCATAACGTTCCTCTGGTTCAATTGTGGGGATAGCGATGGTCTTGCCAGCGTTATTAATTTCTTTTTTTGAATATTTAGGTGTTTCCCACTTTTCTATAGATAGTTGATTGTTCATAGAATTTTCCCACTCTTTTGTAAGGTTTTGTATAATTATATCATAAATATCGGTTTTTTGCATTACAATTCCTCCTATTTTAATCAAAATATCCAAGGGTTTCTTGAAAAATAGATTCCAATTTCTCTTTAAGAACATGTTTGTCTGTCTTATAGGCATCAATTTCAACAGTTACCTTAAGGCCAGGGAACTCAATATCAATCTCTGGTTTGTTGCTTTGTATTATCGTACCTTCTTCTGCAAATACAAATTTTTGTGGTGTTACTTGTGGTTTAGCCATGGTAATATTTTCCTTTCATAATTTATTGGATATATTACTATTCTCCAAAGATAGGTGGTTTTTTGGTATTAAAGGAAATAAAATATTTCCAATGAATTCATAATAAGAATTAAACGAATGTCGCACATACTAATCACAAAGGAAGGTGATGAAAATGGCAGTGGCTCAGAAAAGTGCTATATCTGTGGGTGTGTTATATATCCCATCAGATTTGTATAAGACAACCAGGGATATTAGTATTTCGTTTAATCAACTTTGCAAGGACTCTCATGAACGGATTAAATATAAGAAATATTGCCCATCTTGTAATAAGGAGATAAAGTCTAACGATGATATCATTAAGGGGTATGAGTACGAGAAAGGGCGTTATGTAGTATTTACTCAGGATGAATTGGATAAGCTGAAGACTGAAAAGGATAGGACAGTCCATATAGATCACACGGCCAAGATGTCAGAGATTGATAGCATCTACTTTGACAAGAACTACTATATGATTCCGGAGCCAGGTGCAGAGAAATCATATGAACTGTTTCGCCAGGCATTGCTGAGCCTGAAACTGGTAGCGGTCGCCAAGACTGTGTTAGGGACTAAGCAGGAACTCCTGGTGCTATATCCGACTAAAGAATGTATCATAGCCAAGATTTTGTTTTACAAAGAAGAAATTCAGGAGTTGCCAAAGCCAATACCAAAAGTAGAGATAAAGAAGGAAGAATTGGATTTGGCAAAGCTGATGGTTAAATCTCTGGAGAAGAAATTTGATATATCAGCATACCATGATGAATATCAGCAACGGCTGCGAGAGGCCATAACAGCTAAGATTAATGGTAAAGAGATTGTGGCTACAGATAATGTAACCCATGAAATGATAGATCCTATGGAGGCTATGAAGCAGGTAATAGAAATGCTGCAAAATGGTAAAGTTGGTACAGCATAATGGATATATTTGATAAAAAGGGTATCAAACCAATGCTGATTGCAGAGATGGTAGATCCGTTTGACTCAGATGATTATATCTATGAACTGAAGCTGGATGGGATGCGCTGCATAGCGTATTTTAATGATAGTAGCGTGGATTTTCGTAATAAGAGGGATTTTAAATTACTTCCAAGATTCCAGGAATTAAAGGATATCTACAAAAATATTAAGCATAAATGCATCCTTGATGGAGAGCTGGCCGTTATAGTGAATGGTGTTCCTGTTTTTAGTATTTTGCAACGTAGGTCTATACTGAATGATCCATTTAAGATAGAGTTGGCGTCTAAAATGAATCCTGCTATATTTGTTGCCTTTGATGTCATATATTTTGATGGGGATGTAGTTGTTGATAAACCGCTTATAGAACGTAAGAAATTGTTGGAAGAATGTTTTGCTGAAGAGAGTAGTAAGATTGCATATAGCAGATATATTGAAGAACATGGCATAAAACTTTTTGAACTGGCAAAGCAGCAACATTTAGAGGGTATTGTTGCCAAAAAGAAGGATAGTTTATACTGGTTTGGTAAAGAAACACGGGACTGGGTTAAAATCAAGGTTATGACCGATGAGGATTTTGTGCTGTGTGGATATATTCTAAAACCAAATAATATGACCAGCTTTGTTATAGGCCAGTATGATGGCAGTGAATTAGTTTATAAGGGGCATATTACTCTTGGTGCAAGTCTGAGGAAGCTTAATGAATACAAATACAGTATAATCAACCATTCGCCGTTTGAACATACACCTCCAGGAAATGAGAAGGCGGTATGGTTGGCTCCGGAGTTGGTCTGCATTGTAGAGTATATGCCAGATGAGTCAATAGAGCGTCGGCAAGCGGTTCTGAAGGGAATAAGAGATGATAAGCTGCCGATGGAGTGCCAGGTAGGGGAGTAGGGATGCTCCCCTTTTTGACATACAAAAGCCTGATGTTATTTGCATTTTCTTGCTACATAAGTAACTACCTTTGTATACAGATGACTAATTATTGAATCCCGTGGAATATCATATTCTTGTTTGCTAACAGAATACTTTAATATATTCCATCCACTAAAAATATCATTTAAATATTCCTGTATTTTTTCAGTTGAAAGGTTTACTTCAAATTGTGCGTCTAAGTTTTCTTGTGTATCTAAATTTATTTCTTTAATATCAGAATTTATTACTAAACAGACAATACCATCTTTTCGCAATCCATTTTTGATTTCAAACAATTTTTTAATAAATGATTGTTCAGTGTCAATATGTTCTAATGCAGATATTGCCATAATAAAATCAAAGGCATTAACACTAATATCATATTCTTCAATAGATTTTACAATTCCAATAATGTGTGAACTCACATTATGTTCTTTAGCGTTTTGACGGAGTTTTTCAATTGCAACTTCCAATAAATCAACACATTCTACAGTACAATTTATGTTTTTATATTTTTCCGCAATGTAAATACAGTTACGACCAATACCACACCCCAAGTCCAATACTTGAAGCTTATCGTATCCGTTAAATAAAGGGCATATATCCTGTACTGTTTTTATGGGTTTACGTAACCAAGTGTTTGATTGATATAGTTTTTCATTAGTATATATCGCAACATGTGACATTTTCTCATTCGCTCGAATATGTGCTAATCTTTCATCCAATTTTATTCACCTCAATAAATATATCTGTTTGATACCCAAACTTTGACTAATTATAGCATGTATTTGTGTACATGAAAACGATAAGTTCGGTGAGGAGATTCGGAAGTGAGGAGATTTCATTGAAATACAAGGGATTTTTGAGATTTTGTGGTGTGATTTAGGATGAGTGAGAGGTGTTATTTCCTTATATAAAGGTCGAGTTCGGGAAAGTGCTTGATTTATAGGGAGTTTTAGGGGGGGAGGAGAGTGATTTTGCAGTATTTTGGGGCGAAAATAAATTATCTGAAAATTTAGTTTTCGTTGTAAATGCGTTGTTTTACCGAACTCGATACCGAACTTGTTTTGAGAGATTTTAAGAATTGTGTGGATGCTTGGTACAATTATAAGGGGTGTTTTGGGTGCCGGAAAGTGAAAATTTTAAGGTTATGTGTGGGTGGAACAGATAGGGGCATTTGGTGAAAATGGGATTAACTGGGAAATGTAAACATACCCCCACCTATGGTATAGACAGCAAAAACCCTTGATAAATAAGGGCAAAATCAAAAATGCGTACTTTTGTTATTAGTACGCATTGTAAATGATTTCCAACTATGTGATATAGTATTGATTACTATAAATATTGCGTTGTAAAAACAACAAAATATATCGAACTGTATACTTGTTTAAACAAGGCTGAAATTGTCTGACAATAACATGTTTAAACAAGTTCGACACAACGCTGTTTCGACAACATAACTGGCATGGTCAATACTTCAAAATCTATCACTATCAACCATGCCAGTCGTTCCTGGATATGTTACACCTACATCAATACACACCCAATCAATCTACAATCCAATACCCCACACAACGTACCACAATCAAATCCTAGCCATTTAACATCCACACTCTAACGACTATCCACCCACATCACAAACCAGCCTTAAAACGTCTCACAATGTGTCACATCGTTCCTGGCTCCATTACAAAATCCTATCCCTACATTATAATGTCCACAATCTAATCACATATGCCCATATAGCGCACCACAACGGCCCACAATCCATTTTACGCTATCAGTCAATATCAATATATAGGTTACATCCAATAGCCTTACATAATGTGTATATAATATTGATTCCAGGATTAGGAGTCCTACCAGCTAATAAATTACTAACTGTCTGACGTGACCATCCTGTAATATTGCAAATATCTTTTTGGCGCAATCCTTTGTCAATCATTATGTGTTTAATTTGTTTCATAATATCATTAACATTGCCACTGTATTCTAGTTTCATTCTATCCTCCAAATGGGTAGTATTATAGTATAACATATCCACACATTGTATTGCAATGACAAAACATTGTTGATTTTTACAAAAATATTATAGCATAATTTGTGCACTATTTTCGCAAGAAAAGTATTGTAATAACAATACAAGTATGCTATATTATAAGTGTCCCAAGGGACAGGGCAACAAGCCCTACAACATAATAAAGGTAAAAGGCGAAAGGTAAATCAAATATGATAACAAGGACTTATGCACTACCTAAAGACACCGACTTATGTATTTCCCGTTTTGACGGTGAAACAATGACTTATATTGTAGCTGATTCACTTGAAGAGCTAGAGCAAGAAAAAGCAAGGATTAAAAAAATTGATGATGACTACCAAGAAAAGTACCAAAGGTATTTATTAGAATCTGATGAATTTTAAAATCCAACGGCCTATACAGTCCGCACCATCAAGGCTCATAACCTTGTAGGCCATTTGGACAACAGTCCAACGCACCTTGATAATTGAATAGACTTTACACTCCCAACATGGTATAATCAATCCATATCAACCCGACAACGTGGGAAGGTGGTGAGACAATGACAGACAGCGAGTTATTACAAGCGATATACAGCGACATGCAAGAGTTAAAACAGCGCGTGACTGGTATCGAGATAACGCTTGAAAACGAAACCAATAAAAACATTAAGCTACTGGCTGAAAACCATGGAAACTTGATTGACAAGCTAAATCAAGCCATTAAAGTATCTGATAAGACGGCAATATATGAGATCCAAGTTAATATCCTTACTAGTAAGGTAGAGAAACTCGAAAAGGAAATGGCTGAATTAAAGAATCGGATAGCATAGTGGGAGGGATTTTGTGACAGACAATGAGTTATTACTTGCTCTATCAGACATGTTAGAAACAAAATTACAGCCAATAAAGGACGACATCCAATGTTTATATAAGTTAATATCACAGACTGAGCGTGAAATTAACTGCATCGTCCGTTTGATGGATCTATCATCCAAGGTTAATGAATTGGAAAAGAAAGTAAACGATTTAAAATAACCATACAGAGTGTAAAGCCTATTGAATTATTAAGGGGTTTACACTCTTTTTAATTGGAGTACATACGTTGTCAAGTAGGTGGGAGGTGTGATATAATTTCCTTATTATAATAAGGCAGGTATATGATATATGACAGATATACGTACTAATCAAGAGCTCTTGCAGGTAGTAAATAAGATAATAAAAGACTCTGGTATTAAAAAGACTGCACTAGCTCAAAAGATAGGACTATCAAGGCAAGGACTTGATAACCTGTTAAAAAAGCAATCTTTTTCAATTGACGATGCAAATCGTATATTAAATGTATTGCATTATACTGTAACAGCAAAAATGGACGAAATAAAATAGTTTACAAAAACGCAATAAAACACTTGACATTCTATCGGCATAGCGTTATACTTGATTCAAGAGTTAAGGAAAGGAGAAAACAGCATGACAGAAACAGAAAAACTCATTCTTGAAAAACTGGACGAATTAGGACAGGGATTAAAGGAAGTAAATGAACGTACTACAAGGATTGAGGAAAGAACTACTCGCATTGAATTAACCGTTGAAAACGAGATTAGCAAGAAAATCGACATTATCGGTGAGGGTCATGATTTCCTTAAACAGCGTCTTGATGAAGCCCTTCAGATGGAAAAGAAACGCGAAAGCATGGAACTTGAATTAATCAATCTCCGCATGGAAATTAAGAAAATCAAAGAGCATTTAGACATTGCATAATGACAGAGGAATTGACGGTGTAGCCGTGGGGAATTCAGTTTCCCAATTCCATTCGCCGTAACAAACGGTGACAATAGACGTAACTACAACGTACTATAAAAAATCGTAGGACAGATACTGCTATCTAAGTAAGTAGCAGCGTATAGGTCAAAACGATAGCTAGTGATCTTAATACCTGCCCATAAGGTAATTCGGACAATCGAGTAGGGGAAGTTCCGAAAGTGTCGTAACGTGAAACCTTATAGAGAGGGGGCGGAAAGTACCTCTTACAATAGAAAAGGGGCGGAGCTACTAACTCCACCCAATTCACGGGAACACATTGATATGTGAACCTCTCATTCGCAATTTGAGGATATCACATTTCAACGATTCTGTCAATTCTGACAGAAAAATTCCCTAAAACAAATTGAGCGCATTTTCTCATTCTGTATTTTTGACTACGGAACGTGTATTAAAGTCGCTCAAAAAAAAGAGAACTAATAATGTGTGATATGGTGGTGTGCCTATCACATGGCAAACAAGACAGGTTTTAGAGACTGTACAAGAGGTTAAAGAAATCATAGTTGATTATTTAACACATTCTCTAAATAGAGAAAACGGAACGAGATAAGCGCCGTAAAACTGCTATCCGTGTTAGCCGAAACACGCTGGTGACATCCGGGACGATATTAGGTAATCAGTTAAATATTATCAGATGTTACGCGAATAACCAACGCAAAAATCGGACTACCCAATAAGGGATAGACAACTACATATAAAAGTTTTGGATTATTTAAAGTAAATAGTCCAACGGTGTGGCCGTGGTAAGCTGTAACCGTGATGATAGACTTTTTCTATCATATGGATAATATCGTAGTCTTTTCAATAATTAGCGCGCTAGAGGATGGAGCGGGTGAAAATGGGGATGTGATACCATATCATAATAGGAAAGTAAACCATTGTGGACAAAAGCTAATGTTAAAGTCTAAACAGCCGTAGAGAATGAACGGCAGACGAAAGACGAAAAACTTACATATTACAGGTAGTCAATCACGACTGCTTTTTATTATTTACCATGCAAAGAATACAATCAACTTGTTTGCATGGATAAGTGATAAAGAGAATATCAACGATAAGAAGTGGAGGGAACACAATGAATGGTACAAAAGTAATTTATGGTTACAAGGATCTTGATCATGCAATCATGTGTACAGTAAAGGATCTGATCTTTAAAGGTATGGATATCTTAATAGTAGCAGAATGTGCAGGCGGTACAATCACGGCACCGGTTGAAATGTTTCAGTGGATGGAGGTATAAGCCGTGTGCAGTGCGGGATGGTTCAGAACTGGAAGTATATTCCGGAACCTGGAGTGAATGTCTAAACTATTGCCGTCAGCGGAATTGGAAGTGGATTGCACCTCATTGGGCATTAGAATTCACTACATATCCGGTCTTATAGTTCTAAATCAATATTTCAAGGGAGGCAAGCATGAAAAAATATTTAGTATCATTTATGAAAAATGGAGAACTTTTTGAAACAATAGTAACGGCTAATAATTCATTTGATGCGAGAGAATGTATATCAATTAAATACGAAATTCCAATGAATTTTGAAATTGGAAATAATGAAGATGAAAAAAATCATGTAAGTGCGGTAATTAAACTATAAAATCAATGAAATATCACATTTGTAACACCAGAGAGGAAGAATAACAAATGGAAAGAAAGTTTTATGACCCTGAATATGACAGAATAGTTGATGAATCAGTACCTAAAAAACAATATGCATGGTTCAGTGCGCAGTCGTGGTTTCATCAATCCTATGATGACTTTTTAGCAGAAAATTTCACAGTCATTGAATAAAGGGGCACTATATGAAAGATAGACAAATTGAGCACAAAGTTATCAATGGCCTATTAAAACAAGGATATCAGCCAGATAAAGCTGTTTTAGAGGACATACGGAAAACTATAGTGAGGGAATCCATAGACAAATATCATCCGTACTACATCCTGGGATTAGTCTGTGACTATGGCTTTTATTTGGGCGTAAAGGGTACACAATTTGAGGTCCCATTATAGAATATATACGCAAGGAAGGGTGGGAGAAATGAAAACTATAACTACAATTTTAATCACGGCAGCAATTACGGCGCTCATTACAGCGTCTATTTTAATGCACAAATCTAATTATCTCAATATGTCCAATGTGACAGACTTTAGAGTCACAGATACGGGGCTAATGCTCTATACAGAGGATGGCGCAGGATGGTACTGGGAACGATAATTAGGGCATATACACGTCACAGTGTATATGCTCATTTGCTTATGGGAGAGATACATAATGGATTTTGTAACAGCATTATTGATATTGGCCAGAGGTTATGTAGTCAGACTTGCCCATGATATTATGGGAGATTAAAAGAGGTATTTCTTTGGGAATATCTCTTTTTTAGTGGAATGAAATAGAGAATACATATAACGAAAGGGAACAAGGTGAGACTATGGCTTATAAAAGGAAAACAGTTGATAGATGGGACATATTAGGTAATTGTGGCTATGGATGGGAAGTTGAAAATTCCGAATACACAAGAGAAGACGCAAAGCGAAGCTTGAAAGAATATAGGGAAAACTGCAATTACCCTATTAAGATGGAAAAGCACAGAGAAAAAATTGAAGAATAAGAAAGGTTAAAACGGTGGAGATTATGACAAGAGAAATTACAACAATTTTAGAAGCAAGTAGAGAATGGGTTGGAACTTTTAATGCTTTTCCTTTGGAAATGATAACAAAACTATTTAATATAGACGTTGATGGTTGGAGAGAAATTACCCCTATTTCAAAAGGTTGTAGAGTATGGAGTAATAAAAATCAGGAGATGGGTTATATAAAAGAGATAAAAGAAAATGAAGATAGGGAAGAAATTGCAGTTATTGAACTTGACAATGGAGAAAAAGTTGAGGAATTAAAAGAAGATTTAAGCAGAGAAGAAGATGATTACTTTCCTATGTGGGGGACAATGTGGCAGTTTTCCGATTCTTGTGATAATTGGTGGCTTGAAAATCATCTTAATGAAATGGCCGATTGTGGCTTTAGGATTTATGAATCAGATGAATTTGGCTACTTCTTCGGAATAGATGGTGCCGGATATGATTTTTATGAAGCACACTGGATTCCTTTATACAATAAGCGTGGTTTACAATGGCATACAACCGTATAAATACGAAAAGAAAGGCGGTACATATATGAAAGAATGGAACGGGAAACCCGTTAAGAAGTGGAATAGCGCTATGGACCAGAACGGGAACAAGGTTGGCAAAATTTTCTATGAGGACGGCACAACGGAGATTGTCAGAGGTGGAAACGCTGCACAGTTACCATGGACAAGTGATAAAAACTATAAGTCACTGTCTGGACTATATGGGAGCAAATAGGGAGGATAGTATTATGTATGGAATGAAAGAGATAGGGAAATACAATGTTGATTATGAAGGCTTGTCTTATGATGGAAAAATTCCTTATCAAATGGTTATCATTGCTGAGTTTGATGGAGATAAGGAACTATCAAGGAAAAGGTTTTATTTTAGAGATAATATTGGATTAAATAGATTTTATATTATGCCACCATTAGGAACGGAAGAACAGATTGAGGATATTTTACAATATCCTGATAATTCAAAGATCAGAGTATATAATCAGATGGTCATTGAAAGAGAATGAAAGGTAGATTTCCAGAGGAGTAAAAAAATGGTCTATCAATGGGAATTAGATAAAATTAAAGAATGGAGCACGGAAACAATCAAAAATTATATATGGTCGGCTGTCAGTGTTGGTCAGCCTGTGCCGGGATGTATATCTGTAGAGGCATTAAGGCAGGAACTTGTAAGCAGAGGGGAAAAACCGAAGGGTTATCATAATACATAACAGAATATCGAATAACTGAAGGAAGGTTTAGCAGCCTTCCTTTTATAATACGGAAAATTGGAGGATAAAATTATGTTAAATATAGCAAAGTTTCAGAACAATTTCAAAGTGACTATTCAAGGCGGAATCAAAATGGTTAACGAGTGGACTAAAGAAGGAGAGGGGAAATTTTGTCAGTACTCCGGTATGGAATATTATAATGGGAACTTTGATGTAGATATTCATGCTATTAATAGAATTGGTGAGCTGTTACTTGCATATATCAATAAATGCAATTATTCAGACTTCAAAGAATCCGATTTATCTATTATAGATAATAGAGTTTCTTGGAGCCAAATAGAAGACGCCGATTGTAATATTTTGGATACAACGGAGGAACAAGAGCGGGAAGAAAAGTGTTACATATGCGATTATACCGTATTCGTATCCATCAACGGTATTGAACTAGAAGAATACGATTTAAGAGAAATGCTACCAAAGGCAAATTAAACCCGAAGAAATTGTGATTTTTTGTGAACAGTTAGAAGGCATTACGGAGAATACATACCGTAGTGCCTTTTATAGTGTCCATAATCGGCAAAATCATAGGAGGGTAAGGAATATGTTAAAGGAGATTAAAACAAGCTGCTATGAGCCGTTATATACGCTCACAGAAGCGGAAAAGATTATTGATTTGCAGAGGTCCAGGAGAAGTAAGAATCAAAAACGAGTAAGTATTTGCTTTTTCAAACAAAGAGCATGTGGTGCTCTAATGATTGTTTTTGGTTGTGTGGTTGCAGTTATTGACAACACGGCGGGAATGGCTGCTATTGTCTGCATTGCGATAGGTATTGGGCTTGTTATCACTCGCCAGATTGTAATGATGTTTAGGAGGTAACGAGACTATGATTACGGAAATTATTATCACCGGAGTTTGAGGAATATCTGAAGGATAAGAAATGCATACAGTAATTATTATAATCAAATGGAGAGATAACACCATGGATAAGTATTATAGAGCCAGAGTTAGAGCAAGATGGGGTATTGATGAAGTAATGCTATGCGGATATACGTTCCAAGAAGCAATTAAGAGGTTTTCTAAAGACTGTATTGAATCGGATGATACAGGGTACTTTTTTGATTTGGGGAATGCTGATATAAGCAGTATGGAAGATAACGAACATATTTACTATGTGGATGATTTGCGTGGAAAATATGCGATAGAGATTGAGTCATTTGAGGTGAACTAACAAAAAGCAATTTCATTTGAAGGATGGAGGCAAATATTATGACGATGCAAGAATGTATTTTGACAAAACTTTTAGATTGTGGTAGTGCTGATTTATCACTTCTTGAAGACATAAATTATGATTTAGATGAAATTCTGGACGGTCTTATGAAAAATGGAGATTTGAGCATAAATAGTCTGTTTAGGGAAGTGTTCAGAACTGGGGCAATGGAATTAAAAGAAGAATTTGAATTGCAGAAAGATTATATAGAAGAGAGGATAAAAGAGGAGCTAGAAGAAGTAAGGAAAGAATGCATTGAGTACGGATTGATGACAGAGGAACAAATTGAAGAAGATCAAGATTATATAAAACTTGTTACTGACTTGGAATTGTTACATAGTGATGAGTTAAATCCAGAAGAGGATATTGAATGTTACTGCAACTATATGGACACTCATGTTTTTCTGAAACATATTGATTTTTATAGAAAGTGGATGGAGTCAGAAGTTAATGATATCGAAGATAAAATGGGGTGGGAATTTAAAAACATAGCGTAAGAAATTCACATTTCAAGCCTATTTCATGGAGGAGATACATAATGGATATAAATAAATTCTGCGTTAATGATAAGACATGTGGAAGTTGTTGGGGAACTCTAGTTGCTTTTGACAAACTGGAAGAACTTATTTCTTATGAAAACTGCAAAATGGAATTTCAGCAAAGGTTGTATGAATGGAACGGCAAATTATATCTTTGGTTTAAAGATATGAGCAAAGATCCTGACGGGCTTACAGGTGATAATTATTTTATAGAAATATAAATATAAAGTAGGGAAGTTTCATAGTGGGAAGACTTATGTGGCTATGATGGGACTAATAAGCGTTGGATGCATCAAAGTTTAGTGAAAAACAGGAGCAAAATATGAGTTATTACAAGAATTGGAAGTGTTATAGTTATGGTCTTTGGGGTAGTACACAAGAATTTGAATATCAGACTCTTAAAGAATATTTTGATATTGACGGAAGTGATGTGGCTTTTTGTAAAAAAGATATTTTAGAATATAAAGCCAATAATTATTATCAAATAGAAGCAGGTGGGAAGCTTAATGGAAAAGCGTATGGGTTTGTAATTATGCTTAAATAAAGAACAAAGGGAGTTAGAAGATTATGAAAACAGTTAGATGTTATAGAAAATATGGAGAATTAAAAAAAGAAATATCCTCTGGTCACTATGATATATCTATGGATTCTGTGGGACAGTTAATAAATTATCCACTTGGATATAGCACAGACATTACGATAAGGGATTATGACGGAACTATGTGCATTGATTATGATGTATACAAAAACGATGAACATGGAAAGGTTCTCGAATACCTTGACGGTGGGAAGGTTTGTGATGTTTCCCAAATGCCTTTTACAGATAAAGGATTTTGGAGATTAATTAAAAGGAATATAAAAGATCATTTAAAACTACATAGAATATTGTTCCAATAACTTATCAATTAAATAGTGAAAGGGGTTACATAGTGGCACGGGTAAAATATATGAACAAAGAACAGAAGAAGCAATACAATCTTTCACAGTATCCTAATTTTTCTGTGACTGGAAGTATTTATGGAATGAAGAAACTGTATTGCGGTATGGACGCACTTTTAGTAAGAAGTGGTTCATGGATTTATCGTGTGCCGGAGAGCGTTTATAATGTAGCACATTGAATGGAGGAAATAACATGACAGATTGGACATTAGAAATGATTGAGGAAGTAGAAAAACTTAATGTTAATACACCATACGGACAGATTATTGATGCAGACACTATTTTAGTAGATGCATTACAAACAAATGATTTTGAGCTTTCAGGTATCGCTCAAGATATATTCAATATTTACAAAGAAAGTCAAGATAAGCCATCTGTAAAGAAAATATTTTATGAATTTGTGGGAGTGGAATTTGACGAATATCTTATGAAATGTCAAAAGGAAATAAGCAGATGAATCAATGATTTGATGGGAGAATATAAGGTTATAAAATTTTTGGAGGATGGATTATGTTTATAGAACTGTATTGCAAAAAGGCATTTGAAGATTTGCTGGGACATTTCGTAGTTGGAGATATTTATAGTGGCAACCTTGATATTAGAGATGAATCCATGTTCAAGTTTCACCTCAATTGGATATTGAGACATGTAAATAACGGAGATTTTAAAATTGTTGCTCCTTGGAAATATACAAAAGCACATATTAATCAAGATTTAATAAATAACAGATATGTAGTTCCTTTGATTGAATATTGTGAAGCATTTTATAACAAATGAAATGTACCATTCAGGGTATAGGAAGCGAGGGAAGAATTATGAGTAAGGAAGAAAAAATTGAATTAAGTTTCACTGATGATATTGGATATACAGCATTTTCAGTATATAGAACGTGGTATGAAAAACAACATTTAACAAATGCGGAAAAGTTATATCACTTGGCATGTGCTGATGATGAAAGTGATTTAATAGATTGTACAGGAAAATACTACGAATGATGTCTTTCATCATTTTATTAAATAAGGAGACGGTTAAAGAACGGAGAGATGCAATATGAATGAATTTCATTTAGAATTGGAATTTAATACCGACACAGATAATGTTGGTTTCCTATCAATATCACAAGTTGGATTAAAGAAAGGTAAGAAATATAGAGAGAAACAAAAGTCTTATTACACAGAAAATTTGAACAAACAATTTATTGTTGATTCGGTAGAAAACTTTGTGAATGAGAAGTTGTCGTAATAGGAAATGCACGTTTACAGAGTGGAGGTGCATAAATGAGAAGTCCAATGAGCAGCAACTTGGTATGTTTAATAGAACAAGCCATTGATGATTGTTACTTCAAAGGTGAGGGACGTGTTAATGATGAGAAAGGGTTATCTATTTATGCTGAGTGGACAGATAGTAAAAATGAAGGATATTCAGTCATGTTAATTACCATAAAGGAAAATGGCATTGTGAGATTTTCATATTGTGATTATGGAACACAATGTGCTAATTGAGAGTAAGGGTTTTAGAAAGGAAGCGACGGAATATGAAAGATTATTTGATTATTTTGAATATGGGAAAAGACTATAAACTCCCTTTACATTTAAAATCCCATAACCACGCGGAGGCTCTCTTGAAGGCAAGTGAGTTTTGTGTAACTGAGGGATACTACCCAATGGGTATAGATGTAATCTTATTGCACAGCAATATAGGTATTATAGAAATTTAGCAATGATGGTGGTGGCAATCAGAGAATATATATCTGGTTGCTTTTATTTTTGCTCAGAAAGGGAGTTAGTATGATGACATATATTTACTGTGCAATAATTGAATTGGAAAACAAGAGTATATAGAGAAAAGAGAGGTGGAACCTATAATGAAATTTTATCATGAATCAGTTGGTGAATGCGTAAACCAGGTTTATGAAATAAATGCAGACACCTGGGAAGATGCCAAAAAGAAGGCTTTCAATGATATGGCCGTTGGGGACTATATTGCAATGTGTGATGAAAATGCGGTAAAAGAATGCGATAACTGGAGAGATTATCATTACATAGATGAGGAAATGTGCGAGAAATATGCGCGATTAGGGAAGGGATGCTGGGCAACTTATTTGAATTCTGATATTGAATACTGGGAAGAACGTGTTTATTCATTTTCAGATGCTCCAGACACATATTTAGATAGTAACGGTGACGTGTTTGACGATTGGAAACACGTTTAAAATATACTTTTCGAGCGAAGAAGGAGAGAAATATGTACAAAGTAAAATATACAGACAGTACGGGAAACAACGATAGTATTCAAGATTATTTAACTAAGAAAGAAGCTATAGAAGCGATTGATTACGAGTTAGATGAAGTGAAGGAATATTTTAAAGGGAGAAACTACGACTATGGAGAATCGGGGAATAAAACAGAAATATGGGATAAAGATGGAAGTGAGTATGCTTGTTGGGAAATAATTCAAAAATAGAAAAAAATATTGAAAGTTAATCTATAGAGAAGAAATCTGGCACTGGTTTGAGGAAGCATTTAATGTGAGTGTTGCAGAGGATTTAATGGGCATGTAAACGGAGAATTACATAGTATCAAGAAAAGATGGAGGAAACAAAATGAGCTATAAAAATCTTAAGCCAGAAGAGGTAATAGAACGGATTCAGGATTTACAGGACTATTTGATGGGAAAACGACAAGAACCAAAATTCCCTTGTTCTGAAATTCTCGGAGCATTAGAATATGCAAAAGAAACCGTAAGTGTTTTGAAGAGAGCATGAAATACATGTTTGCTGGGAAGGTGAGGATAAAATTATGGATAGAAAGTATGATATGAGAATTTGCAAATGTGGGAGAATCCATATGGTTCCGAATGAGAAGATTGAAAAAACATTGGAAGATGATAAAAATCTTCTTCTTGTCTGTGCTGGGTGCGGAGCTGCTACACTAATAGGGGCAGATATACAGCCAGATTGGGTCGAACCAGATAAGGATTGCTATATGATGTATGCTAGTGACTTTTCAAGTTATCAGAATACAAGCATTAATGCTTCGGATTTTAACAAGACAGAAGATTCAAAAGGGATTGAGGAAATCTATTACAGTCACGGTCAGAAAGTTCCTATGATGACGGGACAGTATGCAACTGATTATTTTAATGGGAGATTTTCTGATAGGTGGTATCCAGACTTTTACAAAATTCAGAGAAAGGATATAACAGTTAAAGAAATAATGAAGTTTATTGACGAATATAAGCATGATAGAACTACTGTAAATATGGACTGGTTTATCAAACAGACGCCAGAGGACATGTTGTTTGAGATTTCCTGTTATATGATTGATGGGTTTGACTGGAGTGGCACAAAATTTGAAAACGGATGGAATAGTAAACAAAAGGAGAGTTGAGTATATGTTATCTTTGAAGCAGTCAAATATTATCAAAGAACAGTTACGACAGGAGAACGCTCATGAATTTGTTGAAAACCTAATTATGAGCTATGCGACGGATACAAACAGAATCGGAGAGCTGCTTGCCTTGATTCCTCGAATTGCGGATCGGCAACTTCAGATTAAACAGAAACAGGTTTTAGAATATGTCTGGGCATTTAACTTGTTGCTGTCAGAGCGGGTCAGATATCCTATACCACAACGGAAATCAAAGAGTAAGCATAAAGATGATGCATATTTTCCAACGTTACTATATGGTTGCAAGGCGCACTTTCCATCCGGTAATTGTGATGGAGGTAGTTTGGCCGAAAGGGAGTTCTTTTCCGAATTTATTGAAATGCTAAAAATAGAGCTGGAATTTGATTATGAGGACAAGGACGATTGGGGATGGATTTGTAACACGGCAGATTGTAGAGAATGGATGTTGGAAGTGATTAAGCAGCATATAGACGCCGATTTTGTGGAACCAGAAGTGAGAATAAGAACTTATAGGGAAAGGGGTAGATAGTATGCCAATGTTTGAATTTTGGCTAGGAACAGAAGATACAGACAGATTGTTCTCCGTTAAGGTAGCGCAAGGCAAAAATAATTTGACAGATAATGATTTTGCGCGGGAGTTATTGGAAAAGGAATTACATAGGCTACATCCTGCCGTAGTGATATTTAATGAAAATGGAGAGGAAATAAAATAAAACACAGGAAACACAAGTTTACTGTGAGATTGGAGAATGAGGATGAAGGAACCAGTAACTTTAATAAACAGCGGAATCAAGTTAGAGAAGGGGAAACGATATAAAGCAGAAGTTAGCTTTCTCGTATTGGAAGATATGGACGCTAACTTGATATATGAAGTTATTGCTCAGGCTATCGTCAGATCCGGCGGTGGAAGAACAATAGTAAAAGATTTTATTGAAATAAACTCAGATGAAACATAGGTTTCTGAGTAGTGAAGTATGCAGCTTACAATAATTGTAGGCTGTTTTAAATTGAGGAAAAGGGCAGGGATATGAAAAATAAACTAGAATTCTTAAAACAAGATCGGAAGGTCAATGATACATTTATAAACAAGCTTGAACTTGTGGGGTTTGATGTCAATTATGGCTCTTTTGGTTATTGGAGTCATGAGCCATATATTAAAATTGGAAGAGATATAGTGTGGCTTGTATCAACGGAATGCGATAACAATAATACTTACTGCACTTACCGCTATCAGAACGAGGTGATCAAAGATATTTATAGAGTAGTTAAGGAGCAGAAAAAACTTGCAGAAGATAGTGATCAGATGGTCAATGAGTTCTTTGAAAAATTAAGTAAGTAGCATGTCGTTTAACTTCGCTGGCGATACATAAAAAGAAGAGAGGATGAGAAATATGTTATTCTTTAAGAAAAAGAAGAAGTATTTAAGAGAAAATACCAGCGAAATTACTATGGCGGTTAAGAATTTGGTTTCAGAAAAAACATTTGTAGAGACGCTTAATGAATGGCTGGAATTTCATCACATTGAAATAGCCGATTCGACGTATTATGGATATAAGATGATGTGTCCATTGTTAAGAGAATATTTTGCTAATTACAAGATTTCCAGTGTGGATACATTCGCGATTAACAAATTCATCCTTAAGAAGAAGCGAGAGGGAATGACGAATTGTGCGATATATAACTACTGTAGAATACTCGCATTATGTTTTGATTATGCGTTTGTTAATGGTTATGTATCGAAGAATCCGGTAAGAGATGCTTGTGTTCCGAAAGTGCCAAAACACACAGAGGTATATCCGTTTTCCTTTTCAGAAGTAATGAAGCTCCTGGAGCAGGATTACCTTCAATGGGTTAAAGATGGAATCATGATAGCATTTCATACTGGAATGCGTATGGGAGAAATCTACGCCCTAAAATGGACAGATATTGACTTTGAACAGAAGTTTATTATGGTCCAGAGAGCGCAATCGAGAGCCGGATCAAAAGTGGTGATTAAAAGCACAAAGACAGCTTATGGTGTAAGACGGATTGATATTGATAGGTTTCTAGTGGAGTATCTGAAAAAGATGAAGGAACAAAGCACATCAGATTATGTGTTTGCTCCGAATGAAGAAGCGAAGTACCCATTTAGAGTACCTTGGAATTTGTCAGGGCATATCAGGAAAATGTGTATGATTGCCGGGATTCCACCAAGGAACTTTCATGCATTAAGGCATACACACGCCACAATCTTGCTGGCCCATGGGGTTCACCCAAAGATCGTGCAGGAACGACTAGGACACAGCGACATAAGGATAACGATAATGACTTATAGTCATGTGCTGCCAACAATACAGCGAGAGGCTGTTAAAGTGTTTGAGCGGATCTGTGGTCAGTACTCCAATGATGACAGAGATGCGGTTGCTGTATTTGATAATCTAATTGAGTTGTCCCAGTATGGGTGCTATTATGTCGATGATATTTTACCTATCGAGGTTATATCATAAAACAAAAGAGGAGAACGTAGAGATGATTAAAGAGATTTATCAAGGAGATTTTCGACCCGCCGATAATCTGGGAATGACAGAGGAATATCAAGAGAAACGTCAGGTGGCTTATAAGCTAGGCAAGCAATTTATGGATAGGCTTGAACCAGCTGATAAGGACGAACTTTCAAAGATATTGGAAGCGCATATGGAAGTATTGGTAGCTGGGATGGAGGAGGGCTATATCTATGGCTTCAGTGATGGGATTAAGCTCATTATGGAAGCTATCAAGGGTAAGAAATAGTTTGTGGACTATAATAAATTTAAATGTAAATGAAAACAGTATTTGTGGGAAGGATGGTACAAAATATGGAACTGATTGCTTCAATTATTTTAATATGTGTTGTCATAAAAGCTCCAAGTCATAGAGCACACAATCGGCTGTGTCCACCAGGGAAGAGGTTGGATTACACTCAGATGGGCGTTGATCGGTCGAATGGTATGTCACAGAGAGATATTGATATTAAGACAAATAACGGAGGGTACGATGTCCCTAATGATATTCATACGACTCCGGCGAGAAAGAGGTAGATTACGATAGAGGCCACCGGATGAAAATCTGGTGGCTTTTATAATTGAAAAATTGTATAATAGGAGAGTGAAACGTCATGAACAATAATATTTATAATGTCATTACTGCTTTTGATTGTAATGGTAGCAAGATGTTGATTGTCCAAATGAACAGAGCTACGTGCATTATGTCAGATGCGGAGTACAATCGGATTATTATTGCTGAGCGGAAATACAAACAGTGGCTGCGTAGGAATGGGGCGTGAAAAGTGAGGAGTAAATCATATGAACTATCCGGTTATTTGTAATATGCGGTAAGGAATATACTGAGAGACCAGCATTGTCAAGGAAAGATGATAAGACAGAAATTTGTCCTATGTGTAGTAGTAAAGAAGCTATGGAAGCGGCTGAAAAACCTATTCTCCAGAATTTTGGGCTGACCGATTACACTCGAATCCAAAAAGTTTTTACTGGTGTGGTTCAACATCTAATTCGGTATTCGAAAGAAATTTAGAATCTGAAAGCTTAGAAGATGCTAAAGCTGAACTGGAAAAGATTTTACTAGAATCTTCAATAAAAGCATTGGAACAGGCAGATGATGATTATCGTAAGCACAAAGAATACTTAGATATTTATCTGATTCGAGCGCTGCTATTGAAGATATAAGAGCTAGAAGCTTTGGAAGACGATGACATTTATGGATATCATCTGGGAAGACGTGAAGTGGCTGAAATGTGGCTAAGGGCTGTATATTAAGTCCTTACGATGAATTTATAAGAACAAAACTATTAGTAGAGAGGAATGGAAATGAAAATTCCTAAATATATAAAAGAACATATTGAAACAAATAATAAATTATTATCACAAGCGGATAAACATTCACAGATTGTATTGGAGTGGTATCACAGGCGGCTAGAACAATTAAATGCTGATGATTCTGAAATACCGGATGAAGATTTTTCTGAGATAAAAAACAATTGGTTGAATAATGGGGAAATTGATATATCAGCTATCGAAACCAACTTAAAGATGTTGGAAGAGGAAATACCAAAATAGTGAGGAGGATATTAAAATGAATTATGGTGATGTCTATTTTGCTGATTTGCGCTCTGTGATAGGGAGTGAGCAAGGTGGTGTAAAACCAGTGTTAATAATTAGGGATAATAGTTTAGACAATCAAACTGTTATAGCTGTTCCCATATGTTATGTAGACAGAGGGGAAACGGAAGTATCTATTAGTATGAAAACTAATAAATTAGAGCATCTTTCGAATTTATATATAAATTTGGAGCAGATTAGATGTTTAGATAAGAAAAGGATAAAAGAAAAAATAGGTACATTGCCTTTGGAAATACTGTACAATGTAAAAAGTAGTTTATTGAAAATGATAGAAAGTGTTCAGCCTGAGTAAAATTATGTGTACAGAATAAAGAATTATTTCATGGGAGGAATATAGAAGCATATGGAAAAAATTGCGATGGGACACTTAAACAATAAGGTTTTATATTATTATATTCACATTAACAAAGAGAACCCCCAAAATGTTAATATCTATATGGCACAACCTGGAGAATCGTTAGACTACAATGAAGAACCACTCACAGAAAATGTGGAACCGGAACATGTAGCAGAAATTATAAGTACTGTAGATGCAGATATGCGCGGAGACAATCAAGAACAATGCGTTTTTGTTAAAGTGTATGACACAAAGAAAAAGAAGTTTGTTCAGATATTAAAATAGCAGGAAATGATTGATGTGCGAGATGTGATACACCAGTGCAAGGACATACATATAAGACCAAAAAAGATTGAATTATTAGATTAATAGGAAAAGAGTGAGTATATATTGATAAAGAATTGCAAAACGTGTAGATGGGCAGGATGTAAGAACTATGGCAAAAATATGGGGTCTTGTGAGCGCTACATTCCATCCTTGGAAGAAGAAAAAAGAGAAAAAGACATTAGATTATCACTTATATCTGAAGTGATTAATGAAAGTGATATACCAGAAGAAATACGTTGAAATAATAGATTCAAGGGAGATAAAATAAAATGAATAACAATATGAAATGGTGTGTATGTAAATTTTATTATTCTACAAAGAATACAATTACAGAATGCGAATCGAAAGAAGAAGCAATGAGGTTTGCCAATGATGGAAAGCAAAAAGCAATGGATGATGAATCGGTAGTAAGATATTTTGTTGCATTATTGAATAAGACAGAAGACGGATATGAAAGAGATCCCAAACATCCTAGCGCTTTGAACTTTTATGAGATGATAGATGTTTTAAAAGAGAAGTAGCATGAAATTTGAGTTTACAGGGAGGAAATTTTAGATGATTAAGGAGTTTGTGAATTACATTAGTTCAAAAGAAGCATCAGATGATACTATAAAAGATTATCAGTTAGCATTGAATAAAATTGAAAGTGACTGTAATCAGGATCTAAATAACATTTCGCAGGATACTTTAAAAGAATACATCCACAGAATGAAAAGTGCTGGTCTGACTCTGACAACTGTAAAGCATAGATTTTATATACTATTGGCCTACTATAAATGGGCAGTTGCCAGTAAATATATTGATGTAAATCCTGTTGAAGGAATTATGAGTGAAGTTGATAAGTGGTATGCAATGGCATAAAATCTAAGTTTCTTCAAATATGATGATTGGAGGATTATGAACGAGAATATATTTAATAAGCCAGAAAAACCATTTTTATTATTGGCAGAAGATAGTGAACATTCTATCAGCTATCATTGGCTGGAGTCAGAGGAAGAATTACAAGAAGTAGCATTAGAATTAAAAGATGGGGGATGTAGAATTATTGAGGCTATTGAAATCGGCAGTTGTCGGAATGTAGAAATTAAACCAGACTATCTGGTGGATGATTTTATTGAGGAAATAAACTCAGCTTATGATAAAGCCAATGAATTAAAGTTTGATAGTGTTATTTTGTCAATAGACACTGATGCAGAAGAAACATATCATATTAATGATACTCCAGATGGATTCCAGTGTGATGAATTTGATTACTATTTTGACGATTTGGATTCTATTGCAGAGGCTTTGTTCGTTGAAAGAATGGTAGGAAAACCTGTAGAAATAAGGATTGAATAACAGGATAAAATTAGATATTCGTTAGGAGGTAATTGGCATGGCAAAGAAAGGGTATAGCAGACCAGGATTCTTTGGGGGAATTAATCACTATGATGAAAATGGACATAAGGTTGGACATAGCACCCCTGGCTTATTCGGCGGAATGAATCATTATGACGAAAATGGAAATAAGACAGGATATAGTCATAGTGGTTTCCTGGGTGGCACAAATCATTATGATTCAGATGGTCATAAGACAGGACATAGTACTCCTGGAGTGTTTGGTGGAATAAACCATTACGATGAGAACGGTAAAAAGAAAGGTGAGAGCCTGAATGGATTTTTCGGAGGCTGGAACCATTATGATAAGTAATTAATAGAGGACTGGATTATCAAATCTTCTGTTGTTATAAAAACATACGTAGGAATCCTTTTTGGATACCTACGTTTTTTAGTGCAAAAAAAATAAAAAAGGAGAATGTAATTATGAGTGCAGCACAGACGATTAAGATTGATTCAAGGAGAGAGGAGCAATTTAATGACATTGTAGCTAACATCAAGCCGTTTGGTACGGTAGGAAAAGGAAAAACCCAGCGAACCATCATTGGCAGCGCTGTGGTTCCATTATCGTTATGTTATGTGGATGAGCGGTATCAGGGAATGAGAGAACATAAGAAAATACAAAAACTTGAAAAGAATTGGGATATTCGTAAACTGACGCCCATTGTTCTTGTACCTCATTACGAAGAATATAGATTTGCACTTGCTGATGGGCAAGGTAGGTGGATAGTCGCTCCCAGAATGGGCTTAGATAGACTTAATGCTATCATTTTAATGGATGTTCCAGAAGATCCGGAGGAGCGGTTGAAATTTGAGGCGGAGTATTTTATTGGACAGGACTCAGAAGTAGAGAATGTGAAGCCGATAGAAAAGCATTTAGCCAGGGTGATTATTGGTGACAAGGCAGCTACAACACTTGATGGATTACTTAAAAAGTATGATATCAAGTTTGTTAGCAAGAGGGGAAACAGAGAAGAATCTATTCTTGGAAGTTACACAGATACATATTCAATTGCACGGGTTCACGGTGAGAAGTGTTTGGACTTTATCTTTTCAGTCATTGCTAACGCTGGGTGGAATAAGGAAACTAATGGATATGCAACATATATTATGAGGGCCTTGAGGGAAGTATGGGTCGCCCACCCAAATAACAGAAAGGCAATTCATAAATATTTATCTAAGGAATTGCGGCAGCTTGATCCTGGGCTATTCAGCTCATGCGCTAGAACCGAATATCCCAAACGTGACCATCGGATGTCTTGCGTACTCTACATGGAAGATTTGGTATGTGATGGGTTAGGAATAGAGAAAAAGATATACATAGAGAACGATAAGAAGTGTAGTATTGTTAAATAATTGAAATTAGGAGGAATGTTTGATGAAAATTGTTAAAGGAGCTAAAAGGGCTGACATTTACTTGACTGCAAGAAAACTTATTGAAATGTTGGAGGATGGTGAGGTGGATTTTAATATTGATATCCAGAGAGGATATGTATGGAATGACAATGATAAAAAGTCGGCATTTATCCGCTCTTTAATTCTTGACCGTCATGTTCCTCCGCTCTATTTTAATAAGGTGGAAGATGTTTATGAGGGAGAAGATGGAAAACAAAGAACACTAACTCTTCAAAAATTCTTAGAAGACGAATTTGTATTAAGTGGCTTACCTGCCTTCGATGTTATAAATGATGCGGGTGAGCCTGAAGAAATCGACATCAATGAACTTACATACAGCCAGCTTCCGGAGTGTTTTCAGAATGCAATAAAAGAGTATAATTTCGCTATCTGTTTTACTGATGATGCAGACCAGGAAGAAGTGGCTGACACTTTCTATAATCTTAATAATGGACAGAGCTTGAATGCAGCCACTATGAATCGTGTAAAGGCGAAATCTAAAAATCAAATATTTAGATTGGGAAAACACGAAGTGTTCAAAGAGGCGCTAAGTGTGACAGCGCTGAATGGACATACTAATGAGGATATTGTTGGTAAGATACATGCGACTTTATATAGTGAGGAGCCTTCCATGGATAATAAATGGATTAGGCCATATATGCGTGAGACTGAAATCACATCTGCACAAGAAATGGAAATAACCAACGTGTTGGATAGAATTCATAATGTGCATGGACTTATTGAAGATGCTAAGATTGCTAAAAGAATATATGGTCGTACGCATATGGTTAGCATAGCACCTATGGTTTTGCGTTCAATTACTGAAAATAAGTCAGATGAAGAAGTTATGCAGTGGCTTATTGGGTTTTTCTCTGGAAGTAGGTCTGCAAGTATCTCTTCGGTGTATAACAACGCAGCTGGAGGTTCTGGCACAGGAAAGAAAGAAGCTGTCAAAAAGAGGCTGAGTGAGTTGGAAAAGAATTATAGAGAATATTTCAGAGAGAAAAAAGAGGAATTGCCTAAAGCAAGTTGACTTATTGGTGGTCGGTAGTGGTTAAACGCTGCCGACTGATTTCTTAATAGATGGAGGTAGAATTATGGCACAGGCGGCATCAGAAGATAATCACAAAGCAGAAATTATTAAACTACCTGTTGAATATCAAGAGGACGTTAATAGCGATAATAGAGATGAAGAGACTGAAGGTAAGAGTACTGAAATGGAATGTCTATATACAACAGAAGAAATACTGGCTGTATATAATGTATTTAAGAGTCGAGTTGAATCAGCTTCTTCGCTTGCAAAAGAACGTGCTGCTATGAGAAATTTGACAATGTTTGTCTGTACAATAAATATTGGTTTAAGAGGTGGGGATTTTTGTAAGCTTACATGGAAGCGGATATATGATGAAAATTGGAATATAAAACGAATGGAAAAATTTGCTCCAGAAAAGCAGACGCGAAGAACCAGCTTTGGAAGAATTATAAGAAGGAAGTATGTAAACCTTAAATATGATAGTGATTTTACAGAAGCAATAGATAATTGGTTACAATGGAATATCAATCACGGATATAAGCCGGTTCTTGATGATTTTATATTTAAAACACAGAAAAACAGACATATAGAAGAAAAGTCTTGGTATAAAATCATTGAGGAAACCAGAATTATAGCTGGAATTAAACAGAAAATTGGGACTCATGGCTTAAGGAAAACTTATGGACATAGATACTATTTAGCAGCACCTAATAAACAAGCAGCTCTTATTCAACTAATGAAGATTTTTGGACACTCAGATATGCGGATTACTTTAAACTACATTTGTATCTTGGATGAGGAAATATATGAAAACCAGGAACGTATGTGTATTTTTTCTAAAGAATCAAATTGTGAAGATTTTTTATGTCCTCAGGATGAAAACCTCATTGACGTTTTAGAGGTATAAAATCTATGAATTGTATGATAAAATAGAGGGAAGCCGTGGTTAGAGAGGAATTGAATTCAATGGAGAAATATATGAATAAGCCAGTTGAGTATAACTGGACCGAAGAAGATATAATTTCAGAATATAAGGCACTTGAAGATAAGAAGAAGGTAGCGAAAATATACTGCATAACGACAAAAAAGGTTAATGAGATTCTGAAATCAAGAGGGATGTGTGATTTACAGTGATGAAAGGTAACAAGTGCTGGATAGTCGAAAATGGGAATCGTATTCCCCAGGCATCGGTTATATGAGAGCGAAGAAGACGCACTGAAGGAATACGTAAATAAAAGAAGTGTATGACAAATGCTTATGGGCGACTGATCAGTGATATTGATTTCTTTGGAGGGGAGTTATGGTTACAAGAACGATAAATCAATTACATTTTGAAGATTTAGATCCTATTAGATTCGAAGAACTAATTTTGGCTATGGTTTATAGAATGAGAAGATGGGATAAGCTAGACCATTTTGGGAAGAAAGGCTCGGACGATGGAATTGATATAAGAGCAGTAGAGTTATTGGAAAATGGGAAAAGCAACACTTATTATTTTCAATGTAAGCGATATAAAAAAATAACCAAGGCAATAATAAAAAATATTGTTGATGATTATACTACGAAAAATAGTTATATGCCTCAATTTTACGTATTAGTGATTTCTTGCGCTTTAACCAAGGTACAAATTGAATATTTTGAATCTTATTGCAAGGAGTTAGGTTTTAATACAGTAACGATATGGACAAGCTCTGTGATTGAAGCAATGCTTTTTACAGAATATCATGATTTATTATTTGCGTATTTTGGAATAAATTTAGTATCAGAAAGAAAAGCATTGGTTGGAAGTATTAGAAGAAATGTTGCATTAAAAAAGCAAATGAAAAGAGATTTTCTTAAACAGTCAGGATGTCGTAATCGGGAAGAGCTAGATGAAAGGTTGAATAAGCCTTGGACAAAATTTAATCATTCAGAGGTGTTAATAAGGTCCATATACGATAAGGCTTATCCTAAAAATACATTGTCGGATAAGGAGTTTACGGGATATTATAAAGCGGAAGTATATAATTTCTATCATAATGGGTTGATGGTAAGAGCATACCCATATGTTAAAGATATAAAATATAAACAAGAAAAATTAGATAATGACGGTGAATTTGAAATAATCGATCTTACGGTAGACTTGTTAGGGTGCATTCCGTTTGACAATATTATCGAATACGATATAGAAGGAGACGAATATTACAATTATCCTCATCTTTTTTGTGATTTTGTAAATATATCAGATCCGTATGAGAAGATTGTTTATTTATGCGATGATGGATATATAATTGACGAAGATGAAGCTGTTCAAGAGTAGTTAAAAGTCTGATTTCATATGACGTTGGAGGTAAAATGGCAGAAAAAGAAGAAATAATAAATATTGCAGAGGGGTTATGGCAACAAGCATTAAATGCTAATTCATATTACTTAATTATAAAACAGTATAATAATTATTTTAAAGGCTATAAAGATGAGATATCAATATCATCTGCATTTTACTCAGTGGCATATCAAGCAATGCAAGATGCATTATTTATTGAGTTATCCAAGCTATATGATAAAACAACTGGGGTGATAAATCTTAGATATTTGCTCAAGTTATGTGAAGAGTATAAATGCCTTCCAGAATATCGGGAGTTTCCAGATGAAAATGGGATAATAGTTAATGCACCCTATATACATAAAATTAAAACAGACGAGGAATGGTACTTCAAAGAGTATATTGAACAAGAAAATAAGTTCCAAGAATTATTTGGAAGTTCTTATACAGATAAGATAAACAAGGAAATGCGTGCTTCGGAATACATTGATTTTTTAGTAAAGCAATATAATTCGATAAATACGATTACGGAAAAGCTGACAAGGCAAAGAAATAAAATTTATGCTCATAACGATAGAGAACTAAAATTCAATGTAAAAGAATGTCTGGAGAATAATCCATTACGTTTTTCTGACATACAGATACTAATTGATTATGCGTTTGACGTGACAAGATTTATAATTGGAGCTTTAACAGGCAGTGAAAAAGCAACGGCATATGCTAATATCGATGATTGGAAAGGTACATTGGATTATGTTAAGCTTGGTGTGAAATATAGGGATATAGAGATAAAAACGCAAACAGAAAGTTTTATAGAGGAATATTTTACCGAATAAAATTCGATTTTCATGGGAGGAACTTATTTGAATAAAAGTGATTTAGAAATCGGTGATGTGATAAAATTCCATGATTGGGGAAGTGGCGGTTTCCTGTTTGGTATCATTGTTGAACAGGATGACGATTTATATAATAGTAAATTAAATATCTGGAGGCCAAAGGGTATATATTATCTGCAAGCGCACGGAATTGATTGTATAACATTGATTAAAAATGAAGCGGATGTTAAAGCGTATGAATTATATGATTTTCGAGATTTAATAACATGTGCTGAAGATAAGGCCGTGTATTATAATTTGAGGTAAAAAATATGTCATACTGTTTGTATGATGGATCTATTAAAGACCATTGCAGAACGATGGACTAAGAACGGTTGAAATCCGGTTTTCGTTCCGATAGAGAGGTATTAATATGATTAAAATTATGAAAAAAAGCGAATTACAGGGTGCTGCTAAATTCGGTAATTGCGTAAGTTGTGGAAAAGGCACTGATGAGACTGAAATATATAAAATAGAGTTTGAGGATTTAGGAACCCAAAGCATTAGTATAGGTCTGTGTCTGGACTGCTTGGCAGAATTAGGGGATTTAGCAGTTAAAGAACAGATTAAGGAACGTGGATATGCCCATTTAACTTAATAAAAAAAGTATAGGAAATGTTGCTTTCAAGTGGAGGAAGAATAGATAGTGGAAAATCTTAGAGATAGACTGTCACAAGCTTTGGGGGATTATTTTCAGGATAAGTATGATTTTAATACTGATGCTGATGAGTTGGCAGATTACCTTATGGAAGTTATAGATGAGCTAAAAGAACTAAAAAGACCTGTTGGGAGTAAGGTGAGAATTAAAGCTGATTTAGTATCAGGTAAAAATTATGGTGGTACGTCTTTTGAGGAGGATATGCTTCAGTATATAGGGAAAGAAGCAACTATTACATATCATGAGCATGAAGAAGATTGTACTCCGGCGTATTTACTGGATATTGATGATTCGTTCTGGAGTTGGAATGAGGAAATGTTGGAAGATATTGATTGATAATAGAGTGGTGTAGATGGATAATATTAAAAGTAAAATACATTGGTGGCCTGATGATGTTCTTAGAACACATTGTGATGAAATAGCTGAATGGCAGCGAACCAGGATGTTGCCTATAGACTCTTTACTTCTTGCTCTTGCTGGTGAATATGATATGGATACAAGAGAGCTTGAGCATTTGATAGTTGCAGAGGCGGATCGGCGCGGTATGGTTATATAAATTGGATGGTGTTACTTGCGGAAGAAAGGTAATATAAAAACATGATTACAGGGGATAGAAATACAGGAATTTATTACCGTGACTTGATTTTGGAGCAGATAAAAACAGAATTAAAGCCGTCAGGAGATGAATTACAAAGAATGAAGGATAGACTTAATAAAGGTACCCCCGATGAGTTAGAACGGATATACGATGCCTTTGAGCGCTTTGGAGTGGTTGCTATACTGGAATGCATAAAATGATGAAATGCCGTTTTCATTTATATATAGGAAGGTGTAATCAATGAAAAAATCAGAATTAATAGAACAATTGAACTGTACAGATTGTAAAATCTCATCCCATAACAGAAGAGGGAAGAGAAAATTGTCCTGAAACAGGTGCAGACTTCTCAGATGATAGTATGAGGGCCGACAGAGTAGAGGATTTGTATGCAAAGGAAGAATGCAAAATCATAGTAATTTGCATATAGAAGATTAAACTGGAGAAATAAATGTCAGAATTTTTTATCCCAATACCACCATGGCTAAGAAATGGTAAAATAAAAGAAAATCATGAAGAATATATTTTTAAATGTAGAAATTGCGGGTTGAATTTTGTTGCTTATAGTCAATCTGATCAATGTCCTGTTTGTAATAGTGATAATGTAATGGAAAAGAAAGCTATAAATGATATGGTAAATATTAGATACAATTCAGAACAGAAAAAATAACTATTTGAGGAGGAATGAGGGTGTTTGAAATTATGAAAATGGGAGTCCACATACATGTCCTGTAGGTGTTTTCTACCTTGATAGATGCCTACAGGGTGTGAATAATATCAAGGAGGACTCCATTATGGGAAACGTGCAGAGAGGAAGAGAATATCGGAGGTATGTAAGGAATAAGACAATATTAAGAAAAAAGTGTATCAGTCATTTAATATACGGGTTTGATTGGTATAATCATGATGGAAAGTATGCAAAGGGCAAGATTCATTGTGGCTGTGGTCTGTGTAAATATGGCAGGAAGTATGGCTTGCCTACGATTAAAGATATGAGGGAAGAATCAAGAATAAAGTCATTGTTATATGGGGCCGATTGATGCATAATTCCGGAATACATGGCAAATATAATTATATTATCTTTTTTAGGGAGAGTTTATGAGGCCTATTTTAAAATCATATAGATTAACACATGATAATAAGGAATTATATGCTTATGTAGAAAAGCTGAAGGCACAAGGATGGCAATATAATATATCTGAGGGCGGTTGTATTTCACCAGATAGGTCAACAATTTTTGTGGATTTTCGTGATCCGTATTATGGCCAATTGATGTGCCGTTCTGGCGCGAAGCAGAATGAATATGAAAATATTGTAAATATGTTTATGGAATCAGGAGATTTTGTTGAGATAAAATAATTATGCGAGCATAAGAAATAGCTATTTAATAAAAAATGGTACTGTTAAAATGCAGCACCATTTTTTTTATGATTCTTTACTATTTTGTTATATTCAACTAATAGTTTGTTTACTCTAGGCTCATCGGAGGTAAAGATATCGTTGGGGGTACAGTCTAAGACGCGACAAATAGATTCCAGAGTATCAAATGATATACGGGTGGTGCTACCATCATATATGGCACAAGCAGCTGGATACCCAATCTGTACTAATTTAGCAAATTGATTCTTATTTAATTTTTTTTCAATCATTTTGTCTTTTACATTTAATTTCATATTGATCTCCAGAAGATTGCATTATTGTCTTGATAGTATATAGTCTACCATATAATCTAAAGGAAATAAATATATTCTTTACAATATATTCTTGACAATATAATGTTTGGGATATATAATATAAAACATAGTAGTTAATGTAGGGCTTACATAAGAGGAAGGGAGGTAAATACATGGATATTAGATTCGGTGATGTTGTTCAAGTTGATTTTGGCAAGACTACTGGGTCTGTTCAAGGCAGCGTACGACCGTGTGCAGTTATTCAGAATGATGTTGGAAACAAATATGGCCCTACTACAATAGTTATACCATTCACATCAGAGTTGAAGAAGGTAAATATGCCAGTGCATGACATTTTACATAAATCTGAAAATAATGGCTTAAAAAACGATTCGCTGATTTTAGGAGAACAGGTGAGAGTCATAGATAAATCCATGGTATTATATAAATTGGGTTCTCTTAGTGAAGATGAATGTAATAAAGTTATTGGAGTATATTTGAGAAATTTGCCAAAAAGGAGATTTGCAAATGGAACAGCATAGAAGAATGACAAAAAGAGAACTTATAAATATGATTGAAGAAGAATATGGAGAAGATACAAAATTTGATGTTCACACAATTAATTTTGATGCCGGGCAAAAAATATCTGATATAGATAAAGTGAGTAAAAAGAGGATTTGCTTAATTGCAAATGAGTCAAAGAGCATTATTTTTTCGGGAAATCAATACTTATCGCATGTTGACATCCATAGTGTCTTTCAGCCAAATATATATGATATTAAGCCTATGGGGGTGATGAAAACTATAATGTTACGGGAGTGAAGCATAAAGAGAACAGAACAAACGTTCTTTTTAAGGTTGACACGAACATATGTTTGGATTATAATAGCCATATAGCAAAAATATCTTCGAGTTAGCGAAGATACAAATAAAAAGACCCGTCCTCAAACGGTGCTGCAACACCTCGGACGAGTCTCTTATATAATTTTTTCTAAAATGGCAGAAGCCACGCTTTATTATTACATAGTAGTATTTGTATTGTCAAGTATTTTGTTTTATATCTAAGCGATTCTGCTATTGTTCCGCGACCCAAAATTAAATAGAGAATATATCTTGATAGGGCTATAGCCAAGAGGTTAAGGCATCGCACTTTGACTGCGAGACTCGTGCGTTCAAATCGCACTAGCCCCATTAACTTTTTGTACCCATTTTTAAAGAAAGGAATGATGAGACACGTATATTTTAACTAATGGTAAGGACTATATTATGGAAAATCCAATGAGGTGTGGCGATTATAGGTCATCGACATCTCCCAACCATGCAAAGCAGTTTACTTTTAAGCAGGCCAGAAATTTACTTCGGATAAACAAAAAAGGGTTGTCATGGATTCAATCGGGGCATTTTTACATGGTTGATATGGATAGTGGGGAAAAGGAAAGCCGTGTCCCTGAATACAGCAATGAGAGTATCTTTACAGACCAAAAGAGTATTGAGTTTGATAACTCTATATTGGATGAAGTAGGTTTAGAGGTTGGTGCAATTACTGGATTGGCTGCATGGGATATAACTCAGCTCAATGCATACAACGCAGCGTTAAAACAGGGACTATCATTTTACGATAGTGCACTATCCGATATTGATCATGCCAGGATGAACCGGAGGCCACCAGCTCATGTGATGACCAAGGTGGATAGGATCAGAAATGAACTCAAGGAAAAGCGGCGAGACATTAAACAGTCGATGGTATACATAGAGGTTCTGACACGGGCATTGAAAGAGCAATGGTCAATAGGCAAGACCAAAATGGAACTCTCAAAATCAAAATATTCCCCCTACAAAGGGAGAACTAAATATTATGACATGATGGAGCAGCTTTTACGAGGTTATTAATACATAAATTGAGGGAGCTTATTTCTTATGGACTTGACGAAGCAACAACAGTTATTTGCTGGTTTGACGCCACAACAACAAGATACAATTAATTTTTATCATGATAACAATATGGCGATGCTTAGAAAGATTTGTGACCCTATAATTTATCGCAAAGGTGTATCACTCATGGACTACGATGAACTGTATGATGTCGCGTCTGATACATTGCTGGAAAGTCTCGGAACCTATGATGAATCAAAGGGGAGTCAGTTTAGTACATATTTGAAAGGCAATATCAACCGTGCCTTCTATGATTGGACAAGAGATAATCGTAGATTTAAGCGCTGTAATTTAACAGAGGAAAGAGATGAAAACGGAAACCTTGCAAAAGACAAGAATGGAAAGCAAAAATATGTAGTTATTGCAGACATTTCTATTGATGCTCCGATTGGAGATGATAGTGAGTCAACGCTTGCTGATATGTTTCCATCAGGTTTTGATTTAGAAGCAGAGTTGGCTGAAGAAATTGGTATTTCGTCTGGAAGTAAGATGGAAAAATACCTTGAAAAGCTGTCCAAAAAGCAGAGGCAAGTTGTTGGTTATTTATCTGAAGGATATAAACCATCAGAGATAAAAGAATTGCTACATATTTCAGAGAAAGAATATTCGGATTGCATGATGGCAATCCGAGCTTATAAAAACATAAAAATATTGTTATAGATTATTGGGAGGATTTATACATGGTAGAACCTATTAGGGAGCACACTTATTCACTTTCTGCGTATTTAGACGCTACCAAGGAGGAAGATATTCGGGAAGACCAGGATGTCCAACGGCTATCGGGACAGTGGGATACAAGTATGATTAATGAGTTGGTCTATACGGTTCTTACCAGGGACTACATTCTTCCAATTATTATCGGAGAAGAGGATTTGGAAGGTGGGATGACTCAGTTATGGCTGGTAGATGGTGTACAGAGGACATCTAGTTTCATTTTATTCCGCTTTGGAAATCACAAAATCACCTCTTCAATATCGGAAGCTCACAAGACTGTAGACTATCAGGTAAGAGCTATAGATGAAGATGGGGAATTTATTAAGGATGAAGATGGGAATTTTGTATATGAAACTAGAACATGTAATTTAGTAGGAAAAACTTTTGATACACTTCCAAAGGAGCTTCAGAAGGAATTTGATAGATTTCAGATAAAGACAGTCATTCATCAGCATTGCACAATGGAGAAGATATCAGAATTAGTGCGTCGCTATAATAACCATAAGGCAATGAATGCTGCGCAAACAGCATTTACATATGTTGACAAATTTGCGAGACGGATTAGAAATATTACAGAGCATAAATTTTTTACAGAGTGTGATGGATTTTCTGAAAAGGAAAAGAGAAGTGGTGTATATGAACGTGTTGTATGCGAAACAACTATGACTATGTTTCATTTAGATGATTGGCAGAAGCAAAGTAAAAAGATGGGAATGTATTTAAATGAACATGCCACTGACAATGAGTTTGATATAGTGAATAGGACTTTGGATAAAGCATTTGATATGGGGCTTGCGTCATATGATCAGATTTTTACTGCAAAAGATGCGTTTATCTGGTTTGCATTATTTCAAAAATTCAACAATATTGAACCTAGTAGCGATAAATTCACAACATTTCTCGATGCCTTCGTAAATGAGTTACACAGTAAAGTAGTAGATGGTGTATCATTTGATGAAATTAATACCAACAGAGCCACTAAGGATAAGGCGGTAATCAAAAGAAAACTGGTATTACTTGAAAAGTTGATGAGGGATTTCTTACATATTGAAGAAGTAGCATCAGAACAGTTTATAGCTGAAAATGTTGGACTGAACATCGAATCAGTTAGAAATGATATGGACTTTTATAACCAGATGCTTGACGACCTGGAGGATAGAACAATTAAAGATGGCTCAAAACTTTTGAATCCGGATAACAGATTATCATTGCTGACGCTTGTGGCTTATACAATTGAAAATGATATTGATTTAGATGATTGGATGTTAGAGTATGCAAAGAATAATGATACATATTTTATGGATCAGAAAAAGAATTATTTACATATGAGACAGGAACTGGAGAAGTTTCTAAATAAGAAGGTGGTAGCTGCATGATTCATGATGATATTCGCTGCGAATGGTGTCGCAGTGGCTACTGTGAATGTTATGGTGATGCTGAAGAACAGGAACAGAGGGAGACAAATTGGCCGTGCATTGGCACAGAAGATGAGATGATTGCATGTGGACAGTTAGAACAGGAGGCATTGTAATGAAATTGTATATGGCAGTAACACCAGATAGATATGAGTTGCCTTTGGCTCCTCCTGATACCGCTAAAAATTTGGCTGAACTATTTGGTACTACTCCTAATAACATATGGGCACAGGTCAGCCATCAAAAATCAAGAGGAGAACGTAAAAGAGTTAATTATCACAATGATATTGGTGTACGATTTGTTTTGGTTGGAAATATTTGATTAGAATGGGCAATGTGGTAATAAAACAAATCTCCCCTTAAGGCTGAAATACCTAAAGGGGAAAAAATTAGTTATGATGGGCGATACGGAAATCCATTCGCTGAATATGGTGTACCCTGCCAAGTAAATGCGATATTTGGTTGCCAAGCAGGAGGAACAGCAGCGAGAGCTGCGGTAACAGCTGCATTACCAGCAGTCTCATAAAAATTTTTCTTCTCATCACTATCTCCATCGGAATAATTTGTATCATGATGAGGACTAGGATATAAGGGATATTCATACGATGCTACAATCGGACTGCCGGCTGGTGGGGTGATATAAAATCCACGATTTCCGGGGCCATGATGTTTTTTACCTCCACCATACTGTATTTCTTTTACTGAGTAACCTGCCGTAGTAGTTGTTATAATTGGCATATAATAACCTCCTTTTTATTTGATAGACAAATTATAACACCTTAAAATAGCAAGATACACAAACTGTCATATATAGCATCAATAATGGCATGGATGGTTAAACAACTAGCAATCAAGGAGAATAAGATGGCGAAAGTAAAGATCAATATAGAGCAAGGTATAATCTATGAGTGCCCGGCCTGTGGGAATAATGTTGAACTTGGACAGTATTATTGCCAGGACTGCGGTGAGCCGCTGGAGTGGGTGGAAGAGTAACTAATAACTGAACTTTAGTATAATTCAAAAATGGAGGCACTGCATATGGAAGAGTTAGAAAAAGCACTGGAGGGTATCGACTTAACTGAAGAGGAAAGACAGTTAATTGAATGGATATCAGGATGGGATCACTCTACTGTAACGCGATTTATTAAAATTATTAGAAAGTGTCGAAATCAGAAATGATGAAACAGAAATGGCCTGGTCGTATGGACCGGTGCCAGAAGAGTGATTGTAAAAAGTGTCATTGCTATTATTAAAACTTTGGAGGATAAAAAATGAAGTGTAATTATTGCAAAGTCGAGATGAGGCGCGCAGCATATACTGACAACACTATTTATTCCACATCAGAAATCTATGATGTTTCCGAAGGAACTGATGTTGGAAAACGAAGATATGTAGGGAAAATATATTATTGTCCCCATTGCGGCAACCTACAAGTGAATCTGTTAGATTAGGATTTGGAGGAATACATGAAAGCGAAAGAATTGGCAGAAAAGTTGTTGGAGAATCCAGAATTTGAGGTTAAGGCAATCCATTTATATCCGAGCATAGGTTGGGGATTGACCATGGAAAAATATAGTGTTAATGGTCTTGCTGACGTAGGATACAGTGATGGTGTGGCTGTTTTGGATTTAGAACGAGAAGAAGATTAGTAGCATTTAGGAAGGAGGAGACTAAAATGTTTATAGTAACTACAGAGATGGGAACAAGAGACGAGTGCTCAACAATTAACGAAGCCATAGAGGAAGCAAAAAGAATAGAGGCTAGTATACTACATCCGATAGCTTTTATTCATGAAGAAAATTAAGGTTTTAAGAAAAAAAGAGGTGAAGATATGCCAGACAATACACAGAGGATTGATGATTGTGAGTGCATCTATTGCCATCACGTTTTTGATGGTAAGCAGGCTTGCAACTCAAATATGGACGCTGGTGTCGTGGAGTGTCCAAAGTGTGGCAGGGAAATGGGCGTGAGTTTATCTATTGAGTATTTGTGTTATTCAGTAGATTAGGATATTCCGTAGAAAGCAGGTGAATTATGTACGGAAATGAAGGCGAAAAATGGGTAATGATAACCGAGTTATCTATAAATGGATTAATGATTAATGAGGTCGGTACAGAATTTGAGATTGCCCCATATTACTCTGTACCACATGGGTATACATCCATCAAGTATGAGGGCATACTGCTTTTCATCCCAGATGATATATTTAACGAGCATTTTGTAAAGCTGGAGAAATATAAACAATATTATCAACTGGGAGATGTTATTAAAATTAATGACAATGGAAATCTGAGTGAGTATATTATCGAGGATATAACCGGTGATGGGCATTATGTGACGTTACATCTTGAACATAATTAAAACTTGCTAATAAATGTCAAGCAATTTTTGAAAAAAATTGGATCGTAAAAAAGGGTAACTTTAATAAACACCACAGTAGGTGATAAAAAAGAAGTGTAGGTTATTTATAAAGCTCCATCACTCTTGCATAGTAAATTCTCAAAAACTTATTAACACCAGCCATTTTGGCTACAGTCTTGTGCTTACCTTCAGATTCTTTCTTGATGATGAACTGGTAAACAGGGTCATTCTCGGGCTTATGTACCTTGAGTGAGTGCATGACCTCATAGCAGGCTTTACGCAAGTAGGCTGAGCCACGTTTTGATATATGCCGATTGGTCCCTTCGAATTGCCCAGACTGATAAGGAGGTGCATCATTACCGGCGTAAGCATTAAGTGCTTTAGCACTGGTAAACCTCCGTACATCTCCAATCTCGGCAATCAGGATAGGGGCCAGGCGGTCTCCAACGCCATACATGGAACGGACAATGGAATACTCTGGCATTGTATAAGCGATAGACTGCATTTGTCGCAGTATCAAATCGGCTGAGGAGCTGGCTTGCTTTAACATTAACAGGCACTGAGATAACGCAAGAGAAGTGGTAACATCGGGGCTGCGGGTGATAATGCCATCAGAGGCGGCTTGATAAATCGCAAGAGCTTTCTTTTGAGAACCCCTACATCGGTGTTTTTGGGCAAAAGCGATGTAACTATTTACAAACCGTTTTTCACCCATCTGAGAGATTTTTTCATAGCTCTGGTATTTTTCTACGAAGTCGAAGAAAAGCGTGTTTTCCAGGTATCTGGATGAGATAGGAATGATATTTTGAATACCAGGCATGATATCATCTAACAGATTGGAGAGTTGGACTCTGGCTTTGACTTTCATAGAAACGCTTTGACTGTATTGTCTGGACAGAAATTTTAGGTCCTCATACTTTTGGTCGGTAGGGCTGTAAGGCCTTAACTGATATGACTTTTCTAACACAAAATGTGCAATGCGGACAGCATCCTTTTTATCAGTCTTTCCTTTTCTGATACTGTTGTCCATAAACTTTTTAACCAGGAATGGATTAATCACGAATACGGTGAATCCTGCTTCAAGCAGAGCTTTAAGAATGGGATAGTGGTAATGTCCAGTTGATTCCAAAGCGACTTTAGTCTCTTCTTGGTATGAATGAATTAAGGCTGTGAGTTGAGTAATATCGCTGATAGTATGTGAAAAGTCATGTGGCTTTGACAGAACAGTCCCATCAGAGCGAATAATTGCGACAGTGCTTTTGGATTTAGATACATCAATACCTACAGCTAACATACGGGGTTCCTCCTTTGTGAATTAGTATGATTGGGTCCAGCACTCAGTTATCAATTCATTTTCGTTAGTTACCCGGAAGCGAATCCCAACTTGCTTAATCGAATTAGTGATAATGAGTGATGGTTAACACTTTTAATTTCGGGAGCTATGTCCCACATTTAGGCCGTTAACCAATCAGACTCATCATAACAAAAAAAATAAGAATAGGGGTTCTTTCCCTACTCTTATATAGTACGACAATTTAGGAGGTGTATGTATGAATAATAGATATTTATACAAGGCAAAGAAGATATATAAAGAGGAGTGGGTTGAAGGGTTTTATGTATTATGCAGAGGGCATCATTACATTCTTCCAGTATATGATCTTGATCACGGATTCGATGAGCGATATTCAGAATGGTTTGAGATAGAGCCATCTACTCTATGCCAGTGTACCGGAATGTGCGGTGATAAAAGCAGTGCATATATTCTCGATGGCAAGGAACTTAATGCAGACGAACTTATTATGGAATTAGCGGAGCGTGGAAAAATATTCTTAAATTTTGATAGGGATATATCAAAATTTGGTGTAGAGGTAACTCTTTAAAATTACGAGATTTCCGGGAGAACCGGAGGAAGGAAAAGCGTATGGGAATTGATTTGAGTAGATTTAAGGTAATCCACGGAGACAAGGTATTAAATGCAGTGGCGCTTATGGAGATAAGGATGCCAGAAGGAACGTGGGAAGATAGAGAGACTATTATTACCTAAAACACTTGAAATTTTGGCTATTAATGAGGATGGGAACATTGTATCTATCATGGATGAGGCGTGGATGTTTCAGTTTCTTCCCATAGTCTCGAATTAGCATTTGGCTGCCGACTGCCAAGTGTCGGAGAAAGCAGGAAATATGATTATAACAGGAATGAAACATTTTGAAAGTGTATGCAAAAGAAAACTTGTAGATTGGTATAACTGTGATGTGGAGACAAAAGGCACACGCATTGATTTGGATGATGTTTATATTGTATGGGCTTGCAAGACTTTACAGAACTACAAGTGTTTAGCTTCAACTTCGGTTAGTGGAGACGGTATTTATGCTGAGTATACGTATAATGGGGACAAACAGGAATTATACGAAGATGTATACAAAAAATTGACGAATACTTGCCATAGAGAAGAATAGTTAAACTGAAATTTCGGAAACGAATCAACCCGTGATTTCAAGGGAGATTGGAGTTTGAAATATGTTTAAAGTTATTTATAAAAAAAGTAAAGAGCATTATCGAAGTCTATTAATAAAGGCATCCGAGATGGGAATACCTGAGGATTATATAAGACATGCTTTAGAAATAGAAATATACGGAGTAAAAGATGATAAACATGGATATCCTACATTTTTGATTAGAAGTGATAATCGGTGGATTTGGAAAAGTGCAAAACATTTTATTCCAGTAGAAGAGATATAGACGGATGAAACTCACATTTAGTCTGGTACTCTGTGAAGGGAGAAAAGAATGTTAGAGAAATTAATTGAATTATTGGGTGAAGACAATGTAAAGAAAATAGAGGATGGTATCACTGAGATTATCTTAGATCGAATTAGGGCAGATGAAGTATCCAATTAAAGAGCGTGTGGCACGTATCGGAAATAGTGTAGTGCCGGTTATGGCTCAGGCATTAATCGAAGCTAATTGCCAAGAACTAATAGATGCATAATTCAATCAAAAGAGATTGAAATACAATTTTTATCCGTTAACACGGAGAATATGTTATTGGAGGTGATAATCATAGGACTAAATATAGGTTATTTAACATCAGACACAGAAGATAATGAGCTTTATACACCAGCATTCGCTGTAGATCCGATTATAAAATATCTTCCAAAAGATAAAATAATGTGGCTACCATTTGATGATGAGTGGTCGATGTTTTACCAGAGATTGACTGAGGAGGGTTTTAAAGTAATTAGAAGTTCATTATCTGAAGGAAAGGACTTTTTTGAATATGAGCCGGATACCTGGGACTTCATTGTAAGTAATCCACCGTTCAGCATCAAAGATAAAGTGTTAGAACGTCTATATTCATTCAACAAACCTTTTGCGGTACTTCTTCCGCTAAACTCCCTTCAAGGTAAAACAAGATACAAATATTTTAGCCAGGGCATTCAGCTCCTCAGTTTTGATGCAAGAGTTTCTTATCATGACAGAGAACATATGGATAAGCCGGTTAAGGGGAGTCCATTCGCAACGGCATACTTTTGTAGAGATGTACTACCAAGGGATTTGATTGTGGAGAAGTTGATTACGTATGATAGACCTTTGATAGAGAATAATTAACTGGACAGGAAATTTTCATTTCATGCCTTTTCAACACGAGATATAGATGAAAATAGAGGAAATTAACAAGATATAGTATAAAAAAACAGGAGGTAATATGGCAGAAAGAGCATTAGCACATATTGAAAAGGTGGAATGGGTAAATCCAATCGAAGGAGCTGATAATATCGAACTTATTGGTATATTAGGTTGGGTTTGTGTTGCAAAAAAGGAGGAGTTTAGGCCGGGAGATATTGCTGTTTACATTGAGATTGATAGTAAATGTCCGGAAAATGATGAGCGATTTGCTTTTTTGGCAGCTAAACACTATAAAGTGAAAACTATGAAGTTAGGAAAATTCAAAGTAATCAGTCAGGGGCTTGCATTACCAATTACTTTATTCCCGGAGTTTGCTGGTAAGAAAATTGGCGATGATGTAACCAATGAACTGAAAATTACATACTCTTCTCAGGAAGATATTAAGAGAAAATCAAATGGAGTTGATCCGGAAGCCAAGTATAAAGCAATGGCTAACAGGAAGCCTAATTTGTTTAAGAAGCCATTAGTACGGAAGATAATGAGGTACAAATTTGGACGTAAGTTAATGTTTTTGCTTTTTGGCAGAAAGAAAGATAATCCGAAGAAATTTCCTGATTGGATTGTGAAGACTGATGAAACAAGAATTGAGAATGCTCCGTTTTATTTAAATAGTACAGATAAATGGGTTAAAACAGAGAAGTGTGATGGGACTAGCTGTACGTATGCTGTTGACAGATTAAAAAAAGGGAAAAATAAATTTGATTTTATTGTGTGTAGTAGAAATGTACGGCAAGCAGATAGAAACCAAGAAACTTATCACGACTCAAATATTTATTGGGAACTGGCAGATAAATATGGGATTGAAAAGATTCTTACTGATTTTGCAACAGAGAATAATTATAGCAGAGTGGTATTACAGGGAGAGGGAGTTGGTTCTGTTCAAGGAAATCCATATAAATTGAAGGAGAATGTACTATATGTATTTAATCTCATTATTGATGGAGTGAGGGCTGGAACTGTGGAAATGTCTAACTTTTGCAAGGCACATAATTTAACAAGTGTTCCAATTATTGATACTGAATGTGTATTGCCGAAGACTATGGAAGAAATGAAGCTTGAGGCTGATGGATATAGTGAGTTAAATCCAAAGGTAAAGAGAGAAGGATTTGTATATAGGAGTGTTGATGGACAACAGAGTTTTAAAAATGTTTCAAGAGAGTATTTGTTAAAACATAATGGTAAGGAGTAAACGAGATGTCAATACCAATTTTTACAATGATGGTAGGTTTACCTGGTAGTGGTAAATCTACCTACGCAGAAAAACTATCAAAAGAACGCAGCGCAATAATTTGTAGTTCTGATAAAGTTAGAGAAGATTTGTATGGAGACGAAAACTCGCAAAGCAACAATGATGAGGTTTTTAAATTATTACATAAAAGAATTAAAGAACTTCTTAAAGCAGGCGAAAGTGTTATTTATGATGCGACGAATATCAATTCCAAAAGACGTAGAGCATTTTTATCTGAATTGAGAAGTATTCCATGTAAAAAGATTTGCGTGATAATGGCAACTTCATTGAAGAAGTGTTGTAGACAGAATAATTCTAGGAGCAGGACAGTTCCATATGAAGTTATTGAGAGAATGTATAAGAACTGGAATACCCCGTATTGGTTTGAAGGATGGGATGAGATTAAAGTTGCTTCGGAATATAAATTACCAAACCTAATTTTTTGTTGGTTGACGGATTATATGGATTTTAATCAACAAAATCCAAATCATACTTTAACACTTGGGAAACACTCTATTGAAGTAGGGGATTACTTTCCAGAAAATAGTTTATTGCGAGATGCTGGATACCTTCATGACTGTGGAAAGCCGTTTACAAAATCTTTTAATAACTCAAAGGGAGAAGAAACAAATGTGGCGCATTATTATCAACATCATTGTGTAGGAGCTTATGATAGTTTGTTTTATGACTATTCAGAAGGCGTTGATAGATTAGACGGCTCTATTCTAATTAATTTGCACATGATGCCTTATTTTTGGGAGAAAGACAAAGAGTACGGGGAGAAGACAAGGTTGAAATATAAGAAGCTATGGGGTGAGGAACTATATAACAATGTGATGAAACTGCATGAGGCTGTGGAGTGGTGCCAACAGCATGGTTTGGAATTTGATGCTATTAACGAGAATCTACCGGAGACACTAGAGTGGCTTGGCGGAACTGAAAGTAGGAAAATTCACGCAGATGTCTTTATTGATGACAAGGCTGTTAATAAGCCAAAATATTGTGTGCCATATAAGGAGTGTACCATGTAATGGAGCAGCTGAATTACCTTAAACAAAAGATGATTCCTATTGTGAATCAATGTCTGAAGATACATGGCGGTGGAGAAAGCTATTTTGATGAATTAGACGGTCTGATTAAGAATGACATTGAGTTAATGGTTACATATCTTAAATATGCAGTAGAAAAAGAGAAGATTGAGAATGTGGTTGTATCTGGAGAAATTGGTCTTATATTATCTAAGCTAATCAGCAAAAAGATTATTCCCATGGATGTTAATTTAATATGTCTGAATGGAGGGCTGCGTAAGGGGGAGACTGTCTGAAAACTAGGATAGTCGAACGCTCTGCTGCCATAAGGCTGCCCCACCCTCAATGGGGTGTTTGATATAGAATCATTTGTACCTTGAAAACTGAATAAATCACGCAGAAAACAAGACTTTCGGTGCTGGACATAGTATAATAGAAACGAGTAAATATCGTATTCGAGGTGACAGATTATGCCATATATTCCTACGTTTGACCGTACACAGATGATGATGTGTTCCTGGGATTCTTTCGTGGATCCGGAGAGTATCGCGAGGCTGATTGATGCCTTTGTCAACAGTCTGGAGCTTACAAAATACGGAATAAAAGAAGTAGCGAGGGAAGGCCGCCCGGGTTATGACCCAAAAGGGATGTATAAACTGTATATCTATGGGAATCGAAAAGGAATTCGTTCTTCACGAAAACTGGCTGAAAGTTGTAAAGTCAATCTTGAGGTAAAATGGATGATGGGAGGAGCAGAGCCGGATTTCCGCACAATTTCTGATTTCAGAAAAGATAACATAGACAGTATGAAAGAGATTTTCCATGAATTCAACCGAAGGATCTCGAGTGCGGTGGATTGGGGATTTTGTTCGATCGATGGAAGTAAGTTTCAGGCAAACAATTCCAAGGACAATCATTTCACAAAAAATAAGCTGGATGACCGGATTAAGTGGCTAAATGCCCACACAGATGAGTATCTGCGTCTCCTAAAGGAAATAGATGAACAGGAAGAATTGGAAGAAATGCCGGAAAATCTCACCCGGGAAGTAATAGAGGGAAAACTGAAAGAAGCCCAGGAGCGTCTTGCCCGATATGAAGCTTATCAGAGATTAATGGAAGAAACAGGGGCGTCCCAGATGTCGCTGACGGATGCGGATGCGAGACTTATGAAAAATAAAAATGGGTTTGCGGTATCCTATAATCCCCAAACAGCAGTAGATTCAGAAACGCATTTGATACGGGATTTTAAAATGACGAATCAGGTAACGGATCATGGAATGCTGACCCCAACCATGGAGGGACTCCGGGAAGAAAACGGGAATCAGATCCTGGAAGTCGTAGCCGACAAGGGATATGAGAACGCAGAGGATATCATCCGTTGTTTGGAGAATGGGATCATCCCGCATGTAATAATGGAAGAAGGGAAAAGCGGGTATGAGTTAGAACTCATTTATGAAAAAGCAGAGGCAGATACCGCCAGCATAAAACGGGAAGAATTGAAGAAAAGTCTTCACGCGGGAAAGATACCGGAAGCGTATAAAGAAGTGATTTCAGATATGCGGGTAGAAGAAGTTCGCAGAAAGGTAAAGACGGAAGCGGAACAGGAAAAGAAAGTCAAATCCGTATATGGAACGACAGATGAGATGGTGGAGCGGGCGAAAGAGGGATATTTCGTCAGAGATCCGGAACGGAATCTGGTTTACTGCCCGGCGGGAGAGATTTTGAGGCAGAAATGTATCAAGAAAAACGGGAATATCCGGTATACGAATAAAAATGCCTGTAAACACTGCAAAAATAGAAACAAGTGTTATAAGGGAAAAAACGAATGGAAAGAAATCGATTTTACAAAGGATACGCTGGAGAAAGCTTGTAAAGAGTGGTTGGAAGCAGAGGGGAAGGAATATCAGCAAAGCGGGCAGGAAACAAAAGTCCGATATGAAAAAGTAAAGGTAGTAAAATTTACATTGAAGCCAAGTCAAGAAAAAATGTGCCAGAGGATGTGTTTGTCCGAGCATCCGTTTGGAACCATCAAACGAGCAATGGGAGCAGCCTATTTTCTCTTAATAGGGTTAAGGAAGGTGGCAGGGGAATTTGCACTCTTTTGCTTGGGATATAATATAGAAAGAGCAAAAAACCTCTTGGGCTTCGGAAGAATGATGGAGTTAATGGTAAGGGAAGCAGCTTCTTTTCTTTTAAAATGTGTGATTTATTCAGTTTTCAATGGCACAAAAAAAGAAAAGAGGCTGATTTTATGTGCAGAATGAGGTTTTCAGACGGTCTG